CCCCCCCCTAACCAGAAAAAAGAAGGAACCCCATGGCTATACACGCGATAATTTCCGAAGGTGGCAACGGTTTTTGTTCAATTGGCGGATTCGTTCGCAACGGTTCGGACCTTTTCAAAGTCACGAAACTAGGACACATTGAGACGCACCAATACCGCGCAAATTTCATGCGCGTAACTGTTGAAACGGCAGACGATGAAGATTGCGACGCGGATGACGAATCCACATGCTCGATTGAACTGATCGACGAAGACGCCGATAACGACGCCTAGTTGATTCCACCTTGGAGCCTCACGCGTGTGAGGCTTCACATGGAGTCAATCAGACACCCACGCGTCAAGGTGACGCGTGTTTACACCCAGATCGGATCTGGGAGAAAAAGAGACACAATGAAGATCACAGTGAAATACGCGCTCACACTTGCAGGCCGACGTGCCAGCCTACTCGCAGGCGGCAACGGCAAAACCGAACAACTGCTACACCTCGAAGCGACACCCGCTTTGATTGGGGAAGCAAACATTGCGTACGATGGGGTCCCATCAATTGACGTCACAAACGTCATAGGCTGGGCCTTCGACCCGAAAACCGGCGAGCTACAGCGGGAACGGTACTACTCGTCCGCGATCTGTGTAGAACTTGATGCACCTGCAACGACCTGGGACGAGATTGCGACGGCCAGAGATGCCGCCGTCGAAAAAGCTCGACAAAAGGAGGCGGCCCAAGTGCCGAAACGCCTGGCCGATGCTGCCGCGCGCGAGGCGGAACGCCTGGCGGACGAGCAGCGCCAAGCGCGAATTGCGTCTCGGCAAACGCAGACCGCAGAGTCGTTCGTGGCAGGGGATGCGACCATCGTCGAACGCGCGGGCAAGCTGATGCAGCACGACCAACTCTGGTTCGATATCGGCCTGTTGCCTGTAGAACTACAGGCACGTATCACGAGGGAGCTTGATCGCCGCCTGGCAGCCGAGCTGTGTGCAGATGAAGCGTGGATTACACTCCACGGTTCCAGCAGGCTGCAGAAAGCAGTGGCCGCGGGACTGCTGTGCGAATGTGCAGGACTCCTCCGAGACGAGCGCCTAGCTGTTGATCGTCCCGGCTGGCGCTGGGGCAACGCAGCCGACGACACGGACGAAATACGAAACCCCTCGGAGTCAGCGATAGATGCGCTTCTCAATGCGCGCGAGGACTTCCCGCACGCCGAACTGCTGCGCCTCGGGACCGAGGTGGATGGGGATGACGACCGCGGCAGCGTGATCGAATGGGCCACGGTGATCGTCGACGAGTACGCGGGCACGCGTATCGTCAAAGCAATCGAAGCGTAACCCTGCCACCTTTGCACGTCAGTGCGTGATACGCGCACTGACGTGCAAATACAAACGGATCCCCTATGCCCACCAACACACGAACGCTCGTCGTGCTAGACGAACACACACTTAGCGTGATTGCGTCCGACACGCCCCACCTACACACCCCGCTCGCGGTGTCGGTGATTCGCGGCGCACCACCGTACAGCTTGCTCGCTGGCACCGCTCATGTGCTGCACGGAACACGTGTTAGGCGCGCGTCGCAAGCAGACTTGAACGCATTTCGCGTGTGCTACGCGCCCGAAACTTTGCGGACTCGCTACGCGCCCTTGGTGGACGCACCCACCGACTGACACGCTGTACGCTGTGCCACGTTTGTAGCCACACACACACACCCTCTCACGGGAAAACCAAGCTCAATACGAAACGGCCACGGTGGCTGAAACCGGGTGGATCTCGAAAACGGCCACTGTGGCCGAAAAAGGAACAGAAACATGAAAATTGACGCCAGATACCAAGTAGAAAAGACCGCATCCACCACCCCGGCCACCTGCATATGTCAAGCCTACTTGGACACGAAAGACCCTGAAAAACCTGTGATCGTGACCACGGATGGCCACGCCATGTCAGTAGTCCCCGTCGTCTTGGATCCGCAGGATGTTGGTGGCAACGTGCCTTTGGCGGCACTAGCAGAGGCGAGGCGGGTGGATAAGGGACGGCTAAAAACGCATCAAGACAAAGGCACGATCCATATTGCCGCGCTCGACAACTCAGTAAGCATCGAAGACGGGCGCACTTGGTCACGAGGCGACGAACGGTTTCCGCAGTGGCGGAATGTCGTCGAGCAGGACGCCAAAACCGTCCTGAGTGTACAGATTGATCCGTATCTATTGCTGCGAGCCTGTGAGGCTATAGGCGTCGCCAAGGGTCAATCTATCGTGACACTGAAATTTCAGAAAGATCCTCTGGCGCCTATCAGGGTCGAATGCGGGGACGCATTCGCAATCGTTATGCCGCTAGAAGAGTAACGAAGGGAAAATAGAATAGCGCTTCGACCTAGGCGCCACGTTTGTAGCCACGCGCTCACCCTCTACCAGGAATTGATCAATGCCATTCACACGCCGCGAATACGACCCGATCCCGCGACCTGACCACAAGCTTATACTAGATCACCTTCCCACAGGAAGACCAAGATGGGCGCGCCACGAAGCGGAACACTCGTGGATCCCGCAAGGCAATTTTGCGCAATTTGATCGCGAGATTACGCACATTTACCGTGTAACCGGCAGGCACACAGCGCCAGAACAACACCGTTCGGTGGTGCGCCCGCCTTTTCGAGCACCGCACCACACCATAAGCCCGGAAATGCTGCGCGGTAGTTTTCGCGACGGTTGGCGCTGGACGCCCGGGGAGTTGTCGTTAGCGCATGGCGGAGTTTTGTTCCTCGACGGGATTCATGAATTCAGCGCCCACACGTTGGATACCATCCGCGTTACACTGCAAACGCGCGTGATTCATTACGGCAACGTAGACGGCCCCGCCTACGAAGTACCCTGCATTTTTAGGCTGCTTGTGGGTGGTACCCATTGTCCGTGTGGACATCATGACGCCGCGCTAAAGCGCTGCCTGTGTTCCGCCGAAAGTGTGAAGCGACACCAAGCGCGGATCCCGCTTTGGATCCGTGAAAGCTGTAAACTCGTACACGCGCCGGATTGCGCGCCAGGAACCCCCAATGCCGAGTAGGCTTTCCAACGCGCAAAGCGCTAGGGCAACGATGCACCTGGATGCTTTGATTCGCAACAACGGTGTGGTCATGACACGACGGCAACGCGTGACCCTGTTGATGCAACGAAGCGGCGTGTTGTGCCTGGACACGCACAACAAACACGAATACAACAAACACAAATACAATCGCATGGACGCTGCAGCCCAAGCCGCATACGACAAGCGGTTGAGCCTCAAACAACCCTTCACGGTGGAATACGACGGGCCTGATGCCTGTGTGGCCACACTCACGAAAATCGAAGCGGATTATTTCCGTGAAATTGGCGGCAAATTGAAAGTGACGGCTCCCAATGACGCTTCTTAAAGTCGAAGATCTGCACGTAGGGTGCACGCTGCGAATGTTGGATAACGCTTTGGTTGTTGTTGACGTTCTTCGCAGCACCAGCGGCCCCGTTGTTATTGTCAAACATTGGCCGGTCGTTGCAATACACGCGCGAAACAACGAAGGGCTACAGCCGCAAGTGGGCGATACGTTGTTTGTGCCAAACTTTGGCAACGTGTACGGTGCAATGAATCCAATCACGCGAAGAATGTCGGGATCGGTGACGATTGCAGACAGATGCACGCACCTTGAAGAACTGCCGCTACCCTGCCCGAAGGTGCGCCCAGGCATCGAAACGCGCTACAACGTGTATACGTGTATCTGGGAAAAATTGATGGCGCGCGGTTGGGTCACAGCGGAGACCCCTCAACAAAAGCGTGCCCAATGAACCGTTTGTGGGACCCCGAAACATGCTTAGGCACTTGCGTACTTACCGCTTTGGCCCTTGGCGCGCTTGTGTCCTGCGTTTGGTTCTAGCCCTGGAAGGTTTGACATGCGTATACGTTGTCTACTGCGAAACTATCGAGGGGAACTGTTGGTTGATGCCGATGCGCAACGGCCAACGATCAAATACAGACGCGTAAAGCGCAACGGTGACATTGCGTTTACAGACGTTCCGCGTCGCACAAAAGACCCTGCAACCGCAACGTTTACGCGTGATGCACCCACAAAGCGGGGCGACCTTGTAAGCGACCCGGGAGCCTACGCGCGCAAAGTTCTTGCAGGCTGGCGAACACGCACTTTCGCGCTGGCCACATTCGAGACGTTCAACCCTGTCACGCAAACGTGGCGAAGCATCGACATTCACACGTTAAAGTAACAACAACACGCCACGAGGAACACGCCATGCCAAAAAAATTGATAGTACAAGCAAAAACTCCACGCCTTTTCATCCTGCGACGGCCCCGCGAAAAAGGCATCCACTTTGGCGAATTTTTCCGTATGATCATTCGCGCCATGAATGCACGCCAAGCCCGCAAACTGGCAAGCGAAGTTTGCGGCGCAGAAGGCCCCACAGTGTGGCTTGACGCCGAATCTAGTGTCATTGCAGAACTGAAACTCGAAGGCGAATTGGGCCTTCAGATTGTTGCAGATTAACATGCCCGCTTACCTTGCCGTCGAACGCATTGCAGGATCCCCCAAGGAAGACGTGTTATGCGTCACCAACACATTGCAAGATCTACAAGTCAGATTGCGCAACAACGTTGCATCTCGCGTACTGGCGCATGCGGGCCTTGCCTCAGAAGCTTTCGTTGCAACATGGCTCGCCCTTGCCAACCCTGGTGTAGCGGCGCCTACAGACGCAGTAACCCCACGGCAATTTGCGGCATACAAGCGTCAAATAAACGCGTTGCTCGCAAACATTCAGATTGAAATCTATCCCGATAATGCACATATTCACGACATGCGGCGCGCACGCGCGTAAGCTTACACAGACGACGGATCACAGTGGAACATGAAAGCCAGGACTCAAAACGTATACCTGCAAGCTTGACACCTTCGCAGAGGCAAAGCGTAAAGACCATTGTGCGCGGCGTGGCGTGCACAGTGAAGTCGCCCGGAAGCATGTTGGCGTTTGTCGCGCAGTTTAGCCAACAAGCCGAATCTTATACGTTACAGCCATGAGACACATTTACGCCGCTCTGGTGGCTGGGAGGACCTTTCATGTTTCACTTTGATCCGTCGTCGTCACATGTATGCACAACAGCTTTTCACGAACAAGTCTGCGCCTCCACTGCCGCGCTACTTGCACACACAGTGGCAGGTGGCATTCAACTAGATGCGGATAACACGCCATTGTTAGCGTTACGCCATTGTGTGCATTGTCGCAGCACGCTGGCAATTGAAGTTGAGGCGGCTGCAGCCCTAGTTTCCCATATTGACAGTTAACACTAGCAAAGGCTGTGCAATGCCTTTAAAATTGCAACACATCGTCGCAACGAATGGCGGGATGGGAAAATGTGATCTAGCAAAGGCTGTGCAATGCCTTTAAAATTGCAACCTGAAGCCGCCGATCTCTTCTAGCAAAGGCTGTGCAATGCCTTAGAAATTGCAACGCCATGAGCAGACGCTACTCGCGCGGGCTCAGCGGGTGACAAAGGCTGTGCAATGCCTTTCAAAATTGCAACCACGACAAGCAGTGACAAAGGCTGTGCAATGCCTTACAAAATTGCAACCGAAGACAAGCTCGTGCAAGGCTGCGACAAAGACTGTGCAATGCCTTTAAAATTGCAACGCTTGTGACAAAGGCTGTGCAATGCCTTAGAAATTGCAACTGCGTTTTCTAGGGCTTCCCTGCGAAGCGACAAAGGCTGTGCAATGCCTTACAAAATTGCAACGTTTGAAGGTGCTCGATGCGACAAAGGCTGTGCAATGCCTTTCAAAATTGCAACCAAAGTACTGCATCATTTATTGAGCGCGGGGAATAGTCGGCGACAAAGGCTGTGCAATGCCTTACAAATTGCAACAACTGAAGAGTGACAAAGGCTGTGCAATGCCTTTCAAAATTGCAACACCAGTGCAGCCACTCCACCTAGCAAGCGCGTGACAAAGGCTGTGCAATGCCTTAGAAATTGCAACTGCGTTTTTTAGGGCTTCCCTGCGAAGCAACAAAGGCTGTGCAAGGCCTTTCAAAATTGCAACGACATACACGAAGTGAGCGCCACATGCGATGGAGGTGACAAAGGCTGTGCAATGCCTTAGAAATTGCAACGAAGAGATGTCGGCGCTTCTTGGCGGCACTCCAAGCGTGACAAAGGCTGTGCAATGCCTTACAAAATTGCAACGACAATGCAATACGAATTTGCGTTAGCCCGTGACAAAGGCTGTGCAATGCCTTACAAATTGCAACCACGGCAAGCGCGTGACAAAGGCTGTGCAATGCCTTTCAAATTGCAACGACAGGTGCAGGTTGTGTGGGTAGCAAAGGCTGTGCAATGCCTTAGAAATTGCAACCTCCTGCGTTTTGTGAGTTTCCCTGCGAAGCGACAAAGGCTGTGCAATGCCTTTCAAAATTGCAACTACTGAATTGACGGATCGCGCGTTTGGCAGCAACACACGCGAAGGTTAATGGCCCGTCCAACGGTAACCAAGCCACACGTTTTGATTGTCCGCAATTTTCCGTTGTTGTGGGCGCGCGAATGAGACACGGCTTTCAACTACGATAGCAGCCGGTTTTCCCCACCGCGCTGTAACCCCAAGGACCCGCACCGCTTCATTGTGGTGACGTTCGCATAGAGGCACCTCGCCATAAATGCCTGAAGTTTCGTAGGTTGGTGTTCCGCATGCATTGCATTTGATTGGCATGCATGTGAACACTGCATGCGACGTGCCGCTTAATTCGCACACGCATCATCAGGGTCGGGATCGGACGCATCGCGATCCCCCACCATCATGAAATAGCCCTTGTCCCATTCAGAAGCCTCGTACGTGCCAACTGTGTAGGGGTTCAACAGCCGCGACTTTCCGAAGGTAGCGGCGTCGCAGCCTTCGGAAAGGGGGCACATAGGCTCGTACCCTTTTGGGATCATTGTTGGGCGCTTTAATTTAAACATACACTCACAATATCAAACGTGCATGCTTCGCGCAGCTTCAATCCGCGCATTGGTCTTCAGTCTCAACGTATTCGTTGTAGCCATCGGTCCATCGGCGCGCATCATCCGTATACGCGCCGTAGGGATTCGCTGTACGCAGCCCTTCAGCTGCGGCAACCTCCCAACCTTCCGCATGCGGATCGTTCGGCTCGAACTTCCGCCGCTTTGGTAACTGTCCTGGTACGCGCACATGGCACCTGACAATCGCGTTGTTAGTTGCCGCTTTCAGGCGGCGCAGCGTTGTCGATGCCTTCTTGCACCAGAGCGATCAAGAGTGTGCGAAACCTGGCAGGTGCATCGGGCGCTAACCGCTCGATTGCAATGTCAATGTGCCCTGTGAAAAGCAATTCCACAGCAGGCGGCACCTGCCCAAAGCTTTGCAGCTGCGCGCATGCTTGCGCAATAAACGTTGCTGCGGCTTCGGGTTCAATCTCACCAGCCATGATCGATTTGCGTAGGTCTTGCACATGCGGCCAAGACGCCCCGAAGAAATCAGCATCAGACACTTTTTTGATCTGCTTGCGGATCACCGCAGGCGAGACTTTGGAAATGTCCATTGGCTTGATTTTGGCTACGTCTACACCAAGTTCTTTGGCCGCTACAATTTCGTCTTCTTCGTCTTCCTCGTCTTCGTCTTCCCCATCTTCATACTCTTCGTCTTCCCCGTCTTCGATGTCACTTACGGCATGCAGGGGCGCATGGTCAGCGGCTCGAAAGACTGTAGCGGCTGCGGCATCACGCTCGGCTGCAGCACTGCCCTGTGTAGCCGTGGGGAACATACGTGCTGCAATGGCATCACGTTCCGTTTGGCTGGATGTACGCGCGTCAACTGCTTTAGCGGGTGCTTTGGCAGACGCGACTGCAGCGATTTGCGTGCGTGCTTGCGCAGGCGTTGTTGTTTGTTCCAGGCGTCGTTGCCGTTCAATAGCGTCTTGCCTCCGCTGTTCACGTTCTTGGCGCTCCTGGCGCGCAACTTCATTGGCTCGCGTCAATGCAAGTTGTTGCGCAATGGCCCCGCCCTTTTCAAGCGTCTGTTGCAGCAAGCCCACCCACACAGGCTGTTGTCCACCTGAATTGGCGTCGATGATTTGCCTGTTCATGTCTTGCGACATGTTAAGCAAATCCTTGAACATGCCAACTTGTAGCTTGCCCATTTCGGCTTCAGGCCCACGATCCTTTGCAACCTTGAGCACGTCCATCATGCGCTCAGGTGTCATTTGTGAACTGCTTAACCGCTCAATTATTTGACGATTACTTTCACGAGCAACTTCAGCACCATTAAGCGCCGCGTTTTGCACGGCTTGGAGCATTGTGGTGCTTGCCGTCTGTTGTGCATTCATCATTTGCGTGATCATGGTAATCATCGGATCAACCTTAGAGGTGTTCCCCTCTTTGATCTGCGCTTGTAGGTTTGCAACAACCGCATTGAATTCAACGCGTCGTGCATCTTCGTCGCGGCGACGATTGTCGTCCTGTTGGCGCGCAAACTCACGCTGTGCACTTTCTTGGCGTAGTGTCTCGGTGGCACGCTGTTGTGCTTCCACTTGGGCCTGCAACGCGCGTTCGTTTTCAGAGGGGCCCGTGGGCTTTGCTAAAAACGCGTCTGCGAGTTTGGTCATTGCATCACGCAAAACCTGCAACTCGGCTTGCCGTGCGCGCTCTTTCACGTCTTCGCGTGCTTCACGCAATTGCGCCTCAAGTTGCACAAGTCTAGGATCCTCGGTGACCGGCATTGTGCCCCAAGGGGGAAGTCCGCCAGCCATAGCGCCAGCGCCCCATGGTGATGCTGCAGGTGGCGTAGCAACGGCAGAGCCTGGCAGCGGCATGCCAGTGCGCCAAGCGTGCAACTCACCATTACGGTTAATCAGCATGCCTAGCGTTTCGTTGTACCACCAGCCAGGGCCGATTTGCCGGGAGCCTTCCATTGCGCCGGGGGACATGCCACCCATGCCGCCGTTCATTGACGTGGGCATTGACATGCCTATTGGCATTGTCGGCTGCGCGGGGGGCATTGGGACGCCCATTGCAGCCGCATTGGCGGCGCTCATTGTCGGAGGTGTCACGCTATTAGCAACCACAGTCATTGGAAAAGCTCCTTCGCCGAATTCATTAGAAACCACAGGAAGCGTTGGGATTTCCCCGACTTCGCCACCTAGCTGGGCCGTCCATGCGTCTTTGCCGGTACCATCGCCAGCAGCATCGGTAACCTCAAATTTGTAAATGCCAGGGCCAAAGCTCAATGGCAAATCTTTATGCAATGCCAGGATATCCGGCACTTTAAGCCGTTGTCCCGCAAGAATTGAGCGACTTGCACCTTTCCGGCCTTTGGTGACAACAACCATCGGATCTTGCATTGCCTGCAATTTACTTAGATCCGGTGAACCTTTTGGGGACGCGCTTTCGCCGACTGCCATGTTGGGGCAAACATTAAGAATCTAGCACTGCAATGTCAACGCTTTTTGTCATTGTGTATTGGCATTGTGTTGCATAACATCCAACCGCAATGAGCGACAACAATGAAAAAACAACCGATTGGCAGAAAGTTCGCATTACAGGAGGCGACGGTGACGCCAACGCAAAAGGTGTCATTGATTTACAAAAGGGCATTGAAGGCAATCCGTGCTTTATGTGCAAATCATGGGAAAAAGACGAGAAAAAACTTGCCCAGCATTTTCAAGCGCATGGGCTGACCATTGAGCAAAATGGCGCAATCCAAACGCCCATTGTGAAGGATTTCCCGGGAAGGCCTTCGATTACGCTGTATTTACAGAATATGGGCTGGTGTCGCCGCGAAGCACGGCCCACCGAAGACGCCGCTACATGCGAGTCTTTTCGGCAAGTCGCAACCCGCGAAGACATGCGGTTTCGCATGGCACTTCGTGACCGCGTAAGGAAAGGCTAGCCACATGCACACATTGATTCAGATTGCGGCCCTGGGCGTGTTATTGGCAGCAACACATTGGCTGATTGCGCGGGCCGAGATCACGCAAGTGTTTTGGGGCAATGTTGGTACGGGCTTCGTGGGGAAACTGCTAGCGTGCCCCGCGTGTTCGGGCTGGTGGCTAGGCATCGGTGCCTATTTCATAGGCCTGCGCCCGCTAGATCAACTCGTGACATGGCCTTGGGCGCCGCTAAGCGTTGCCGCTGCGGGCTTACTTGGCCTGTTCCTTACGCCAGTTTTTGAAGCTGTACTGTTATGGGGATTGTACGCATCCGCGATCTCTACGGACGAGCCCACGGCCTAATCGCCTGCAGCGTTGACGGCTTCAGCGATCTCGCTTTCGAGTTGTGCCAGGGCATCCCGTACAGATGCGGCAAGTGCCCTGGCGGCTTCGAGGTTGATGGCCCCACGTTCAACGACGTGCGCGCTCCCTCGACCCCCTATCTCGAATAGCAGGCGCTCTACTGTGTGTTCAGGACGGCCAAGGTACACCTCGCCGTTTTCCAAAGGATCAAGCCCGTAATGCTGAACACCACGCGATGCGCCACAACAAGGACACCGAAAACGTAAAACTAAGGCCATACTGATTTATTGCAATTCTGAAAGGCGTTACATGGCCTTTTGGGTATCTTAACCACAAACTAGCGTCGTGTACAAGACGCACGTATCCCCTCTTTTTTGACCGTTTTAACGTTCAAAAGACTTGACGCGCTGTTAAGGAACTGGCAGATTCACCTTTGCAAAGCGGATCTTCCGTTTCGATATCCTACATCGAAGCATTCTATGTGTTAATAGGTTAAGGGAGTTGCATCCCGATCACTGTGTACTCCGCCCATTGCAAGCGGCCAGACGAAAGTTTGGCCGCTTTTTTTCTGTCCAAAGTTGTTGACACTGTGCCGAGTACGCGTGTTGCAATTTTAAAGGCATTGCACAGCCTTTGTTGCAATTTGCACCAGCCATGGCCTTTCGTTCCTTTTATTCGTTGCAATTTTAAAGGCATTGCACAGCCTTTGTTGCCGCAACTAACGCAGCTGCGAATCAGTTGCAATTTCTAAGGCATTGCACAGCCTTTGGTACGATGCCTTTCGTCTTGTTGCAATTTTGAAAGGCATTGCGCAGCCTTCGTCCAAATCGAGCAGTTGCAATTTTGTAAGGCATTGCACAGCCTTTGGTGAAAGCCGCGTCTTATTGCAATTTTGAAAGGCATTGCACAGCCTTTGCGACCGTATGTAGTGCGCCTTCTCGCGTCTGTTGCAATTTTGTAAGGCATTGCACAGCCTTCGCGACACCCGAGTTGGCGATGATAGCTCCCGCCCCAGTATTGGTTGCAATTTTGAAAGGCATTGCACAGCCTTTGGCACGCCGACATGAGCGCGGCTAATACCGCTGTGTCGGTATGTTGCAATTTGTAAGGCATTGCACAGCCTTTGGCACTGTCGCGCGCGCCAACCTCGTCGCGCGGCTGGCTGTGTTGCAATTTTGAAAGGCATTGCACAGCCTTTGGCACGATGCCCGCGTTGCAATTTTGAAAGGCATTGCACAGCCTTTGTTACAATCTTTTACGACAAGATTCGTAAACGCACAAGTAAAGCGAGAGTGAATATCGTACAAAAATAAAAGTGGCGCGCGCTGTGTGCGTAACATGGACGTAGCTCCCCCCTCCCCCGGTATGAACGGAAGTGAGTAAGTGGTAGTAGTGGTGGAAAGGGTTGTGTGAACCGTAAATTTAAAGGCGTTACAGCGCGTTTAGCGCAGCAACGTTAGTGGCGTCGCGACCGATATTCACAATGCCAAGGAACACAACGGGTGCGTTGTGCGTTTTGCATGTGTGGTTCGCAAACGCGGGCAGGGGCACGATATGATTGTCGGCGGGGGTGCGGGCACCCATTGCATGCTTGCTGCGCTTGTGGGCCTTCGCACGTTGGCCACGAAGCACGCCTAGCAAGATTGCCGTCCTGTTAGCGGTGCCTGTACGGCCTTCCTGCAAAGCTACAGCGCCAAGCTGCATGACATTCAATTCATGATTACGTGTCCAGCTTTCAAGGCTGATCGCGTCTTCACGTGTAAACGTACTTTCAAGTGCTTGTGCAAGCGCAACTTGTGTTGCAACTGCTTGTTTTAACTCCGGGCTTGTGTGTTCGATACAAGTGCTTGCGATTGCCATACGCAGGCCACGTTGCCGAAAGATTCCATTGCTGCGCCTCATTCGTATGTTGGGCGTACGTGTCTTACGTGGCTTTAACTCTGGCGCTAAGGCGGCGAGTATTTCTGCATGTGCTGCCATACCGTTACGGGCAGCTTGGTTCACACTGGTGCCTTTAGTTTTTTCGCGGGCACGTCGTTTGCGTTCCAAGAACACAGTCATGCAACGTTGCACTGTTAAACGTTTCAAACATTCAGGGTACTGCCGATAGAAGCGACGAAGCTGCGTGGTATCGCTCAAGGGTTGCGTACGAATTGAATTACATGTGATCCCTATAAGATTTAATTCATCAGAAGCCTCAATAACGACCACAGCGACCACTGTGCTATCTGGCAAGATCCATGTGTCCACGCCGCGCGCTACACCGAGTTTGCGTAAGGCCAACAATTCGTTTTGTGTGATTGTGGCGTCCGCATCATCAGCGTGTGTTGCCACTAGCGTGAAGGCTTTGCCGCCAAGCTCAATCTCGGACGCAACGGAAGCGCCTACGCGGTCGGCATGCGTTGCTGCCTCCCGGTGCGCCGATACGCATGACAGCTGATGGTCTTGCGCTACAAATGCGCGAACGCACAACACGCAGCGTTCGGTTGGCAATCCATGAGTGCAAGTGAACTTTGCAAAGTGCGTATTTGCATACAGCAAACGTTTTTCAATAGTGCTGCAAATTTCACGTTCATCGGCATCGTTAAACGGATTCGCTGCATGCATCGCCAAAAGTCGCGACATTTCGCGATCCCAAATACGAGCGGTTTGCATCTCTTCCTGGTAGCCCAACTCGATACGGCTGGTGGGCTTTCGAGTGGTGCGGCGGTCGTTCCGAATCGCTTGATTCAGTAGAGCGTTTTGCACCTTCGGATCATTTTTCATTCGTTCTACATGTTGTTGCATAGGGTCTTCCGATTTAGCTCGTTACACCCGTGTTCGTCAAGTTACGTCGTGTGGCGTGCACGTAACTACATGTGGCATTTAGGCCACGTTAAAAAAGCATTGGCAAATTCGCATACACACGCTACGGTAACGACCGTTCACAATTTCACTTCCGCTACTACGCTTCACCAAACGTCTCGTTTCGTGTGGGGAGGGGGCAGCTACGTCCTAATGGCGTAAAGGCCCCGCAATGCCGTGTAAACGCGTGGCGCGCCCTTTTTTAAACTTGACGCAAATATGCGTTTGCGTTATTCCTGTATGTCTGTGAGCGCATTTAGCAATCTAGACATCGTATGGGGCCTGAAGCTTTGGCAGCTAGGCTTTGCCGTGATCGTTGCGATCCTCGGCTTGGACATCCTTGTTTACGAGATCCAAACGCGCCGCCGCGCCGCCCGTGACGCGGCCAACCAAAAAGAGTAAGCGTTTCGGCGGTAAACTCTACGTAACGCGCTTGACACTGTTATATAATTGGCGTTATGTATAGGGGTGCTCGTGGCGCCTGCAACACATATCCGCCCTATCCGTACCGATTGGTTCGTGTGGGACAATCCTCCAATTGAATGGCGTACGCAATATGGCCGTCATCCCGGCATGTATTGGACGGTTAACCCCGCTGGTGTTTTCCGCGTCAAGTTTCACCGTTCGCACACACCTTTGCTGCCCCCTTCCGTCGTGGCATCACTGGGCGCAGGTGTGCCGCTTTCAGCCGGTGTTTTGCTCGGCAGCGTTCCGGGTGTCACGCTGCGCCCTTACCAAGCGGCGGATCTCCCCTACCTATTAAGTAGGCAGGGCGTTCTTCTTGCGTATGAAATGCGTTTAGGTAAGACTGCGCTTACATGTCATGCGCACGATCCCAAAGACGGATCCCTCGTTATTGTGGGTCCTTTGGCAAGCCGCGATGTATGGGTTTCGTGGGTTGAGCGCGTTCACGGCTTCCGCCCCCTCGTGCTGACGGGCACCCAAGACATTGCGAATACGGCTCTTCCATTGGGATATCCCGCCTATTTCGTGCACTTTGACGTGGTGGACGCCTGGACACGGTTTCTTTGTGCCACCGGCCAAACAATCGCCACCCTCGTACTTGATGAAGTTCATGCGATGCAAAACCGCAAAGCTAAACGCACCAGTGCCGTTGTGGTTCTCGCGGGCCGCGCCGAACGCATCATAGGCCTGACCGGCACGCCTATGTGGTCGAAACCTGACAGCCTGTATGCATTGCTAAACCTTATCTGCCCCGGTGCGTGGGACACACATTTCAATTTTGCTAAACACTATTGTGACGCACAGCCAGGTGCTCACGGCTGGCAATACAACGGCCTTTCCAATGCCGATGAATTCGCAGCGCGGTTGCAGCACATTATGTTGCGGCGCACTTGGCATGATGTAGCGCCACAGCTGCCGCCCACAACACGCGTGATTGAACCTGTTGCCGTGCCCCCTTCCAAGCTCGCTAGTGTCGAAAGCGCTGCAATGCTCGCGTGTCTTGCTCGCGGCACCAATACAGTTGCGGGCTATCTTGCGACACTACGACGCAAGCTCGCGTCTCTCAAAATCAAAGCCGCTGTTGATGGCGTTGAACATGCCTTGGCAAATGGGCATCCCAAAGTTGTCTTATGGACGTGGCACACTGAAGTTGCAGATGCGGTTGCCGCTGAGATCGCGCGGCGTGTGCTTCCAGGTTTCGAGACGTACCGTTACCGTACAGGTTCCGATGTCGATCAAATTACGATGTTCACGGCAACCCCTAATCCATGCGCGATCATTGCCAGCATTGCGGCTGGTGGTGTTGCAATCGATCTGAGCGCAAGTGATTACGCAATTTTCGTTGAACTAGATTGGATCCCCGCCTACGTGCTTCAGGCGGAAATGCGCACGTTCAGTCCAGCGCGCCCCCACGTTGTTGTCTATCTGTACGCAGACACACTAATCGAAACCAAGTTGATTGAAGCGCTGGGCGTGAAAGAAGATTTCCAGCGTTCCCTTGGACTCGGCTTTGACGCCATTGCAGCGCAGGTGTTAGGCACATGAAAAAACCGCGTGCCAAAAGCGTCAAGCTAATCATTCCATGTGCATACGCACCGAATGGCGTGGCGCACCATGTGCGGCATACGATTGGCACGCGCAACATCAAATGGAATTGCCCCATCGCAGATGAGAGCGCGCACAAAACCATGAACGCGCTAGGGCACTTCACTTGCAGGCACTGGTGGCCGCGTTACATGCAAAAAAATGCAGCTGCATGCGCGCTTAGAGATGCACGCCTCGCCGCGCAATACGCTTACATTGACGATCTTGTTAATGGGCAATCTCTGATTTTGAGCATGCATTGCAAACACGCAATCGCTAAGTGTTTGCCTGCCTTAACGCGCATCGCTGACAGCTATATTCAAATTGATTGGGCGCCGGTCGAATTACAGATTGCCAAACACCCCGATGCTTGGGGTCTTCAGCTTAAAGTGCAAATGCATATTGCGCCTTTAAAGGGCTCAAGGCCCACAACAGTTGTTTGGAAAATTTTCCCAACAGTGTCTAGCCTCCTGAATGCTTCACCTTGGGCTGTGCCTCGTGGGGGACAGCTACAGCTTTGTCTCGAAGGCATGTTGCAACCGATGTTGGTAACTCATAATGCGAAACACCACGGCGATACTGTGTGGAGCTTAGTGCAAGGGGGAACCCTATGAGCCTTTCAGGCATTGTGCCTCGTTACTTTGTGACTGACGGTTGGTATGGCGTCTTAGCACCGTGTACATTCGCGCCCACAGGTTCACACCTTGTACAGTACAGCCCTGACGGTAAGCAGGTGAAATGGAATTGTCCCATGGAGGATGATGCCGTTCACGAAACCGCAATGGCGTTAGGCGCATTGACGTGCCGTCATACGTGGCGGCCTTACGCAGGCTTGGACGATTCGGAGCAACCATGATGATTTGGCGCTGGCACAAAAAACGCTCCTTGGAGTGGGGCCTTTTAGAGTCTATTAAATGGAATTCCGCTAGTCTTGAATGTGGGTTTTGTTCCGAGGGCTACGGGCACGCTGTGAGGTTCAGCGTTGACTATGGGGTTGTGGATTTTCAATGCCCCGTGACCGATGAGGTGGCGCATGCAACAACAGTGGCGCTTGGGGGCGTTACTTGTAGATCTACATTTCAAAAGTATTTGGGGTTGAGTGACGCCATTTTTACAAAAGAAGACTGCTAATGCGCGACCAACCCACAAGCGGATCAATGTGCACCTACCGGGACCAATGGCTTACGCTGCACGTTCCATGTACTTTTGCAGACAGCGGTAATCACAGTATTGCGTATGTGACGACCACGGGCGCAGTTCAGTGGAATTGCAAAGCAACTAGCGAGGCTGCGCATGTTGTCGCGGCGGCCCTAGGACAAGCCACTTGTCGAATGGCATGGCGTAAGCATATCCGAGACAGCGCCCCGTTGATAGCGCTACGCAGACAACGCTACGAAAGTCAAAAGCCTGATGATTTGATCGCAATCCGTAAGCGCATTTTGGTTAAGTACATTTCCCGTGTTTTGGAAACGAACCTTGTAGACCATGCAGTGATTTTCGCCAGGAGACTGTCATGGCGCTTAAGGGCGGAGGATGCTTTGACTATGAGCTTGCGTATTGGGCTAGGCACGGATGCTTCGTGTTTTTGTTTTTGGGGGCGTACTCTCGATACAGGAATGGACGTTGCTAATTGTGTTGAAAAGCAACAGGCAACAATTGAAGGTCTAGCTGTTGTGGATCTACAGATGGCAGCGTGTCTACCGCGCATTATTCGTGCATTTAATGCTTTCGCAGACGTTGCCAATGTACTTATGATGCAAACGCCTTACACGTATGTACTTCCGAGGTGGCTTCCGAGGCGGTGAGGCGCGCATGATGCAAACGCCTTATGCGTACGTATTTTCAAGGGCAAAAGGGTAACGATCAACATGGACATAATCGCAGTAGATCCCGGCGCTACCGAATCAGGTTGGGTAATCGTAAACGTACGAACGCGCAGGATCCTTGCGTTTGGCAAACTACCAAATGAGGTGTTGCACGCGAACCTTGCGCGGTTGCCTCGACCCACCACACACATGGCAATCGAAATGATTGCATCCTACGGCATGGCAGTCGGTGCCACGGTGTTTGAAACCTGTGTTTGGATCGGGCGCTTCATCGACGCATTCACGCAACTGGACACCAATCGCGAAGACCTATACACACGGCTTACGCGCGCGCAAGTCAAAGTCGCTTTGTGCAAACAAACCAAAGGCGTCAATGACAGCGTGATTCGACAACGCTTGATTGATTTGTGGGGAGCGCCAGGCACCAAAAAGAATCCCGGCCCTACCTACGGCATTAAAAGCGATGCATGGGCCGCGCTTGGTGTCGCTACCGCTTGGATGATTCAATACAAGGCCCCTGGCACAGAAACTTGGAGACTTTAAATATGTTCGCAACCTTGGGGTGGGTTCTCGGCGGCTGGTACGTGGCATGGGCAATCGGTTTCTTCTGGCTGGCATTCGGCACTAATGGTGTACGCAAAGAAGCCGGGCCCACTATTTTGTTTTGTGGATTGCTCAGTCTCTGTTGGTTGCCCTGTTTTTTGGTTGCAGTGTACCTGGATTGGGCAATTGCACGTCAGTGTTGTCGCGAGCGTGCGCAAAAAGAAAATTAAGGACAAGTACTCATGAAAAACAAAGATACAGAAACACTCACCACCGCGTACCCTTTGCAATGGCCTGCGGGGGAAGGCCGTACGCCTGCGCATCGTAAGCAAGTCGCGCGCTTCAGCACGCATGGTCGTGAATTGACAATCACGGTTGCATTGCAGCGTTTGCGTGATGAACTGCGCAAGCTCAAGGCAACTGCAATCGTAATGTCTACAAACATTCCTGTGCGGCGTGATGGCTTGCCTTACAGCAGCGTACGCGAGCCGAGTGACACGGGCGTTGCCATCTACTTTCGCATTACAAACACGTCTGTTGTGTTTCCTTGTGATCGTTGGAAGCGTGTTGCAGACAACCTTAATGCGGTGGCTGCGCACCTAACAGCGATGCGTGCACAGCAACGCTATGGAGTAGGCCGACAAGAGCAAGCGTACACCGGTTACAAGGCGCTGACCGCCGCCGATGCGCCTAAGCTTTGGTACGTCGTTTTAGGCTTTGAGTCGCCTCCTGTACGACTTGCAAGTGTAACTGAAAAAATGCATGAACTTGCGCGTAAGCACCATCCCGATGTGGGTGGGAGCGCCGCATTGATGGCAGAGATCAATGTTGCGTACGCTGTCGCACGACTCTATTACAACGACGACGCAGCCACGCCACCTTGGGGTTAGGTTGTGGATCTCCAAATTCACTTTGCTGGGAAAAAACCATACATGGGTGTGTTTCGCAACGTTGCTTGTGCCTTTGCAGCCAAAGGCTATCACGATGTGTTTTTCACTAGCGTGCCGTACAGCGCTAGGCGCCAAGTTGGGCGAGAATTTCCGTATTACATACGTTCTGTAAATTGGAATTGTTCATGCGCAAGCGCTGTTGCCGCTGAGACGTTAACAGCCCTTGGGTTGCCCACTTGCCGGGATCTCCGTGTAGGCGCGTTACGCCAACAAGCTGCGGTGCGAATGGCACAGTTGGCGCACAGTAAATCGGCGTTTATTTCGCAGTGTTTGTTCGCACTGGAAGCACGTTACCGACCAGCAGCATCGGAATGGCGGTTGGCACGCGCTGTTTGCAATCGTGATTTATGCATTGATTTGGATACGCGGATGGCGTGGGAACCGCCAATAGTTCGGACCGCGACAATTAGATACAATTGTGTAAATGGATTTTATACCGTATTCAGTTTGGCACAGGTGGCGGCGTCGATGCACACAGACTCATCCACGAGTTTGGCGCAGGCACTGTTGGGCCCCGAGTTGTACGCTCAAGTTGAAATTGTAGGGCGCTATGTCGCGCGTTACTACGCACAGGAGTCATGTGATGCTTCTTAAACCTATGGTACGTAGCGACTTCCGTTGGTGCGTGACACGCACCACAGACCGTTTTGACAGGGTTGTTGTCAGCGATATCCGTTGTGACTTTGCGCCCAATGGAGTTCACGATATTACGTTGCACATTGTGAAGGGTGCGCAAATTTCAGATAACTTGGTCCGCGCTATCACTTGGAATTGTCCTTGTACAAGTAATACGGCAGCTACCGTTGCGATGGCACTCGGGGGCATGCAATGTTGTCGTAGAACTGTGCGGGCCGCCTTGAAAGACAAATCTACACACCAGCGTGTTGCGCCGTTAAAAGACCCTGTGTCGCACGAGTTTTTTAAAGCTGCAAGTAAGTACATCCTACAGATACAACAACGTATATTTCCCGCCGCATGTACGGTGGTCGAGCCGCCAACGGTACGTTGCTGCAGAGACTACGGGGCTTTGTTTGGTGAATTCACGATGCAAGGTTGTCTTTTTTGGGAAACTAACGAATACCTTGAATGGAGCTACAGTGTTAGCTATGGGTGGCACTCAACAGACCGTGAATCTGCAGTCTTTGTTACACTGGATGCATGGACGACCTTTCAATACGCTATTGAAAATCTCAGCAAGTGCATAGGCCGCCACAAACGCTTCGAGGCGTTGTACGCCTAGCAAAGGCCTTTGCATGCCGCGCCCACATGATCCTGTCATAGAGCGGATGGCAATACCGTTACAGCTTGAGTGTGTTTTCGGTACGCATTCGGTGGAACTACAGTATTTACTGTTCGCTTCGCGTCGCAGTTACGCGCATCGCATTGTTTGGAATTGTCCGTGTGAATCCTCAAAAGCTGCGCGTGTTGTCGATGCGTTACATAACCAGAAAGCCACATGTCGCGCGCTTGTGGCACAGCACATTCGGTTACCGCGTGTTCGTGTAACTCTCTTAGACACCGTAGCTTCCACGCGTCCGCATTGTGTGCTTGCATTCGTAAATCGGCAGTTGCAAAAACGGTATGCAACAACGTATGCCGATGGTTCAACTTTGCAAATGTGGCTACGTGCGGTGTACATTGACGGTGTGTTACACGTGGCGCTTGCAATCGATCTTTGCATCGGCACGGCGACGTTGCCTATTCGGCTAAGGTTTCCTTGTTTGCCAAAACATTTCCCAACAACACATTGGTCCACGCCATGGGTGCATGGCACCGCAGAACGTTGGTTAAACGCCAATTGCGATTTGGGGCAATTGCGTTTGGATTTGCTAGTGCGCTACGTACAACGTGCATTTGATCGGGAAGTTTTATGAACCAGCTTGCATTGAAGATTCCTTGCGTGTTTGCACCTTTCCCTGCAACCTCGCATGCGGTCACGTTACATTACACGCCAACAAACAGTACCTATTTTATGGTGCGTTTTATTGATTGGAATTGTATGTGTGAAAATGCTGCCGCTAGCCGTACGGCTGCAGCGTTGGGGGCCGTAGTTTGCCGTACAGCTGTTCGCGTATATTTGCGCACGCGCCAGGAGACACTTCGCAAAGTGCGTGCAACACGAAAACTTGCAGAAGACGATTCGTTGCTCAACCTTCTGCAATGCTATTTGCAATCGCAGTATAACGGCAAACACCGTGATGGATCACGGTTCACGCTCCATATCGTTAGCGGGAGTGGTGAAGGCTTGACGTTTAAAGGTACGTTGCAACGGAAGGGTCAGCGTGGATCGATTTTCTACTTTGCGACAACGCCCGTTCACATTGGTGACAAAACCTACACAGATTGGCGGCATGCGCTTCCGGTGCAATCATTATCGGTTTCGGATTATGCTTGGTTGAATACAAACTACCCTTTACCGCAATTACAACTCGTGCGGATGTTGCGGTATACGCAGCAGTACCACAAAGGGGAGACGATGTTCAACCGGGAGAAACGCGTTGTGATGCGCCAGTGGCAAGCGTGAAAGCTTCAAAGCCGCGGTTACGCACAAAATTGCATTGTTTCGGAACGTTTGAAGCAGCTTGCGCGTTCCATCCTGAAGGCAAACATGTTGTTTGGTTGTTTGGTAGGTATCGTCCGCGACGTTCAGCGCGTCGCTGCTACGGTGGGCACTATGTCACTTACGTTCGCTTCAATTGCCCAGCGCCCACAACGGCGGCGCATAAAGCGATGCATGCACTTGGGGGCATCACTTGCCACACACATTTGGGCGTGCGTATCGCGGGCCTTGTGCAGGTCGCTAAGACACGGCGCAGTCATTTTCCACCCCTTCCAGTTCCACCGGATCCCACGTATGCGCGTATGACCGCTGCGCGCGCTTTTATATTGGTGCTTTTTTCGCGTATCCTTGGCGCAGAGGCAGAGGCTTACCAAGTGCTTCGATATGCCAACTACTTTCAAATTTGGTTTCGCATGCCCGTTGTCACGTCTGTTGGCAGCATCGACATGCAGCAAGTAGTCAGGATTGCGTGGGACGCTACGTGTGTGGGAGGCGCCGTGGAAGGGGTAAACCTAGACCGGCGTGTGCTGCCATATTACGCTCGTGTGCGTGCGCATTGCACACCCGTTTTTATGCGGGGATTGCAGCTTTACTGCAACGCATTTGTGTGGAACACGGCACCAACGCTCCCCGGCCTTTGAAAACAGTTGCTGATTGACGCGCTTAGCGCACCCGGGGTAGGCTGCCGCGCATGACCTTTAAAGCAGACCCTGATCCCTTGGTTATTAGCTTCCTGCGCCACGCGGAAGAGCACGGCATCGCCGCGCTGGTGGCCTACGGGTTCACGCCTCCCGGAGGGGCGCCGGTATTGCGGGTAAAAGCCAATGTGCCAGATGGGCCTGCCGGTGGCATTTTGAAGATGCTTCAGGGGTTGGACGCGAAAGCAATTGCGGCGGCAGCGCGGGCGCTGTTCATGGCCTTGCCAATCGCTGTCGATATTGATTGGGGGGACTTGGATCGGGATACACAAGTGAAGTACGCGACGGCGGCTTTTGCGGCTATTAGCGCTGCGCAAGAAGTGTCTGGTAAACTGTTGGGAACCGCACCTTTGGAACCTGCGGTGCCGAAAAGCAAAATCATTACGTAAGGACGTATCCCATGACAAGGCCCGCTACCGTTACTCCGCGAATCGCGGCGCTGATCGCCCAAATTGCACAGCTAACGCAACAAGCTGGCGTTACAGACATGATCGTCGCGTTGCGGGATCCGCAAAGCAACGCTGTTGAAATCGTGTCTACACAAACAGGCCGTGTGAATCTGCGAGCAGCGTTGGCGCAAAAATTCGATTTGCAAGACCCTATGGACGCTGCCGCTGAAGCCGCTTGGCCTGATTAAACAGTTCGTAAACATTTTAAGTGCGTAACGCGAACCTCGGAAATCCCGAGGTTTTTTGCGTTTTAACGGCAAAAGTGCACCACAGTGATTTTATATGCACCACAGTGATTTTTTCTTGTTGACGGCGCGAAGGCTTTAACATAAATATTGTTTCCACACAGTGAATCCAGATGCCGCTAACAACAGACAAAATCGCATTTACAATCCGCATACCTGCGCGACTTGCGACGGCTGTAGATGTTTTGCACGAAGCTATCTGCAAGAAGTTGCCCGCACCTGCGGGGCATTTGTCACGCAACGAATTCCTTGTGTTCCTTCTTGAACGCGTGGTAGCGCGCGAAGCTGCGGCAATCCGCAAGAAGCGGCGGTAACCGTATGGCATACATTCAAATTGAGGCGCCTGATGCGCTGTCCATGAACGAAGCGCTAGACCAAGCTTTTGCGAAATTCAATTGTGAGCCTCTTGGTGGGCCTTCGGAAGACGGTTGGTCCAAAATGGGCGACCTGCAACGTTGCCCTTATCGTTACTATCTCAAGAATGAGCTAGGCGCGGTTGCCATTGATCCAATGGACAACAATTTAAAGATTCGCAATCCAACTGCGCTTGAAGTTGGAAGCCTGTTTCATGCGATCCTTGCTGTGCATTATGGACGGCGTTTACCTGCGGGATACCCCGGTTGGCGTGCAAACATGCCGAACCCATTAGATTTCTTGCAAGCTGTAGAAGATGCGGGAGCTTCCATAGAGCACGTGCGCCAAGTCAAACGCATGTACTACAGTTACAGCGAATATTGGGGCCCCGAGTTAGACTTGCAGCCGCTTGCGGTTGAAATGAGCGCTGGCATTCCCGGGATTCATACGTGTCGTTTCGACATGCTTGCGTACGAAGACGGTGGCATTTGGAATATCGAACATAAATCGGCTTCTGCGTTCACACCCGATGTTCTCGAATCTTGGTGGCTCGATGGTGAAGTGATCGGCCAATTTTACGCCTGGGACTTGTCCGAAATGTCTAAGATGTTCGGCGCACCTTTAACGGGTACGAAGATCAATCTGACATCGAAGGGCTTCCCACCACGGCATATGCGTGTAGAGATTGTGCAACCTCGGGAGGTTGTTTCTACGTTCGCGCGTGATCGTGTGTTTTGGAATGATTTACGAACGCGTTACCGTAACGCCGGGTATTGGCCGCGCAGTCTTGCAGGTTGCATGAATCGGTATGATCGTTGTGCGTTTTGGACGCACTGTCGCGATTTGAATAATGATCTAGTACGCATTGTGCCTAAGAAACTACCAGGGGCAGACGCGTTGTAATGCAACGAAGGGATTTTGTGTATGCTTGAAATTAAAGTTCAATCCGGTCTGGCACCTGTAAACATTCGCGCGCTCGTGGCAGGTGCTGCCAGTTCGGGCAAAACAACGTTTGCAGCATCAGCGCCGCGCCCGTTGTTCATCAGTGATGCAACGGAAGGTGGCTACAAAACACTGTTCAATATGGATCCCCAATGGTGGTGGGATCCCGCGATACCACCTGATGTGTGGGTGATTGAAAACGCGATGAAAGTGGGCAACCGCGAATCTGACATTGCCATGATCTTGGCGCGGTTGGAAAAGGCCAAGCTCGACGGCAGGTTTCCCTGGCGGACCATCGTAATCGATCCACTTTCAATCTATGTGGATCGCGTCTTGGCCGAGCTTGAGGCTTCGCCCAATGGCAAAGATAAGCGTCAGCTGTACGGTGACCTTGCTTCGCATTTGAAAAATTTGCTAAACCGCTTTCACGCGTTGCCTGCAAACATTTTATGGTTGTGTCACACAAAGCAAGAAGGCGGGCTTGCAATTGCGGGTCAAATGGGCGAGAAATTTCCCAGCTTTTGCGACTTCAAATGGTTAACGTTTGCGAATCCCGGCGTTCCCGGCCAACCGCCTGTTTATGAGTTGCACACGCAACCATTCCGTCAATGGAATTTTCTCGGGGGACGCTGGCCTTTACAGACTCCCTTGATCCCAAGTTTCAAATTGATTTTTCCGTTACTGGGTGTAGCCGAAAAACCTGTGTCGCCTGCTATGCCAGGCTTCCCACACGGTGTACAACTACCTCCGCGTTAAAGTGTCCGTCTAGATTTGCGTACCGCAGTAACAGTGCTGGGCGTACGTTAAGTTGCAACAAAAACAAGTAGATAAGTAGGAGATCGCTAATGGCATTTTTGAATTTGAGTCTGCATTCTGTACAAGCATGGAACGGCGCGAACGAAGGGCTTCCGCCCGCTGAAGGCCTTGTCTTTCAGATCGCCAAGGTCACGACCGAGCCCGGCAAAGAGCCCGGCAAAGAGCAGATGGTGTGTGAGTTGATGGTGGTGTCTGAAGGCGAACTGAAAGGCCGTAAAGCTTTCGGGCGTTACAGCGTCGGCGCGCAGGTAAAGCAGGGCGCTTTGGGCCGCGTCAAGCAATTGATTTTGGCAACTCACGTGCAACTTTCACCTGATGGTGGTTTCGACGATCAACAACTCGTTGGCACCTACTTCATGGCTGACAGCGTGCACGAGACGTATGACAAGACTGATGCCGTGACTGGCAATGTCAGCAAGGCCAACAGCGTCAAGATCATCAATGAACGCACTCCCGTTAGTGCTACGCCTGCCGCTGCTGCTGCATTTGCACCTGCTGCTGCGCCTCCCGTGCAACCGCAGTATTCTGCGCCTCCTGCACAGCCACAGTACGCGCCTCCTGCACAGCCACAGTACGCGCCTCCTGTTGCTGCTGCGCCGCCTGCTGCTGCTGCGCCTTGGGCAGCTGCCCCTAGCCCACAACACGCCACGCCCTACCCCGGGTTCAGCGGTGGGTTTGCTGCACCATCGGTCACGCCTGTAGGCCGATAACACAACTAAGGTGCCGTAGGCGTTACAACCTACGGCACCTTTTTCTTTTCTGCTTACTCTTTTGCTTTTGAGGTTCCCCATGGCCATTGGCGATATGCTTGAAGACTCCCGCTTGTTAGAAGATCTACCGTTTGCTTCGGGATTGGCGTTGGATCCTGATGCGCGTGAAATATTGCGTGTTTCTGTTGTTGCAAAATTGCAAGAGCTTGGTTGTCGTACAGCCATCGACATTGTGAATCTCGGTTGCACAGGCGCTGTCTCTTTAGGCGGCATGACCCCCGGAGACGTGCGCACGTTACGCGATAATATGGCGGGCTCTGGTGTTGCGTTGCCTTGCTACGCGCCTTCAAATCGTTGGTGTTTGGTCCACAACACTTATGGATGTGCGTTGCCAACGGTTGCGAACGTTGCAGCTATTGCGTGTTCGCGTGCGTTAACGCCGCAAGAGTTGGTCCACGCTAAGTTGATCGAAAAGACGCAACATATTGATGGCAAAGGTGGGAGCCGCATCCTGGAAGCCATAGACACTTTGGCCGGTAAACGCGTCGATCCCCGAGACCTCGCTGTGGAAGACGACGATGAAGCCGACGCCGATGCTGACGCTGATGCTGAAGGCAGCGACGCAGCCGATGCGTTGCCGCGTACCTCGAAAAGCGTTTACGTACAGGCCCCGGCTTGGAAGTGTGATGAACACACTGAGTTTGTTGTCGGTTGTCGGTTTTGCGTGGCACAGGCTGTTGTCGAAGGCCCGCTTGAACCTTTCTTGTTGTTGATGCCCGCTTTTGAGGGCAACGCGGGTAACCCCGAAGAATCAATTCAGATCATGCCCGCAGATTTCGAGGATAAGTTAAAAACCATGGACGAAAACCACATTGAGGCCTGCGCTTTGTTTGTGAAAGTCGCAACGTGGCGTCGGCGCCTCGCACGGGACGGTGTGAAATGACTACGCCGCAAACACGCGGGCCTGATCGCGATGAGGATGGCCGTGTGATTTTGTACAGGGGACCTGAAAATTCCCCTAAGTGTGGCTCTTGCCCCGTAGCCATCAATGGTGCACCTCGTGTTGCCGTTCCTGGCGCTGGTGCGCGTGGCAGTTTGCTGATTCTTGGGGATAGCCCAAGTACGGAAGAGATCACGCAACGGTATCCGTTCGTAGGCCCCGCGGGGCAAGAGCTTAACCGTGTTTTGCGCAATCACGGCATTGATCGTCAAATTGTCTGGACGACGAATGCTTTGCTGTGCCCGCGGCCCCGCGACGATAACGCTTATATTGTTGCCTTGGCTTGTTGCAGGCCACGTGTAGAGCAAGAGATTCGTATGGCCGCGCCAACTGCAGTACTCGCCCTAGGCCGTGCTGCAATGGGTGCCATGGCGTTGCAAACAACGTCAATTTCGGATGCACGCGGCACCGTTCAACAATCGCCCGCGTTTCCGGGGTTGCCTGTTGTCACGTCCATTCACCCAGGCGCAATCATTCGCGGTGGCGCGGGTGAAGGCACAGAAGGGGGCGGTAAACAAAAAATGAATATGGACGCGCAAATGCTGTTTCTCGAAGCAGACATTGTAAAGGCGTTCCATATCGCAAACGGCACGCTTGCTTCTGAATGGTCGGACGATATTGCCGTGTTTATCGAGCCCGGCCCATTGCGGCCACCTGTGTTTGCGTTGCCACCACAAAGCATTGTGTTGGCTGTGCCGGTCGCATTTGAGATCACGGCAACACCTTTGCCTGTGGCGGCGCCCCCCGTTGACATGCCGATTACAGATGAGGCAATTGCTGGCCTTGCAGAAATTGTGGGAAGCCTTGCGGCGGCGTTGTCTCCGCAAGAGTCTGCAGATGTGGCTGTCGATGTCGTAAACGAAGCACCCACAGAAGCGATCCCAGAAGCGAACGAAGCAACGCCAGAAGTCGCTTTTTCGCTGTTCTGTGACGCGAATCCTGATATTTTGCCTACACTACGCGCAATTGCGATACGCGTTGGTAATCGTGATCTGTTCATTGAACTAACAGCAACTGCACTGGAAGACTTGTCATGACACCAACACCTTTACAGACCGGTGATAGCGGTGTTTTTACCGTACCGGGCGCAGCCGCTGAGGCTGTTGTGCTGATGATTGCCGAATGCCGCGCATGGGGCGCTTTAGGCTTCGATTTGGAATGGGCGCCTGACGGGCGAATTACATGGATCGGTATTGGAACCGCTATTCGCGCAATCAGTTTGTGGCGGCCCACATTGCCAGAGTCCGTCATGGTTGCGCTTCGCGAAGCTGTTGCGGATCCTCTGTTGGTTAAGATCGCGCACAACTGCCAAGCCGATATCCAACGTTGGGAAGCTGAAGAAGGCCCCGTAGGCGGGTTGTGGGAAGACTCGATGCTTGCGCATCATGCAGCGTTCCCCGGGCTAGCGCATGACTTGCAAAACGTCGTGGCGCAGTTTTGCGTCGTGCCCCCTTGGAAGGTGTGGCACAAAGATGCGCAAGAGGCGAGTAAGGCCCGCGACAAAGAGTTTAAACAGGCCGAGAAGGTGGCTGTTAAGGCGGCAACCAAGATCGTCAAAGAACAGGGCAAGGTCCAGGACAAAAACGATAAAGCGATTGTAAAAGCACACGCTAAAGCAGCAACCAAGATTGAGATATTTCTAAAGACGTATCCCATGACGCCGGTTGTGCAAGAAGCTTTGGATGCCGTGCTCGCTGAAACTGTCACAGGACCGCAACTCGACATGCGGCTCGATACGTTGTGCAATTTCGCAGTACCTCGCGAAATGGAGCGCATTAAAGCTGAACGCAAAGCTGAACGGGTGGCGGCGCATGAAGCAAGCAACGCCGCATTGAAAGCCGATAAGATTGCACGTAAAACACCAAAGCGCGGCAGTGTGCCTGTACCTGAAGCGTCTGCTGAGACACGCCAAATTGAATTGGCTATCGTGCCCGTCGTGTCCGTCGTGCCTGACGCGCCCGCTGAGGCTCCTGAAAATGTCTATAACTTCCCTCGCGTTGCCATGCACAATTCTGGGCGTGCGCCTGTTGTGTCGCTCCGCGATCTCCTAAGCAATGCAGCTGTCGAAGACACCGAGAATCCCAATGATGATACCAACACATAGCAAGCCAAGGTCAAGTGCCAAGCCACAACTGCAGCGCCCTATGCAACGGGGCGTGATTGTCGAGCGCATTGTCGAAAGGTCTGCCGATGAGCGCGCCAAACAGTTACGAGCACCGACACGCGTTTTCACACGCGACACACTATCCGAAGATCAAGTAGAGGTTTTCGACCGTGTAATGGAATGGGCCATAGCGGCAAACGTTGCTAGACGCATTACCGGCGAATCTAGCGCCATGGTGTTAAAGCTTGGGGGCCTTGCGGGCACCGGTAAAACCACAATTACATCGGCCTTGGCGGTAGCGCTGCAAGCGCATTTTCGTAGCATTGTTTTTTGTGCGTATACCGGCAAAGCAACGAACGTACTTGCACGCAAGCTAATCGAAAACGGCTTAAACGATTGTGCCTGTCAAACCATTCACAGCCTTATCAAGCGGCCCATTGTCGATAGCAAGACCGGCAAGGTTACGGGTTGGTTGGCTGTTGAGCCTGCGCACTTTGGGCACGATTTCATTGTTGTTGATGAAGCCTCTATGGTTGATGCAGAGTTATGGGCGGATCTGCTTGCGTACAACATTCCAATTCTCGCTGTTGGGGACCACGGGCAATTGCCGCCTGTTGGTTCTTCGACGCTGAATCTGATGGAAAAGCCTGATGTAAAGCTCGAAAAAATTCATAGACAAGCGGAAGGCAACCCGATTTTGGCGCTCGCTCAATGGGTACGGGCGGGATACGACATTCGCCAGTTCAAGCCTACAGACTCGCGGGTGCGTTTCATTCCAAAGTTTGCCGATGTGGTTAGCTCGGTGGGGCCCGATCACACCGTAATTTGTTTCAAAAACGCAACACGCGTGCAAGTGAATCAGTTTGTGCGCAAATACAAAGGCTTCACGAATCCTTTGCCTATGCCGGGTGAGCCTTTGATTTTGCTGAAGAACGCAAGTCCCGTATTCAACGGCATGCGGGGTACGTTTCAGCAAGGCAGTTGGCTGCTTGCCGATGATGACGCTGAACTTGCAGCGTGCATTGACGGTTACGGCTGCGCCCAAGGCCGCGTTGCTTTCCTGGATGACAACTTGCTTATTGAGGGTCCGATCAATACGCACCAGTTCAATCGTGAAAAAACAGTATCAGCATTTACGGACATTCCACAGCCGCACCCTCGTAGCTGGGCCGATGTTGGTTTGTTGTTCGATTATGGGTACGCCATGACGTGCCACAAACACCAAGGCAGTCAATCACGCGAGTGTACTGTCATTGTTGACAGATGGTTGGGCGCCACGCCTGACGCTAAGATCCGGTGGCTGTACACAGCAGTGACCCGCGCAGCTGAACAACTCAACATCCTTTTCGCATAAGGCACTATCCCATGTACGCAGGCGAGACAGACCCACGAAATATTGTGCCTTTGGTAATGAAGCCGGACGACGCGCGGTATAACGCGCGTGACGTACTCGGCATGTGTCGCGCCTACTTGGCCTTAGCACCAGCGTTGCACAAAACCAATACACTTGCCGTTTACGACCTAGACCGTAGCCTTGCGCGTATCGCGTTGCAGATGAAACGTGCGGGGCTTCCCGTTGACATGAATGCACGTGTACATGTGCGCGGTATTCTTGTTGAATTGCGCGACAAGGCCTTAACAACGCTCTTGCCCTACACGCAAGATACGCATTTTGAAGCGTTCGTTGATTGGGTGGCTAAGTTTCAGGCAACCAGCGTACGCAAAGGCGAAAACGTTGGCGGCTCAATTGATAGCACCGGCATGCCCATGTCAAACGAAGGCGCATTGCTCGAACGTGCGACGTTGCGCAAGCAAGAGTTTTTGGCAGGGCTAGAAAAATCAGCATTGCGCCAAGCCATTTGGGAATGGATCAAGTATCAAGCTTTTGCGCATCAGCCTTGCACAATTGATGGTTTGGCAACACTCCTGCAGCAAGAACGCGCGCCGATTGCGTCAACGTTACGTAGTTACACAACGCGTGGGTTTGTTGTGGAAGCGCTTGATGGCAGTTTCACACCTGCACCGATAGTCGATGAAGACTTAGTTGCCGATTGCATTGGCGGCATTAACATTGGCTCCAAGATCCAACAGGCAGCGATCTTGCGTGTTGCAGGCGTGCCCTTGCTGCAAATGACAGAGAAGACGGGCCTGCCCAAGATTGACAAAGAAACGCTTGAAAGCGTTGCATACCATGAAGTCGCTCGTGCGTTGCTCAAGTACACGTTGACGGCAAGCGCTGTGAACAACTTTATCGACGGCATTGAGCCCGTAGATATCGCGCAAGCTTCCGATGGGCGGCATTACGGCGTGATTCATGCCGATTGGATGGTGCACAAAATTACGGGGCGTTGGGGCAGCAGTCCCAATTGCCAAAACTGGTCTAAGCGTGCTGGTGGTGGCGCGGCGAACGTTCGCGAGATGATAGCGGCCCCTCCCGGGGAGATCTTGATTGGTGCCGATTACGCGCAGCTTGAAGCGCGTTTGCTTGCGGCCATGTCACAGGATCCGTTCTTGCTCGATATCTTTCAGAATGATCGGGACATTCATACGCAGTTTGGGGTGCTTGCGTTCCCTCGGGAATTCCCAAGTTTGGTAACGACGTACAACATGCACAAAGGGCACGCTTGCGGGCCAAACCCCGCAGACCCTAAATCTAAGTGCAAAGACTGCAAGCGGCGCGACAAGCTTCGCGATTTGACCAAACGTCTCGAATACGGCGGTTTCTATGGCGGCTCTGTTGACACGCTTTGGCTCTCAGTTGTCAAAGACGAACCTGATCTTGAAATCGCTGTTGTGCGCGCATTCTTGATTGAGGTTAACCGTACCTGCCAGGGGTTGCGCCTTTTCCAAAAAAAGATGCTCGATTACACGATTCAGCAGGGCGAAATTCGCAGCCCGATCTTAGGGCGTCGTCAAGTGTTCCCCATGGGGCGGGTTGACCCTACGGTTGTCAGTAACTTTCCGAATCAGTCTGGTGGCGCAGACTTTTGGGGTATTGGTGCTGTGCGTTTCGCGCAACGCTATGATCAAAGTGCGCCTGTTGGCAGCGCTCCGCGCTTGATTCACAATGGGCACGATTCCGTGCTCGTTCGTGCCCCTGAAGCGCAAGCGCAAGAAGTTAAAGACGCTATCATTGCGTGCTGGACGCACGAATGGAATGGCGTTAAATTCCCTGTCGATGTCGATATTGGACGACGTTGGTCTGATACTTAGGAGGTAGCGCCCATGCCTACGTACCGTGTTGTTGCCATTGTAGACGCAACCGTAACTTGCACAATTGACGCGGAAACGCCTGAAGAGGCTGTATTGCTTGCCGACCTGGGTAATCCAGGCTTGTGCCATCAATGCGGGAAAACCCTTACGTGTGGTGACGTTGTTGATGTCACTGTGTTGGATCCCATAACAGACGACACACTTTTGCCTTTTGACCGCGATGCGCGAAGCGCTCTTAGAGACGCGCGCATCGCACAGCTTCAGGCCTTGGTGTTGCAATTATCAGGGGACGGCTAACCCCAGTGAGAATCAAAATAACTGCAGACCATATCAATCGCGGTAAACAGCAAAGGACGTGCCAATGTCCTGTTGCAATCGCGATTCTTGAAACTACAGGCATTAGGTATGAAGTGTACAAAACGTTCATGCAGCCGCTAGATAACAGGGAGCGCAGAATCATGAATTCGCCTGCTGTTGTGCAGTTCATTAGCGATTTCGACGCCGGGAGGCCCTGCAAGCCTTTTGCGTTTACGCTTTCACACCGAGTGAAGCACAGAATAGCCATAGAGCCAGCAAACCCGAAGACCGCGAGTAGCCAAAGCATCTAATGAAAAAGCCGCAGGACAAACGACGTGACAAAGGCTGCGCAATACCTTTAAAATTGCAACCTGAAAAGTACATTTGCCAAAATCATGTTGGCATGCCCGCCGCATTGTATTTGGAAGAATTCGGTTCACAAGTGTGGAGCGCATTTGGTACGTTGCCGTATCTTGTGGGGTCGGCAACGTTCTTCAAGGAATGGCGCGATGTTGACGTGCGCTTAATACTCGACGATGCCGAGTATGCGCGTTTGGGTCTAGGGGATCCTGTGCGCGCTTGTACGAACGCAAAGTGGGCGGCGCTTTGCATGGCGTTCTCGGCACTGGGTACGAAAATGACAGGGCTACCAATTGATTTTCAAATCCAACAACGTACATATGCGAATGAGCAATACAACAGGCCGCGGCTGGCCCTGGGCCTTGTCGGCTTACGTCTCGAAACCAAAGAATGCGAGTAGAAAAAAACGCCCAATGAAAAAGCCAGAATTGTTACACAGGCTAGACTTGATGATCGCTGCAGGGGAAAGCGCGTTGACTGCCATACGCGCTTTCAGGCAGGGTCAGCTTGACAATCTCGCAGACTACGATGAGCGCGAAACCCTAAAGTGTGTCTGCATAGCGCTTGAGGCGGTAGAACTTCAGCTTGAAGAGTTCGACATGTTGGCGAGCGCACCTGACACCTACGAGCCACCTACAATCCAAAATGTAGATCCGGCGACGCTTTCACCAGAAATACAAACGTGGGCGGCTATTACCATCAACACAAAGGGCACTTGAATGTTTATTGCAATAGAAGGCTGCGACGGTGTAGGCAAACAAACGCAAACAGAGCGGTTGCGGCAAGCGTGTAAAGCTCGTGGGCTAAATCCGAAGGTCTACAGCTTCCCTCGCTACGAAACCGAGTTGGGCGCGCTTATGAGCGCGCATTTACGCGGTAACGTCGCGTTGCAAATTACAGGCAGCATCTTTACGTGTGATGTAGCGCGCGCAAACAAGTTAATGTTCCAATGTTTGGCTACAGCCGACAAGTACACGGCTGCGCAAGAGATTCGCCAAGACCTTGTGGAAGGCCGCACCGTTATTGTTGACCGTTGGTGGCAGTCGGCTTACGCGTACGGCATTTCTGACGGGATCGATCCTGTTTGGCTTTTGCAGCTGTCAGCCAACCTACCTCAGGCTGATTTCAATTTCCTATTGGAAACACCGTATGAAATTGTGCGCAAGCGTAAGCCAATCCCCGATGACCACTACGAAGCTGATGCGAAAAAGCAAGTAGAAGTCGCGGGCCTTTACCGCAACCTTTGGCGGCGGAATGAAAAAACCGCTAATGCGGTATGGCGCATCATTGATACATCTGCTGCGGATGACCCGCAAGTCGCGCATCTTGAAATACTTCGTGGCCTGCGCGATTCAAAACATTTTTAGGAACACAGCTTCATGCCTACCAACGAACCTGAAACAGACGACGATACCGAATTCACAGTTGCGATCATCAAACCTGATGCTGTCGCGGCGCATGTTGTCGGTCAAATCATCACAGCAATTGAAACAGCATTGCCGGACTTAACGCTTGAGATTTTCGGCATGGATGTCATGGAAGTGCACGAAGCCACAAACCTGTACAAGGAGCATAAGGGCAAACCGTTCTTTGCAGACTTGATCGCGCATACGGTTTCCGGGCCTTCTGTGTTTATGGTCCTTGACGGTGTAGACGCCATTGCAAAGTGGCGGAATCTCTGCGGGGCAACGGATCCCAAGAAAGCCTTGCCTGCAACGTTGCGCGGGCGGTTCGGCACCGAAGGCCCCGCCAATGCAGTTCACGGCAGCGCTGACGAAGACGCTGCGATTCGTGAGTTGCAAATCATCGAAAGGTTACTGTTCAAGTCGTAGTATGGGTTGCAAAACTGAAGGCGTTGTATAGCCTTGAGACTTGAAATGGCAAAGCGCAAGGCACCGAGCACACCGATTCTGTATGCTGAATTGATGCCGGTGCCGGTGCCGGTGCCGCGCAAAACCAACAAGCTGCAACAAAGGAATTTCCGCATGACCGGCACAAATGATACGGCATGTGACACATGCGCGCACTGTTCCAAAGCCTTGACGGATCAAGGCGCGACGTTCTTTCATTTGAAAAAGTACATGAATGGCGCTCCCGCGGGTGACGGTGTGTGCGTTTGCTCTATCCTTTGTTTGATTCAATGGGGCACAAAGTATGCGACATTCGCAAGCGCACAGGGCGTCGCTTCTTTAACCGGCTTTTTGGGCAAACTCTTCCGTTAAATACTGCTATTAAAGGCTGTGCAATGCCTTAGAAATTGCAACGACGATCTCGCCTTCGGGTGACAAAGGCTGTGCAATGCCTTACAAAATTGCAATGTTGACGATGATCGTAGCGATGCCAAAAGGTTCTGCAATGCCTTTAAAATTGCAACGTGAACACTAGCAAAGGCTACACAATGCTTCCAAAACCACAGCGCAAACCCGCACAGCAGCCACCCGCCCGGCTGTTCATTGGCAATGTGCCCCAAACCTTTGACGAACGAACGTTGCTGGCAGCGTTGTTATCCATGGGGGTTGTTGCAATCAACCCCAAAATCATGCGTGAACGCGCAACCGGGATTTCTCGCGGGTTCGGCTTTGTTGAGGTGACCGGCAGTCCTGTTGAAGCCGTGAAGGCCATCGAAAACCAAGCTGTCGCGGGTCGGACATTGCGCGCTGAACTTGCCGAAAGTCAAACAGCGGTGGGCTCTCGACGTGAAGTAAAGCGGGCTGCGAATGCGCGCGCTGCCCGCAAAGGCAAAGTGTCTAAAGCGCGGCCAACCGCGGGATCGCCTCCTGGCGCTAAGTTCTCAAAAATGTCCAAAGCTCGTGATATTTGGGCCGAAGACCGTAAACCCCCGGTAAGCGGCGCCCCTGCCGATGCCGGTGCGTCTGTTGTGCGGCCTTACAAGGTAAGCGCTGTTTACGTCGCAGGCGCGGATACGCGGGCCCGTGTACCTGTTGAAAAAGCGCCTCGTGTGTTTCGGCACCGCGACGATACACCTTTTAAAGGTGGCGGGCGCCGCGACGGCTAGCCTACTGCCAGGCGGCCAACGACTTGTTCAAGCTGTCGTAGGTTGCCCGTATTGGCATTGTGATGGCGCGTTTGCTCTTCTAATAGACGCTCGCCCCATGCGCCCGCTACAGGGCGCTCAAACATGCGTAGGCTTTCATAAAGCCCTTGCAGTTTATCACCATGGGCTTTGGCTTCGAGCGAGTAATTGCCAATGATTGCCAGCATTTCCCGGTTTGCACTGTGGCCTATGGGGGGCCCGACAAGCGTTGGCGTGTCGTCGTTATCGAATGCAGTTGTTGCTGGGGGTTTGCGGGCGGCCATGTCTATTTTCAGGATATAGGGCCCTCGCGCTTGACGCAAATCGGGCGTGTTCTTGCAAAGCATTCGGAACTAACAGAGGATAAACAACATGATCGTTTCATTAGGCCAAGGTGTTCCTTACAATTACCGGATGCCGTTCACACGGCCCGATCCAGCAAAGCCGTCGTTTCGGCCTTCACTGGCACCGACCGGTTTCTTCTCCAACATTTCACCGTTTCAGCAGACGATGCAGCCAATGGCAGCCTTTCGGCCAAATTTGCCGCGTATGCCTGCTGGCATGCGTCCCGGCAATTTGCCTGACAGCGGTGGGCGTGGTCCTGCGATGGACGCGGGCGGCGATGCCGCTCCCGCTCAAATTCGTGGCTTCGGGTTTACCCCGCGCTACGGATCGGGCAAACCACAGTTTGGGCGTCTCGGGGCCAGGGGTCCTGGTCCTGGATCAATGGTTGTTGCCTCTTTGACACCTTCTATGCCGCAACCACAAGCGCAGATTCCTCAAGGCCCACGACGCGGGCCTGCGTACGGAAGCAACAACGCTTTCCCAGCGCGGACCATGCGCGAAGGCATGTGGCCCCAAGTTCGGTCAACTGCCGCTGGCATTCGGGCAGGTGTTGTGGACTCTTCGTCCATGATTAATCAGTTGATGCCACAGGCGTTCACGGCGCGCAATCGCCAGATTCAGAACGTCTACAACGGCAACAAGTCTTACTAGTCTGCCGTAACCGGCATACACTAGGGCCATGTCTCGACAACGATCATACCCAGATCCTGAGCGCGTTGACGCTTTAAGGCTTACGACGGCACCCCCGGCGTACGCCCCACAGCTAACAACGCGCGCATCAGGACGCCTTTCGCCGGTTCACGACCACAGTGCATTCCTCGACTTCGAGGGCAATGGCGTAACCGATGTTGTTGCAAGTCACTTTCATCGCGTGAAGTACGGCAAAGTCCAAGTTAATGACTCGGATGGCCACACGCACGGGTTGACTGGGCTGCCCAGCGGCGCGGGTTAATTTTACACATTTCGTAAGGCAGCATTCAAATGATGACACAATCTGGACTCGGCCAAAAGCCCGCAGCACGTATCGTTTCCTACGGGAAATCGCATTTGGCAAAAGCTGATGAAATGCTAGGGCATTTAGTCAAAATCGTGCGTGGCGATACAGAGTTGTCACCGTGGCAAACACGTCAATTGCAGCCTTTGCGTCGAAAGCTTGCAATGCGGCTGGCCGCCAATTTGAAGCCTTATTTAGCGCTTACCGATGTGCGCAGTGTTTTGCAAATTGCACGTTAAAAAGGCATCGCACAATGATTTTGACGCTCTTAGGGCTTGGGCTGCTTGCAGGTGTTACCACCGTCAGAACGGTTGCACTTGTGCGCCGTCGCAAATACTTTGTAAGCTCGGGCCCTGTGTTAGCGCACAATGCGGCGCTCGCTGCGGAAGTGTTGGCGCGCCACCTCAAAAATAGCGTTGTCATGGCTTGGCCAAATGCCAAGGGGTGGAGCACGGTACTTATCGACAATACAGGGGGAACCATCACGGTTAGCCACCTTATTGGGGATCCAATTCCTTGGCACATGATTGACAGCAGGCGCTACACGGCAGTCAGCATTCCACAGACCAATGCAGCGCGTGTGCGAGAAGCTGCCGCCGATGGCTACAAGCTTGTCGTTGCCGCTGATGGCCGTGTGGGTTGGGCACCAGTTTAAATGCTCGCTACGGCATCGCTTGGGCGTTATGGGCCCTACGGACCGCCCTTTATGGATCCTGAGCTACAAGCGACGTACGTAGCCGAAGTCAAAGATCTTGCTAGCAATGCTTTGATCTCTACAAGTACGGCCAAGCAAATTATCGCGACCGTCATGAATTCGGCTTTGGCTGCCGGTGAGGCTGCGATCCCTGCAATTACAGCAGCGGTCCGTAAAGCCGCAGGTACAGCAGCGACCACAGCTGCAACCAAAGCCGCTTACAAGGCTGCACATAAAGGTGCGACTCTCGGGGCCACAGAGGCGTTGCTTTACGGCACTTTGTTTGTCGGCTTACTTGGCGGCGTTACATGGGCGTTGACGCGAACGGTTTCTACGAAAACTTGAACGTGTGATAGGCTGGCCCCATGTCTGTGCAGCTTTACAACAGCAATCTAACCAACGTATTTCAGCCAACGCGGCCTATTTTGATGGTCGGCGAGACGTTGACGCTCGATTTTCTGTTTACCGTCACAGGTGGCGTAGGCACTTCAATCGCCTGGTACCTTGAATTTTCAAGCGATCCGGCGGCGACGCTTTGGTTTCGTGAAATTGCAGAAGAAGCCGCAGGCGCGGGCGTTGTTGCTATGCCGCTTGTTATTCGTACGTTGCAAACCAATGGTTCTGGCACGTTTGCTGCCGGAACGTATGCGGTTAGCACACAGCTAATACGTAAGCATCAATACGCGCGTCTACAGATTCGGACTCCCGCAGGAACCGTTTCGAGCATGTTGATCACAGCGCCGTTTGGCTTGGCTGTCGTCTCCCCATAGGCAATTTGCCGTGTGGAGGCGTTCCGCGGTAATCTGAGTGCATGTCTGAAGTTTTCTCAATCAGTGGCGCGCCATTGGGCGCAACCAATGCGTGTCCGACCGGTTGGGTTCAAACGCCAAACGGCAATTGCGGGGGCCCTGGCGCTGGGTATCGTGCACCGGCAGCAGAAGTGCTGCAGAACGCGATCAACGCGCTAGGTAAGCTCGTAGGCGACAAGGTGTTGGCCGTTACGATTGACGGTGTTGTCGGCCCTTCGACGGTTGCTGCTGTTAACCGTGCGCTAACCCGCCATGTGGGTAGTGGGCAGGCACCGCAGGCGTTGCGCACAGGAAGCCTCATGCTTGTGCAAGTCGCGCAAAACGCCACGCAACTTGGCGGCTTGATTGCCGCTGAGGTAGGCCGTCGAGGCGGCAACATTGCACCGCTTGTCAAAGTAGTGCGTACGCCTTTGCCGCCTAGCAACGATGCAACACCTGTCGAAATCGGCGAATTGACTCCGCAGGTCGGTTGGTCGCTGGTTGGCCTGAATCTCGCGGCAGCTGCTTTTGGCGCGTACTCTATTTTGAAAGCATAAGGCAAAACGCAGGTGAGGCGCGCCGCGCCTAGCCGAGCCTAGCCTAGTAATACCGGACTTGCTTCGCTTCAATCGGCAACCATTTAGGCCGAATGTAATCGCGAATGCTGGTCTGGGTTCCCGGCCAGTTCTCGTCGGCAGGCATGTCATGCAGGCGTAAGCGGTGCCCGGCAACTTTCACAAGCAGTCCAAGGCGCGTCAATCCGGCAGCCAATGCCAAATTCGTGACGCGTGTGATTGTGGGCTCAAGGCCTTTTTCGCTGGCGTTGGACATCAAGTGCAAGATCCCCTGTTCCAGCTGATGGGTAGGCGACTGCGCTGATGTTTGGCGTGCGCGGCGTTGGGCCGCTTTGCGTACAAACGCTGCCCGCATTGCAGGCGGCATGGCTTGCACGCTTCCGAGGGTTGCACCTTGCATAGGTGATTGCTTGCAAAAGCCGGGCACCCGGGGCAAGGGCGCGTCCCCTAGAACGATGCCTGCAACGGTGCTGCGTACAGATGCTGGAAAGCGGCGAAACATTGCCACAGCGTACCGCTTCGCGCGGCCTTGGGTCAAGTTGTGGGTTTTCCCTAATTTTTCAAGGTCGTGCGCTTCCGTTAGTATCGAAGAATGGCAAACGAAAAGAATGCGGTTCAAAAGTCGGAAGCATGGCTTTCGGCCATTGTGGTTATCGGCGCATTGCTGACAACGTACCTGCAGGGGTTTACGGGTTCTGAGAAATGGGTTGCCGCCGGAGTGGCTATCATTCTGGCAGCCGTCTATTCGGTGTTCAGCACAGGGCTTGCGAGCACTGATCGGCCTGGCGTTCAGACCAAGGCCTTTTGGGTTGCACTGGCCAGCGTGGGGGCCAGCATCGCAGCGGCGTTGTCCGATCTACAGCTTCCCGGGTTGTCCCCAAGAGTCACCCAGATAGCAAGTATGGTCGCAACCGCAGCCGTAGCGCTTGGGTACAACGTTTGGCGTTTCAAAAACAAGATGGCCTTGCCGTCTGCGGTTCCCGAATTGGCTGCTGTGGCCGACACAACGCCGGTTACACAACCACTTAAGAAAGCGTAAGCCGATGCCAACATCAAAAACAGCGCGTAAGCAGACTCGCAATGTTGTCGAGTATTTGCGGGCGTCCAATATCCAAACCGCACAAAGAATGCTGCGCGGCATAGGAGGCGCTCAGATTGATTGTGGGGCAACGACCCTTAAGGCGCTGATTAAGGCAAGTCGCAGTCTGCAAGCGGTACGCACGTCGCTTGTCGAAGCCTCTGTAGGCCACGACAAAGCACTACGAGGGCGCAAGGGCAAAATGTTTGCCGTCGTTAGCCGCTTGGACAAGCAAGTGACAAAGACGCAAGAACTGTTCGCGAAAAAGTGTTTACGGTAATCGAAAGGAATTTTCTCACATGGCAAACGCTGCAGAACAAATTGTTGAAACTCTACGCCTGACCACAGTCGCGCAAAACGGCACAGTTGTGCAGCTATCGGGTGCGGGCACCGCGGGGGCCGCCACAACAGCGTTTGCGGGCGTTGTAGCTTCGAGTTTGAATCTCGCTAGCGGATCTCCTGCGAACGTTGTGTTGGCGGGAGTAGCGAATGTGCTGTGTGTAGCGGGTTTGACGCTCACGCCCGGTGTATCGTTGCTTTGGTTGTCTGCGACGGCGGGCCGTGCGACAACCGATGCAAGTTCAGGCATTTTTGTAGGCACAGTTGTCAGCATTGCAAAATATGCAACGGCGGATCTTGTTGTTACAAGTCTTGCGGCTTCTGGCACGAGTCAGAACACACAAGCTCTTTGGCCGCTTGCGACTACTCGTTATTACGCTGTCGATTATGTGGGCGGCTCTGACACGAATATTGGTTTCAGTGACGTAAGCATGGCCGCAGCGGGGACCGTTGCAATCAAGACGCTTACGCGCCTTCGCGCGATTGTGCCTAGCAACGGCCTAGGACGATCAATTGTCATTGCAGTCAAGGGCGATCCTCTTGGCATTACCGACGTGCAATACCTCAAACCTGATGGTGTAACGTTAGACGATCTGGATTTGCGTGACATTTCTGGATACAGGTTTTGGGTCTGCCGTACAACCCGGGACTTCGCAAACAGCGCTACCGACAAAAAGGTTTTGGCCCCTGCGCAAGGTCAAGCAGGTCCCGGTACTGGCGGCGTTTGGACATGTGCGGCGGGAGGTACCACTAGCATCTTCACGGTAGCTAGCGGAACACTTACAGCGGAATTGCTTGGCATAACTTCGCTTAATGGTATGCGCGTTCGGTTCACTGGTAACGTTACCGCTGCGCTTACGAACCAAGCTCTCGTGATCTGGCGCAATACCTCCACACAGATCACGCTCGGTCGAACGCTCACCGTAGCACCCGCTGATGGGGATACGTTCACAATTGAAGTTCCCGGTGTATCGGTTGACAACATTTTCATAAATTCAGACTTGAGCGGCGCAGGTGGCATAACCAATGCTGGCGGTGTTAGTAGCACTAACGTTGTCGGCTTTAGAGCGCGACAAAATACGTTCTTAGTACAGTTCCTCGCTACAATGTCGAATAACTTACGTTTAAGCTTCTTCCAATTCGATAGGCGCGCATCGGTTACTAATGTTGCGAATTTACAATGCTTATTTTCTTACTACGATGAGGCGTCTGTATTAGCGTCCCCCGGTTCTGGTTTACGTTGGACGCAAAATGATATTTCGCTAATGTTTAACAACTTCAGTGTGAATCTTTTCATGCAAGATTGCGCGCTGTTAGCAATGGGATTGGCAAGCACTATAAATCGCGCACTAGCGCTGACGATAGGAGTCGCGTGTTACCTAAATACTTCGGGATTCCTTTTATCAATAAACGGATCTAATGCATCTAGAAGTGGGGTTTTTGGCGCTAACGCTTCCGGGCCAACGTTCCTTATGGCGCTGGTAGGCCGTTGTCAACTTAGTGACAGCCCGCTACTTGTAAATGGCATTGATCTAATTTCCGCTGGTGCATTCCCTTGCTTAACGATTAGGACGGCATCTACGATGGGGCTTCTCCCTATGAACATAGGAAACCTTTCTTCTAGCGGGGGAGGCAACACTGATGTTGTTATTGATTCCACCGGAATGCGTTCTGGGTCAATCGTTTTCAGTACTGGCATTGCCGCTGGAATGGCAACGCTCGGAGATTTGCGCGTTGCTGGCCCTGTAGTCATTCCTTTCACTACGTTTGCGAGTGCGAACAACTACGTAGACGTGCAAGGGAACAACTACCAAGATGCAAGCGGTGTAACCGTCACGCGCATCACCGCTGGAACACTTGCCAACTTTCCCGCCCTCTCTGCAGATCCCCCTTCACCTGCAATAGGTGACATGTGGATCACCGACAATGGAGGCGCCCGCAATTTGTGTGTGCGGGTTGCAGGTCCGTTAACCGTTCGCACACTTCTTACGTAAGGAATTTTCTCACATGGCAACGAAAAAACGAAAACGAAAAGTAAGCTCTCTAGGCGGCTCCCAAGCTTTGCACGCCAAAGACTTGCTCTTGGCATTTGCTGCTGAACGACGTGCTGTAGTAGATGCAAGTAAGGCTTCAACATGCAAAGACGTAATTGATCATTTGCTTCACGCTGCTTTTGTGAAAGGTCGCGTATCTGCAAGTTTGACTTCGCTTAATCTTGCCGCCCGTAACCGTTGGCGGGATGAAAATCGCAGTGTGAACCGTGAACTGGCTGCAATAACGAAGGCAGCGCTCATAAAGTGTCGAGTGTATTAAAAAGGAATTTTCTCACATGGCAACGAAAAAACGAAAACGAAAAGTAAGCCGTCTCGGCGGCTCCCAAGACTCTCACTTTGTAGCATTGTCCAAGGCGTTGAAAGCTGTAGAACGTGACATAACGGCTGCAAGTGAAGCTGCAACATGCAAAGCTGCATTTGATAATTTGCTTGATGCTGTGTACGCAAACGGTAAGGCTGCCACAAGTTTGGCGGCGCTTGGCCCTTCGGCTGCTCGTAGCGATTATTGGGAGCCATTGTATGCCCGCGTGGATCGTAACGCGGAAGCGGTAACGCGGAAGTTGCGTAAAAAGTGTCGAGTGTAAAGCGATCTGTACATTACAGCTGCAATTGCACGAACGCTTCTTACTTAAGGCAACAAACGCATGTCTAACTCTGCATTGAATTTGATCACAACTGCCCGGCTCGCAGCTACAGCCGTTGATGGCAGCATTGTACAGCTTGTGGCTGCGGGCACAGTTGCGCTTGCGACAACCGCAATGCTAGGCGTTGTTCAAAATAATGGTAGTGCTGCAGCTGCGGGTTCTCGCGTAAACATTGCCACCAGCGGACAAGCAGATGTTTTGTGCGTTGCGGGTTTGTCTGCAACGTTGTTGCCTGGGGCGCCTTTGTACTTATCCGGTACAGCGGGTAGCGCAACAACGGATCCCGCATCGGGAGTTCTTGTTGGCACGGTTGCAAATGCTGGCGCATACACCGCACGTTCAATCGTGCTCGCCAGTGTGCAAGAGGCGGGTGTGCAACGCGCAGGGCAGGCAACATGGCCTTTGAATATTGTTAGGTACTACGCAGTTGATGCCGTAAACGGCAACGATGCAAATGTCGGGTACATCGACGCCGCGCCAAATACAATTTTCGTATCAACTGCGCTTGAAGCGGTCGCGAAAAAAACCTGGCTTGGCCTTTCAGGCGCAATTCCTGGCAATGGACTTGGACGCAGTATGTGTATCCTTGTCAGAGGCTACAGCGCACTAACCACATACAACAATCCAGCGGGAACAATTGATGTTCAAACGCTTGCAGGCATTACAGGCTACAAGTCTATATGGGTTCGTGCGTCGGACTTCACAAACAACGCAAACGACAAAGTGGATTTTGCTTGTTACACAATATTTAATGGACCAAACGGTGACAATTCGTTTACCGTCCAGAGCTACGATGCAGCACTTTTACGCGTGACAATCGCTGCGGGGGCGTTGACCACGGGGACCACACTTGCGGGTAAAAAGGTTCAATGGGCTGGTAATGTAACTACGTTGCTGCGCACTCAAGGGTGGCAAATCCAGCGGATTATAAGTGCAACGGTGTTTGAGGTTACTAACGTTTCGCCTTCTATCGTTCCAGTAGCAGGAGACACGTTCACCATACGCGCGCCTTCCATTGAGTTTGACGGTTACATTGGAGACGGATCCCAAACGCTTATTGGACTAAGCGCAGCGGGGAATTTTGTTCGTACGGTTTTGCTTGCGGGATTTCGTTATCGGTCTGTGGGCAACATAGTTACGAACCAGCAACCTACAAATCTAAATACACTTGAATTCGCCGCTAGTATCTCGCTGTTATTGGGTAAGGCTTTTGCGTTGTCATATGCTGATGAAGGAGCAGTTACAATCGCGTCCAGGGTCGGGATAACTTGTGAAGCTAACCTCACTTGCGCGGTCAAAGGCGACGGCGTTATCGTGGCTATTGTCAAGGGTCTGCTGATAACTACACCTGAAAAAATTCAGTATCAATTTCTTGGGGCATTTTTCGGCGCGGCTATTATTGCTGGCGGGTCTATTCTCCCTCCTGTAGTGGCCGGTATAGCAGCGGCTTCAAGCGCACAGCAAATCGGACCTGGCACAAGTGTAACAAGCTTTCCAAAAGTCTATTTCGGTTCAACGCTTATCTTGCGCCAATACATGGGGCAGCTTGATGGGGTAGAGATTAACAATGCCGCGAGTCCAGGCGCAATTCAATTGCAGGGCACTTGCATTGTGATGCTTAAGAACATCATCGGCTCTACAGGCAACGTCGGCTATGGCGTAGACGCTACGCTTGCCGTTGGTTCCACAATTCGGTTTGGCAGCGGTAATACTGTCACGGGAACTTTGGGCGATGTTAAACCGGTAGGTGTTGCGGTCAAGACATGGGCTGAGGTTGTCGCCGAAGGGTTTGCCGATACGAACGGCAACATTCTGGTAGCTGAAGCAAATGGCGGTCCACTTAAAAAATTGACGGCTGGGTCACTCGCTAACACCCCGATTCTTGGGGCCGATCCCGCTGGTGTTATTGACGGTGACGTTTGGGCCACCAACATCGCTGGCGTGCGCAGCATGTGCGTTCGTATGGGAGGCACTACCTACAGGACTACATTGACGTAGGCTTGTTGCCTGCGTTAGTCTTAGGCGCATGTCGCCTTCCATGAAACCACCGTTCGTCATTACATTCGTGCAGGCCCATTGTCCGGCCTGTCACGAATTCATGCCGCGTTTTTTGCAAGCTACTGCGAAATACAAACGTTGCGGTGTTCGTGTATTCGCACCGGATGTTTCACGCCGTTTCGACCACGAGACGCAGAAAGCTGCGGATCACTTCAAGATCCAAGCAACACCCACGACGGTTATTGTGAACCGCGAGGGTCGCGTAAAGAAGCTTGAGGGCAGTGTGACGGCGGCTCGGCTTGACAAGGTTCTGACGGAAGCGCTCGGATAGCAGCTATCGCAGCTTGGACGCTGATCGGGTCGTTAGTGGCAATTGCGATGATGCGGAGGGCGGGCGGCGGGAACCAAAAGCCTGCAACGCCTGAAAGCTTCGCGGCAACGTAGGGCTCTCGCAGCGCTTGCAGTGTGTGTTGCAATCGTGCGCGTTTGCGGGCCGCAGTACGGCGCTGCTTACGCTGTTGTACGCACAAATGCGACATGCGTGTTCCTTACACTTCAGAGATCGGTGCACGTTTGATGGTGCCATCAGCCATGCACACACAGCGATTCCCGCCAGAAACCCACGTATCGCCTGCCTGCAGCCCAGGGGACTCGTCGATTTGTGGTCTTTTAACAAACGTCCATTCTGCTGCAGGTGGCTCTGTAAAACGACACAACGCCGCACGGATGTTTTCAATGCGTTTTATTTTCGTGCGCGCCTTTTGGTGCGAACGTTGTTTCGCTTTGATGCGCTTGCGTTGTGCCTTTTTCATAAGGTTGTAGCTGCGTTACGCTTTTAACGCGGGTATGCGTTTTGTGTCTTCGGTGGCTTGCGTTCGCGCTTGCAACTCCGCTACGTTTTGGCGTAACTCGGTCAAAAGCGTTTCGATGTGTGTTTCAAAGCGGGTTGCGCGTGTGTGTTGGTTTGTGACTAATTCAAGCAACCGATCAAGCGCGCCTTCCATCCGTGTGTCGCTCGGCGCGGTAGGTGCAAGCTCTTGCGTCTTGCGTACGAGCGCTTCATGACAAGCTTGCGCGGTGACATGTGCAGCGGCGTACAATTGCGCCGCTTTCTCAATTTCGCACAAGGGCCGCGTTGCATGCAAAAGCGCTTCGAGTTTCGAGCGTGTCACAATGCTTTGCGTTTCGGCCTCGCGTACGGCTGCCCACTCAGGTGTCTGTTCGATCAAGGTTGTCATGTTTCGTTTCCGTTTTTCCGAGTTATTGGCCCAACAAGTTTTCAATTTCAGCGATGCAGAAGCCAACTGCAAGTGCAAATACAACAAATGCGATCCAAGTTTTCAAAAAACGCATTTAGCTGGGATCTCCTGCAATGAGTAGCTCTGTCACGGGTTGCCGCTTGCTTATATCACTGTTGACCGCGCGTCCGACTTGAATTTTCTCAATGCGCCATGAGGTTGTGTCGTACAGTTTGTGAATCAGCGGTGCGTTCGAGTTGGACACCAAGACATGCGCACCCCGTTCGCGGGCCTTTACCAAACAATCGCGTAGCCGTGTTTGCGCGGCGTCGTCGAAGGCTTCTTTGGTGTAACTCGTAAAGTCCGCGGTGGCGCTCACAGGCGCGTAAGGCGGGTCGCAATACACAAAACTACCGCGATCTGCAGCTTCTAGCGACTCTTCAAATGATTGGTGCAAAATCTCGGCACGTGAAGTTTGCAGTACGTTTGCTGTGTGCCGCAATTGCACGACATCGCACAAGTTGGGAAATGTAGTGAATTTACCCAAAGGGACATTGAAGGTCCCTTTCTTGTTCACACGGTAAATGCCGTTGAAACACAATTTGTTCAGGACGACGAAGCGGGCGGCAATCGCTGCGGGGGGCAGGCCCTGAGGCGTCATGCTGCGCATCTCTTCGTAGAACACCGGCACGGTGCAATCGGCATCGCGTAACCGCGCCACACAGGCTTGCAGTGTCCGGATCACGGCTTCGGTTTGGCTCCCTAGGGCCTGGTACGTTTCGATTAGCTCCCAATTCAAATCGGCGATAAGTGCGGGTATGGGCGCTTTTTGCGCTTTTTGGCTTAGCGCAAAAAACAGACTGCCTGCGCCCAGAAACGGCTCAATGTAATGCGTGTGGGCAGGCACGCGGGCCAATAGCTGTGGCACAAGCTTGCGTTTACCGCCGACCCAGCGCAAAAATGCCCCTGTTGGCTGCGTAGTCGGGCGGGTGCGCGCTTGGGTGGCAGGTGTCACGGAAATGTGTTATATAATTAGCACCGTGACTTTGCAATCTGAATCGCCGTCTATTTTGCCCGCTGCGCCTGACACAGTGGCGTTCAAGTTCATCACGAATTTTCGGCCTTTGCTCGTTCTCACGGGCACCGTGCATATCGAAGGCGGCATGACATCCAAGGCCGTTCGTGTGGCGCAAAGTGCGACCGATGCGCAAGTCACCATGCACCAAAGCGTATCTGATGCGCGCAAGCGGGCGAATGCCATAGCCTCTAAGTATTCGCGGTCAATTACGCGAACCTTGCGGTTGCTTAAGACGCCGTTTGGGGCCCTCGTGGATCCCGCAGACGCCAGGCGGATTCAAACGCTGCTGGTGGAAATCACGCAAACAGCCGCTAAGTTCAATACCCGCGCGGTCGATTGCCAAGTGTTCAACTGCTTCGTGCTGGAAAACTTACACGGGGTGCGGTTGGCAAGTTTCACGGGCTGGTTTAACCGGCGGATGCTCAACAAGGATCCCGAGGCACTTGCAGCGTTACCGAAACTTTTGCAGCCTTAGCGCCGTCGCCGTTCGTTGTGTTCGTCTAGTTTGGCGTTCAACAAAGTGTCTAGTTTGTTGTTTAGCTTTTCGACCAAGGTTTCGAGCCTGTTTGCTGTCGCAATGTTCTGTGCTGCTGTGCTTTTTAGGCTTGTGTTGATTTCGACCTGCTCAGTTCTGTGTGTGCTGTAGACATCTTGGGTGACAAAGACGCGAGCAGCCACAAACCAGCCTCCGGCAACAAGCGTTGCGCCCATGGCGATGGCAGCTGTGATTACCTGCCAAGTTTGCATGATTGACGGGCTGTTATTGTTGCCGTTCCCACCATTTCCGGCGTTATAGGGCAAGTAGCCTTGCTGTGGTGCTTGTACTGCAATGGCGTACGGACTTGAATACGCCCCGGTGTTGTGGCGCTGCGGAATAGCGCCAGGGTTTGTCAAATCGTCTAGGGTATTGCCCATACTTCGAGTGTAGACCGAAACGCTGAATTTGACGAAAACGCAGCATACGCGCAAGCTTTGGGAATGGCCAAACGCCGCAGACTTGGGGACGGATCTTTACCTTCTTGCACGCGACCAACTTATGGTGGTGTGCTTGCAGGCGATTTGATGGGCGGCCTTGCGCAGCTTGCGTTTGTTGCCGGGGGTGCCGGTGTGGGCTTTGTGGCCAGCAAAGCGTTTGCGCCTAGCAGAGCCACAGTGGGCGCAATCGTAGGCGCGGGTGTGGGTGCCATTGGCGGCATCTACCCTTCGTTGCTTGCACAGCGCGCAGGCACGCGGACCCCAGATTGCGCGGCACCCAGTCTTGCAGCGCTTTTTGGATACACTGTTGTCAAAACCGCCATTGCAGGCGCCGTAGGCGTGGCGACACGGCAATTGTGGCCTACCAACAAAACCTTGCCAGGCGTGGTCAGCTTAGGTGTACTGCTTGCCGTACCGCTTGCGGGTCGCGCCCTGATTCGGACATAAGACAAAGTGCAAAACTATCTCGCTGACGTTGAACTCGCGTGTCAAAGCGGTGTGGTGTATCCCCTTGAATGGCGGGAGACTCGCTTGCCCCCGTTGCGCAACGGTTTCAACATCGTACGCGAGGCGCATGGCGCAGCAATACGTGTGGTTTCCGCTTACCGCGATCCCGCATACAACGCGCAGCGACGCGCCGATTCGGTCCGACGCTTGATTGCAGCGGGGCGCACACCGGCACAAGCCGAACGTGAAAGCGGCGTTGCGCGGAAGTCACAGCACATGGAAGGGCGGGCGCTTGATATCTGCCCGGCAAGCTTGCCAGCTAAGGTCAGTCGCTGGACACTTGCCGATTATGCGACAATGCGGCAGTTTATTGCAGTGATCGGGCAATTGTATGCGCAAGGCAAATTGCCGATGCTTGGTGGTTTCGGGACGTACCCGCGTTGGGCGCATCTTGATACACGTGAAACTGATACGTTGATCACTTGGCAGGGTGCGTAGCCCGGTTACAATTCGTCGCTGTCGTCCGGGCCGCGCGCATCACGTTGCTTGCGGATGTAGTCAAGGCCTGCAAAAAGCAAGAACGCAATCGCAACCACAAGGCCAACCGTGAGTAGCGGCACCCAAAAGGGGGTTGTTTCTGTCGGGGCTATCGCAACGATTTTCATGCGGGCTCTGTCGGCGCTGCCGCTTGCAAGCCCGTCAGCCCACCAGCGGCCATCCAAGCGTCTACCGCTGCAGGTGATCCCCAACACGCGAGAGGGCACTTGTTATATAAATACGCAACATACGCGGGCAGGATTTGCATGTTGTTGTCGTCGGCGCGGTCGCACGCGGCTTTCAGATCGTTGCAAAGCACTGCATGTATGAATGCGCCTTGCGGCTTTCCGGTGCTTACGTATTGTTCCAGGTCGGCGACTATGTATCGCGCGAGGGTCATGCCTCTGAATGTGAAGTGGAACGTTGGCATAAATTTACCTTTTTGGTTTTACGAGTGTTGTGGCTGCTGCGAGTTTTTCAAGCGCAATACGTGTGGTTTCGAGAATTTCAAGCCGATACTCAACAGCGTATTTAGAGGCTTCTAGAATGGCTTGTGTTTGTGTAAGGCAAATGCCTTTTTGGTGGAGTAGTTTTGGGTTTTCAACATACGCATAGGCGTACACAAACCATGCGAACAATTCAGCTTCAAAAGGTATAACACTCGCGCAGTGGTGCTCGTCGCAAATCAATTTTAGGCAATCAGGCGTTACCGTCCACGCCATCTGTTGCGCCTGCAATGCCACGTCTTGCTGCGCACGTGCTTCTGCTTGGCGAAGCAATATTGGCATTGGATAGCTAGGGAGCACGGCGGCGCTGCGGCTGTTGTCAACAGGGATTTTGCCCCCAAACAGCATGTTCAAACTTTCAAATAGCAATACGCCGTTTCGTAGATCGGTGCGCAGACTGCTTGAGCCCTGTTGGTTATCGTTCATTGCGATTTCCAGAATCGCAACCTTGTCACCGGCATAGTTTGTAGTGCTGTGTGTGTTGATTGCGCACTGCAAGTCGTCTTTGGCAACAGATATGCGCCCCACCCGCAAAGCTTGTAATAACGCTGCTGTTGAGTCTATCTCTAGGGGCATTAGACAGTATCCGATTCCGCAAGCGCTTCAGTTAATGCAGTCTTGAGTGTCGTTGGCAGTTTGTCGAAACTTTCAACGGTTGCCAATTTCATTTGGTCACCAAGGCTCAGGCGTTTCATGCGAGTTTTCAAGGCTGCGTAGAGTTTTGCAGCACGCGCTTCGATAGTGATTGTAACGGTCAACGTAGTGCTCCTTGAGTGAAGTGAAGTGAAGTGTTCTAGGGTTTCAAAGTTCCAGTTGTGCGCCAGCTGCGCAAAACATTTTCAAACTCTTTAAGATCGGCAAGGGATTCGCTATCGCGGTGAAACACTACAATAGAGTCTCCCATGTTGGTTTGTCTTTCAGATCGTAGCGCGACTACGAGGCAATTTGAGGCTGTGCCTTCGCGAAAGCTGCTTATAGTGCATGTGCTGTTTTGGTGAACGATGCGCAAGCGTGTGTCTACTGGACGCACAGGCCAGAAACGCTGTACCCACAGCACACAACGTGGTGGCCCTTCGCCGTACAATAGATAAACCATGATCACAAGGCACAAGAAACTTGTGGCGGGCCACAGGGCTGTGATGCCATAAAGCAGCACGCCGGTAGACAATAGCAGCAGTACTTGTATGCCACGCGCTTTCACGTATGCGCGTGCGGCTGTCATGTAATTGCGGTTTGTGGTGCCGCTGGGTACTTGGTATTGGAACATTGACAAGCCTTACAGCAAGGGAGCTTTGCATGCACCACAACGAGGCTGCGCGCCTACAGGGGCAATGTGTGGAATACGATTTACGCGTAAGCATTTGGCGCATGTTTTATTGTTGGGCTTGTTCGCTGCGCTGGGTTTGCGGGGCCCGCACAAATCGCGTTCAAGCTGCGCAAAGCGCGCTGCGAACACGGGATCATTCAAGAGCGTATCAAGGTCTGCTTGTTGGTGGTTCATAACAGTTTGTGGCAGTTCGTGGCAGTGACAGAAATATCTACTTACGTTTGCGTTGTGGGACGCCGCTCGCAGCATTGCCTGTTTCTGCCACTAAAGCCGTTTGCGGTGCCATCGCAGCACGCAACAAATTGACGTTACAACGCGCGTTGACAGCATAAGCGAGATCCGCCAAGTCACGCAATGTCAGATTGCGCTCATCGCCTTCTAAAACGCTAAGCAATAAATCAGGTGTCCAGCCGATGCGTCGAGCAACTTGTACGGTGCTGAAACCTGCCTCTTCCATACGGCGGCGGATTTGCACCATGAAGCTTTCTATAAATAGCTGCGTTTCGTATTCAACTTTTTTAGTGGTTGCAGTGTCCATGGCTCTTAGGTTCCTATGTTCTTTCGGTTTTTGTAAGCCTTCAAGTTTGCGCCGCCGCGTGGCACCCTTGAAAAAAAGTGTGGAACTACATACCCACCAACGGATGGGTCGTAGCCGCCAACACCGCGTCTAGTGAACACGCGATCCCCTGGCCACCTGTCGCGACACTGGCGCTTTTGCATGTCCCAGTCCCGCGAACGATTGCTGGTTCGGTCGATCATAACTAAGTATCCTCGCTGTCAGTGCACATTAGACAACTTTCTACAATTGATTCAGGTGCAGCATCTTGTTGCTGCTTGTCTGCCTGCAAAAACGTGGACCAAGAGAATCGGCGTCCCAGGCCGTGCAGTGTAGGGCCGAAACCGGGGCGGGCCGTGTCTTCGATTGCTAGCGAACGTTTTCGCAAGTCCAGAGGTAACGCCAGTATTTCCGATTTCTTCGACGACGGGCAAAAAAAGCACGCCGATTTAGCAGGTATACTTAACCCCTGGCGCTCAATGGCTGCGGAGCACGCGGCCCGATCCCAACCCCAATCAATCAGCGGGAACCACAGTGTTGAACGTGGATTTGACGCGTGTTTCACGCGCGCAGTTTCCCCCGCATCGTAGCCAATGGCTTGCGTGTATTCGCCTGTGACTGCTTTGCGCAAGTATCGTTCAATGGGGCGACGCTTCCAGTGATCCGCGCACCGGCCAAAACCATACGCGCGCGAGGGTAGCGTCTCAGTCTTTAAGCATTCGTCTTCGAGCGACGAATACACAACGGTTGTGCCATCGCGCCGTTTGATGGTGCGGCCCGCGTTTGTCACACGGGTAACGGGTGGCCAGTCTATAGATGCCAGCCATTCATCAACACGTGAAATGCTCTCGTAAGTCTCTGGCTTTTCTCCGCCCGTGTCGGCGAACACGATGATCGCGGGCTTGATACCTCGTTCGTACAGACCGCACAGGATAGCGAGACTGTTAACACCGCCTCCGTAGTTGATTATTAAATTGAGCATAACGTCACCGCGTCCAACGCCGCCAACTCAAGATCGATTTCCGCGCGCGCGTCTTGCAGTTCGAGCCTACGCGCTGCGATGCCCTTGCTTGTCGCAAGGTGACTGAATATCCCGGCGCTTTTGCCATTTACGATCACCGCATGAACGCTGTTCCATTGGTGTAGTAGCCGCCCCCGTACAGGGACACTCGCGTCATACACCCACGCGGTCGCAGTCGAACCACTCGGCAATTCCGGCTTCACCCTGTGAGCTTCCAGCTTGCCCAACGCAATCCATTGGCGCGGTCCGCCCGTTGGGTAATGCTCCGCGATTAGCTTGCGCTCGTTTTGTGGGACCCATTGCGGCCAAGCGAAGTCCGCCCATCGATTCGAGCGAGGGGCAACAAATTCGTTTATTTCGTTCGACATGGCACCGCTCTCAATGATTTCATTGATGCTTTTCGATTCCATCATTGTTTTTGCCCCGCTAAGATCGGCGTCGATAAGACACGCGCCGCTAAGGTCGGCGTCGCTGAAATTCGCGCTGCTGAGGTTTGCGCCGCGAAGATCTGTGTTGCGGAGGCTTGCGGCGCTAAGGTCGGCGTCGATAAGATACGCGCCGCTAAGGTCGGCGTCGCTGAGGTTTGCGCCGCTAAGGTTTGCATTGCAGAGATCGATGCAGCTGAGGTTTGCATTGCGAAGGTCTGCATAGCGGATATTTGCACCGCTGAAGTTTGCGCGGCTGATGTCTGCGTTGCGTAGATCTGCGCTACGAAAATCTGCGTTGCGTAGATCCGCGTTGCGAAGATCTACGCCGCGAAGATCTACGCCGTGAAGGTCTGCGCGGGATCCCTCGCCCTTCCCATGCCGCCACAGTGCATGCAGGTGGAGGATGTCCGCTATTTCGGCAGCGGTCATGGCTTCACCTCCGTCGTGTCGTCTTGTGGAATGGGCACCACACGTTTCCAATTATCTGGACGGTTGTCCCAAAGGCGAAACACAGTGCCATCGTCACAAAGTGCATACAGGGTGAATAGCATTTCGCTAAAGGAGCCTGGCACGCTAGGTACGCCACACGATGTAATTTGGATGATCTTGCGTTTCACGGTTTCACCTCAACTTTCTCGCTGTCAGCTTGCGCGCATTCCGGCGGGGGCGCGGGTAGCCGCAATCTTGACCAATGCGTGTAGTAGTCGGGCGTAAAATCATCGTCCAACGGGCTGCCAACCCATGGCGGTTCTTCGAGAGGAAAGCGCCACCACAACACGCATCCATAATCCTCGTGGTATTCGGCTGCAGGGTACGCGGCGCTAGGCGCGTGTAGCTTGTCGATGATTTCGTCAAGCTCGGCAATGGTGGTAAAGGCTTTGGCAATGGCCACTTTAAGAGCATCAATGCAATCAGTGGCGTAATCCCCGATGTCAAAGCTCTCAAATTCGCAGTATTTGCCTTCAGGGTCTTCGACCATTGCGGCGGTTGTGTACAACCCATCCGATGATGTTTTCTTTTGGATGCTATAGCGTTTCATGGTGTCACCTCAACCTTTTCATTTCGCAATCGCTTACAAGCAATCTCAAAATACTTTTTGTCGCGCTCAATACCTACGAAGCGGCGGCTTGCCCGAATTGCAGCGACTCCCGTTGTGCCGCTGCCCATAACATTGTCGAGCACTAGATCGCCTGGATTCGTGTATGTCCGGATCAAGTACTCCATGAGCGCCACGGGCTTCTGCGTGGGGTGCACGGTGTTCTGGGCATTTGTGAATGTTAAGACAGATTTAGGCATGCTCTTATCTGCAGGGCATCTATATGCACTTAGGCCGAATTTTCCGTAACAGTCTGATCCCGCGGATCTTGCTGTCTGAGGGCGAATGCGCTCTTTAGGCTTATCAGTGATTTGCGGGTTATACGTAGTCTGCTTGCTGTAAAACACAAGAACGTCTTCGTGATCGCGCATGGGCATTTTCCAAGCGTTCAGATGCCCGCGTGCCTTCGTTTTTTTCCATATCCATGAATACTTAAACATTCGGGTGTTGCTCATCACCAAAGCGCTTGTAAATGGTTGAGCAGCCGTGAGTACAATCGCTGCATTGGGTTTGCAGACCCGTTTGTACGCAGCCCATAACGGCTCGAATGGGATAACTGAATCCCACTTACATTTTGATGTGCCGTAGGGCAGATCGGCTAACACCATGTCGATTGAGCCGTCTGGTATTTCAGCCATGCGTGCAAAGGTGTCCCCTAGCAAAGCCCGAAACATGCCGTCGATTCCTAGCGCCGCGTTAGTGCTCACAGTTTGGCCAACACTTGGTGTTCGCGCCACGCAGCTATAAGCGCCTCGACGTGATCAATGGGAACCATGGATGATCGCCCGTGGTGCGTCAGCATTCCACGGCTGTCTATGGCGCACATGACCGCGCCGTTGCATGTCAACAGGATATCCGGCGTACCCCCCTTCTCGATTGCCCAAGCGCCTTCGAGTACTCTGATGGTGCTCATGGCTTCACCCCGAGCACGATGTTGAACCCTGCATGTGGGTTTGCCTCCTCAAGCGCAGCCAACCGCGCGAGCATTGTCTGTATCGCCGCCAAGGTCGCGTCGTTGGTTTTCGTGTATCGAATTAGCGCCTGCGTATGTGCTTCAATCACGAGGGCATCGGCATCGGGTGCCTGTGGTGCTAACTCCAAGCGCTTGCGCCTCACACTTTCGAGGCAACGTTCAGTCGCAGCCGAGGCGCGCGCGTGGTCCAGCATTAAGGCCCCCGGCGATTCACCGAGTTGCAGATGCCCTTCGTGCGTCCAGCGGGCAAGGTACGCCGCAGACTTTATACTTTCAAGTTTGGTCCTTTCGTACGCGGTCCATTCTTGTGTGTCTTCAATGTTCACTGTCCGTCCTCCGTCGTTGTCGCGTAAATCTCGCGCACCATCCGCGCCAGTGCGCGTCGAACACTACGTCCATTTCAGACGTAGCGGTCCCAGTTCAAGGCTCCGCTACGTCTGAGGCTTAAAACAAGCGCGCTACCTATGGTCTGTGTTCAACATAGATTTTTGACCTACGTCCAACTCGTAATCCCAACACCAATAGTGCCCGTGAGCGGCTTTCTTACTCCTGTGCACTACAGACGCGGCGTGACTTACCTGACGGCCATTAGCGTCTTTTTTGGCGGCGTCACCTTCGACAAATGCTACGTTGCATCCCGATTCATCGACGATATCGCCGCAGGTTCGAACATCGCCCCACCAAACTGTGACTAAGGCATCTCGTGGAGTTCCCAGCGGATCAACGTAGATCACATGTTGCCCCACTTCGTATTTGTATTTGCGGTCGGTCATTGGCTGTTCCTTTTCTGTGTGTTTAACTTTGTTTCTTCGTTCATGGCTCACGGCTGCGAATGCGTTGCGTATGGCTTCACTATGAGCACGCATTTTCGCTAGATCGATCAGCAGTTGTTCGGCCACGGGCGGGAGCACTTCGGGTTGCACTTCGAGTTCGGTGGTCATGATTTAGCCTTTCGCAACCTCAGCGCGCCATCGGTTTCCAGCAGCGGTCGTTCCCAAGTTGGTCATGTGGTCCGCCCAACGGTCTTCTCGTTTCCACCAGTACGTGAGCGCAGTGTGTGACCTGTCCCAATTCCATTTACTCTTTTTGATTCGGTGTGGGCGTTTCACTGCCTAATCCAATCCCGTTTCTTCCGGGGCAGTGCGCACCAGGCGCGCCATATTTTCAAGGGCGGCGGCGAACGCCTCCCTGCGGCTTCGCGACTTTGGGAGCCAGAAGGTCACGGCACTTCGATCATCATCTTCTGGCGGATGATGCAGCATCGGTGATGAATGCAGGATAAGTTGTACTGCATGGTAAGTGATTCCCGTATTACTGCCCTTGCTTATCAGTGATGTTTCTGCCGTGATCTCTTGGCTGTAGACATTGATCCTCATTGTCCGCCCTCCGTTACTGTGTCGCTAGGCTTGCATGAAGCCAACCCTTCTGGGAATACAATTAACGTAGCCACGTTGTCTATTGTCGAGTACGAGATTTCAACAACCACGTCCTTGTGCCCAGCATCAAATAGCCCGTGGCGTAATTGCCAGGCCCTTTGAAACATCATGTTAGGGAATTCGACTTGAACGACCAAATAAGGCACGTCGCACTCGCGTTCGGTTGCAGGCTTGCACGTGCCGTCGTCGATAACACTGTAGCCGAGGCGCTGAATCAGCCCGGCTACGCCGCGAATTCTAGGGCTTAAATACATTAGCCGCCCTTCATCGCTGTAGCGATAGGCTTGCGTGAAGCCCAAGGAGTTGTTGCAGCCATGATTTCGATCAAAGCATCTGCCATTCGTGTAGCGCTGCCATAGGTGGCGTTGACTCTGACGGGATAGTCGGAGTATGCGCCGTAACCGGTGGCGTTGCTGGTGGCGGCAACAGCTGCGTCGTAGATGGCACTCACTGCGTCATAGGCGGCATCGGCGGCGTCGGTCCATTCGTTAGCATCAGGTTCGTCGCCTGCAATTCGGCGCTCGTACAGCACCGCGATCTGTTCGCCGTACGTAGTAATATCGCGTTCATGAAGCTCGACACGTAAGAACCATACGAACCAGCGAGCCAGTACGTGCGTTGTGTCCGCTCCCGGCGTAAGCGCGTTCGCTACACGACCGGGCCAGTCGAGCGCCAGATCGAGGGGCAACAATTCGTGTAGCCGATCCACAAGGCGTGCGATCTTGATGCCGTCGTTTCGCGCGTTGTTGCCAATCACCACAGTCGCAAATTCCTCGTGGTCGTAAACGTCTAGGCTGCAGCCGATTGCGCAACCGCGCTTGCCGTTCCACCCAATACCCTGGATGATTTCGTCAGCAGCACGATGCGCGGCGATGCGCGCTCGTACTGTTTCATGTTGCCCCGTGGACCATGCGGTCATTGTGTGTATTGTGCGCATTGGCTATCTTTTGCAGTGTTGTAAATCTCGTGTGTGTTTTACTCTGGCCATTCATCTTCTTGCGCTTTTCGCGCTATAGCAATGACGGCTTTAAGCGTGGCAATTTCTGTTTCGAGTTCAATTCGTTTAACTTGCGCTATCGGTGCCCAAGGTAACTCACCTCGCAAATGCGCTTGCAATTTTACAAGGTCTTCGCAGGTGAAGCCGGATTTGATCGCTTGGCCGAGAACACCTTCGAGCCGTTGCACATGTGTGTAAATACGAAAGTATTCGTTGTCGCTCTCAGCCGCCGCTGCTACGAGTTTGGCATTTGCGGCAGTAAGCGTTTCAACCTGCGCCGCCAAGCGTTGAACTGATGTTTCAAGGCCCGCTATGTGATTTTCTTTGAGCGTTGTCATGGTGCGCGTGCAGCTTTCACACGATACAAGCGTGTTACTGTTGGCATGGCATCATAATAACAGGCGAAGCCTGCAGGCGTGAACGTCACTCGGTGCCAAGGGAAATCGCCGCCCGGGCTGGCTTCGACAATCTTGCCTTCCATCGCAGCCTTTAGCGCTGCGCCTGGCGCCATGGGTTGCCAACCCTCAAGCGGTTTTGCAAGGAGTTCGCGCGCTGTTTGCACTGCCGTTTGAATTTCAGCATGGTCGTCTAAATCGACATCAAGCATCTCAGTCATTGTTGTCAGCAAGGCTTCAAGCTGCGCGACACGTGACATTTCAGGTACGATTGCGGATAGAAGGCCAAAATCCGCTACCGTGTCGAAGCCGGAATTTTGTGGCGCAAGCATTTCGCAAATTTGCCGACAATGCGCGTGGCACTGCAATTCGCCCCATTCGAGAGTTGTCATAGATTCGGGCCAACCATCGCTTGCGGTATCGCGTACCTCTTGCAATGCACTGTTAGCGAACGCTTCAGCTTTGGCGGCTGTCTCGAAGACTTCGATGTAGTTTTCAAATGTTTGAACGTACCAAGCCATGTGTGCCCCTTTCTACTCGATTGTGTTGATAGTAATGCGTGCGCGTAAGCCCGTGCGCGCAACGTTCATGGCATGGGCTCCCCGATGTGTTCATTCATTTTCATTTTGCGGTATTGCCGAAAGCCTCGGAAATTGCCGCTTTGAAGCTGTGCAAGGCAGGTTTCGATTTCAAGCTCAAGTTGTGTGATCTGTGTTTGCGGCGCAGCTTCGCGCTGTTGGCGATATGCCATGCGCATGTTGTTAAGCTCGTGTGTCGATAAATGCGCGGATTGGAACCATGCTGGATACGGCATTGCCATGGCTACGTGCTCTGCAGGCGTCGCATGAAGCGGCACCTGTGCAATCAACCTGTCGTGTAGCCTGATGTCTTCCATCAAGTCACGTTTGCCATCATGTGTTAAGTACGAGACGCGGGCGCAACGGCCAACCGAAACTTTGCACAAGACGGTTTCGATTTCATGTTTGATGAATTGGCTATCAGGCCGTGTTGTTGAATCGTAGCCATCTTCGATCCATTTGGTAGCAAGCTCAACGTCTTCAGGACCGATAAACGGCAAATGCCATTGACCCGCGGCAAGCGGCATCGGCACAGACTTTCCAACAGACTCCATCGCCATATCGGCGAACCGGTGCATATGGGGTTCTGCGTCTTTGTGGCAACGTAAGCCTGCAAAGTTGGTCCAGCTTGTGCCCGACATGACCACTGTGATCCACATTCCGGGTTCCACGACACGATTGACAATTTGTTTGTGCAATCCGAGCGCGATGCCTTTGCGCGCATGCGCTACTGATTGGTTTACGCCTTCGCGCCACCAAGCTTCAGCGGCGGCTTTGTCGTCAATCTCTGCCAAGGCTTGCATGCCGGATTGGTTTGCGCCCCACCAGATCGGAACCACAGGATCCGTTTCGATGGCGCTCAACATCTTCTCAACGGGAATCGCGCGCGAAGATGCCGAGCATTTGGACAAAATCCGATGCGTCATGTTCTCGCTATGAATCATGCGTGGATACGTCGCGAGCATCGTTGTTAGCCGGTCGCCTGTAGGGCTTACCGAGTCTGCAAGAATACGAACTGAAAATGCCATTTAAAAATCCTAGTGCAACAGTGCAGTGTTGTTTGTGAAGGGGGCCAGCCCGGCAGCGCAGACAATAACGATTTCGGTTTCGGCGTGTAAACTGGGAATGTGCACCAAAAATGTATTGGGGTTGATCTGGCCTTCCACAATGCCCATGCGGCCCGCAAAACGTAGCGAGCACCCACAGTCTTTCGTTAACTGAATGGGCGTACCCAATGCAAATCTTGGCGTTTGTTTTGTGAACACTTTTTTAAGGGAATCCCAAAGTTTCATAGTTTTTCTGCCTTTTTGGTCAATTCTTCGAGCACGTCTCTAGCTGCCGCGCGTAAGCATGCGCGATCCATACTGTTTAACGGCGGCTGATTGCACAGCGTGCCTTTGCCGTCAGGGCTTGCATGCTTTTCCAGCCATTCAACATCTACGTCTACGCAGATATCGTGTTTCAGCAGGGCCGCCAGCCTTTGCCACACACGTTGCCTTGCCGCTGCGCGTGTCATGACGCGCATGGTGTGTTCAAATGTTTTTCACGAAGGTTGACAAGGTTGCTTGCCGCCGAATTCGCGGCGTCTGCAAAGTCGGTTAATTGCGTAATCAAGCAATCAAGCTGCAACCTTGTGGCCCCCGGCTGATAGCCGCTTTCAGACGCTTCACCATCTGGGTACGCGGCACCGAGCGCATCATCAAGCAAATCAAAGTTCTGTTCCATTTCAAAAGCATCGAATGCAACACTCAGTTTTGCGCGGATGGCCGCAATGCTTTTGGGCAAAAATTGCGGTGCAGCTTGTTGCTGTTCGGTAACGGTAGTTTGCGCGGTGTCGTACGCTGGACAAGGCGGGGAGAAGCTCACTACATCCGCAGGCGTAGGCGCCCAAGGTGCAACCGGGGTCCAAGGCACAACCGGCGCGGGCCCGTCAAACGTCGCAGTAACGAACGCGGCCCAATGGGGCGTAATGGCGTTACCAAAAATGCAACCAAACTTCTCTCCTAGATACGCCGCTTGGTACGCTTGCATTTCTAACGCTTTGCCTGTGTGCTTCGAGGCATGCGCGAAGTTTGTGCCGTGCGCCTTGTAATTGTCATTGCAGATTTTAATGAATTCGTTCATCAAACCTGCAAACTCGATAAATGCATGCACACCGATGTGCGTGGCGGTGTAGTAAAACGCCATGCTAGCGTTGTGCATTTCGCTGAGCATCACTTGCAGTTCTTCAGCTGTCGTTGTTGTTGGTGTTTCGGTCATGTCCATGTCCATTTTGCGGCTCCGGTAAAGTGTCTTCGAATGTTTCATGTTGCTCGCCAACGGTTTTGTAGTTGGCGTTAACTCGGCCTTCAATTACGGCTACACGCAATGTGATGTTATTGCCCGCGCCAAGTTGATTGTGCAACCAACCGACACACGGCAGCTTAGTGGTTTCGTGGCATACGAAAACATGTAACCCTCGCATAAGATGCGCGTCTTGCGCAATCGTGCGTTTAAGTCCGGCGTGTTTTGTGGGGCAATACCCATTAGGGATCTCGTGGGGGTCAACGTCCACACGCCAAGGGCAATGTGTGCATTGTTTGCGGGGTTTTTTAGTGGGCATGTTTACGTCTTTGTTACAATTTTGAAAGACATTGGATATTGCCCGTTCGTCTTGCAATTTTGTAAGGCATTGCACGGCCTTTGTCACGTAGTGTTGACCGTAGAGGCGCAGCTTATGCTTGCGCGTTGCAATTTTGAAAGGCATTGCACGGCCTTTGTCACCCTTAAACCGGAGGCGGCGGCCGACGTGGTATGCCGGTTGCAATTTTGAAAGGCATTGCACAGCCTTTGTCACGCTATCCTCTTTGGCGCCAAGGCGCGAACGCAGTTCGCGTTGCAATTTTGAAAGGCATTGCACGGCCTTTGTCACGGGCGCACCCGTTGGTGTAGAGGTAGCTGGTGATCCGTTGCAATTTTGAAAGGCATTGCGCAGCCTTTGTCACAGGCCCAGCAGGCGCCACGCCCGCGGGTCCAAGTTGCAATTTTGAAAGGCATTGCACAGCCTTTGTTACAGCATAAGCTGCGGTAGCGCGGTCAACACCACGCGCACGTTGCAATTTTGTAGGGCATTGCACGGCCTTTGTCACACAGCAGATCGCGCGCTGGCCTTTCCCCATGGTTGCAATTTTGTAAGGCATTGCACAGCCTTTGCCACCGGCCATGCACAGACTGCGCGTGCGAAGTTGCAATTTTGAAAGGCATTGCACGGCCTTTGTTGCGCAGTGAAGATATACGCGCAGTTGCAATTTGTAAGGCATTGCACAGCCTTTGGCACGCAAGGCTGCGCGCTGTTGCAATTTTGAAAGGCATTGCACAGCCTTTGCGGCAAATTGTCGCTTTAGTCGTTGGTACACCAAAGTCTTGGTCGGAGGCACTTTCACTTTCTGGCTTTTGTTGTTGTTGTTGTTGTTGTTGTTATTGCTTTGCGAATAGGGCATTCATTTTGCCCATGACTTCAGCACGACCCGCATCGGTCGCTTTCACATAGTCGAGTGTCGTTTGCAGACTGCGATGCCCTACACGTTCTTGAATTACTTTGGGAGCCACGCCTGCGTCAAGCATATGTGTGATCACACTGTGGCGCAGAACGTGTGGATGCTGGCGGCCCTTTGGCATACCCGCTGCGCGTAACACGGGCGCAACGATTGCGTACACTTCGCGGCGGTCCATGCCCCATCGTTTGCCCGTAGCCGCGCAATGATGGCAAGGCACACGTGGGCCCTTGAAGCGCCGTTCACCATCGCGCATTTGCTTTGCGCGTTGGCCGGTCCCTTCACAAGTAAGGCACTTGCCTGGCTTGCGTGCCGGAAACAGATAAAGCGCTTGGGTGGGTTGGCTGATATGCGTTTCGCGTTCTGCAAGCCACAGGGGTAAGGCTGCTTGGCAATTGGGCATCAGGAACTGCCAGGCCTTGCTAGCACCACCTTTGAGGTGCGTAGGCCGTGCGCGATTGTTCGGCAAGTCCACGTCACGCAACAACTGTTGGCCCGGCTCTGCGGTGCGTGCGCCAAATTCGTAGCACCATGCTGTCAATGTGAAAGCAAGCGTGCCTATAGTGCGTGCCGTACGCAAAACCTGTTGGATCTCTTGCACGGTATAGACCGCTTCGGAATCGACATCTTTATGCGCCACAATACCGTCCTAACCTGAGGGTTTTCGGCGTTAATTTGCCGCCCCATTGAAACCAGCATACGGCATCCTTGTAAGGATGACAAGCAAAATGTTACCTAAGAAAACACAATAAAAACAGGGGGTTAGGCCTGGGCCCAAAACGAAGGCCAAAATAGCCGTCGTTTTTGGGCCCCAACCTGTCGAAATGGCGCCTTCAATTGCGAAAAGTGGTACGGTAAGCAGCATGGCGCGACCTAAAGGCGGTTTGTACAATGTTCGGGATTCCACACCGATAGCGTTACGGGTGCCCAACGAATTGCTTGCCCAGGCCCATGAGCGTTGCGGCGGTAAAGCCGCGTTAACCGAATGGCTGCGCAATCATCTACGAATCGCCTGCGCGATTCCCCTAGACTTTGATGCGGGCTACTACGAAGGCCGGGCCGCGGGCTGGGCGGAAGCCAACAAGCAATTCAGATCACGCATGGCAGGCGTGTTCGACAAGCCCTAAGACGTGGGCGTACACTGGTTTACTGATGAGCGCTCCCACGCGAAACTACACCGTAACCATTGATGACGCTGGCCGCCGCTGCTTACGCACGGGAGCCTCGTACAGCCTAACTTGCTTGACAGACACCCAGTGGGTCAAGTTGTTCGGGCGGCGCATGACAAAGCCCAAGCGTTACGGTTGCGGCAGTTATGCCTGTGTTTACGAGTCTGATGAGGCTGGCAAAGTCATTAAGTTGACTACCGATCCTGGTGACGTGCACACCACAATGGGCGCACAGGGGATCCCCGGTGTTGTGACACTGTATAGTGCCCTGCAAATTGCAGGCAATGACGAGCGTTGGGCGATGCGCGTCGAAAAGCTAACACCTACAGCCGCTTCAGAAACACTTTCTGACGGTTTGAAATGCGCCCGTAGAACCCCGGCTGTAAAAGTACATGCGCAATGTTGTGATATGCAAATTGTACGCGCATTGAAGACAGCTGCGCGCATACCCGTTGCTGACACGGTGTCTTCTTGTCTCAGCCTAATGGCCATGGTGCAACAGACAAGCGATGCGTTTCGCGAACGTAAGCTGTTGTTCTTCGACTGGCATGCCGCCAACCTAGGGCGCAACGCCAAAGGCAAGTGGAAGATTCTCGACCTTGGTTACAACGTGGATTACGTCGCAGACCGGCCAGTTCTCAAAGGGGCGCGTTCTCGTAAAAGACGCCGCAAGCTCAATCTTGCGATGCTGTAGCTACAAATAAGAAAGCGGACCAGCACGCCAAGGCACTACCCTTGGCTGAGTCCGCTCAATGTACGGTTTGCCTAAGTGCGCTACCGGCCTTCGAGACACCGTACGGGTGTAAGCTTAGCAAAAGCGTTGCCTCCTGTACAAAACGCTGGCAAGCTGCGCGGCATGCCTAGGGTTATCACCGTTATTGACGATTTCTTGCCCGATCCCGATGCCGTGCGAGCGCTTGCGCTTTCGCAAGAATTTGGGCCAAGCGACTACCACAAGGGTTTGCGTAGCGCCGCGCGTTTCCATCACATGGTTGATCCTCAGGTGATGGAAGACGCCCTAGGCCTGCAAGTTGATGATTGGGATCGCCACGGCATGAATGGCCGCTTTCAAATTTGCACGCCGCTTGACCCCATTGTCTATCACGCGGATTTGCAGACGCATGCAGCAACGCTTTACCTAACGCCCAATGCACCTGTGGAAGCGGGCCTTTCGCTTTACCGCAGCAAGATCACAGGTGCACGACGCGCGCCTTTGAATCCAACACTGGCAAGCGCTACGTTCGACAACAACTTGCTAGACCCGAGCAAATGGGAATTGGTAGACAAGATCGGCAATGTCTACAATCGATTGGTGATTTGGGATGGGGCGCTCATTCATGCAGCATCGTCATACTTTGGGCATCACCCAACCAATGCACGGTTATTCTGGATGTTCTTTTTCGACATGAAGCGCTTTGCTGCGCCCGAGCCCGTGCCCACGGCAGCGCCTGCGCCCGAGCCTGTAAACGCAAAACGTAAAAAAGCGTAATGCATGCATGTTGCAATCACGTATTGGCCGCAAGCCGACAAAGCGCATTACAAGTTAGCTTGTGAAATCGTTGCAGCGTTTGAAGCTTGCGGCGTTACAGCTGTATTTGTGGCATTGCAAGAAGACCGCGCGCCGCTTGAGTTGCAAGCTCAAAATTGCAACATTGAAAAAGTTACGAGTTCGGCGTCGGTATATTTGTGACAAAGGCTGTGCAATGCCTTACAAAATTGCAACACGGATGCTGCCATGAATGCACTTGCAGACGTAGCGATCTACCGACTGTTTCAGCTACCACCACAACGTGTGTTTTTCCTCACAACAGCAGCACCACAAGCCGAGCTATTTCGTTTCTTTTTGCGGATCCACAACAGTTGTCATGTTATACACTGTATCGGCAGCGACACTTTCATGACAGACTTCGGGCAATACAGCAGCGCCCCGTGGTTCACTGGGTTTTACGATTTCGCGCACGCGTACGCAGCTGCAGCCCTAGCGTTGTGACAAAGGCTGTGCAATGCCTTTCAAAATTGCAACGAGACGAAAATAGTGTGAAAGACGTACGGCCTGTGCGTGCCAAAGGCTGTGCAATGCCTTTCAAAATTGCAACTCGATTCTCTTGGCCCTCCTTCTTGTGACAAAGGCTGTGCAATGCCTTTCAAAATTGCAACCCGTGCATCGGCTTGGCGAACGCCGCTTGCGATTTCGCGATAAAGGCTGTGCAATGCCTTTCAAAATTGCAACATTATAAAAGTTACGAGTTCAAGCAATGCCCACCAAACCTAAAGCAAAAGCCGCGAGCACTAAACTCGCACCAACAGCGCACGACGCTGAAAACGTTGTTACCGACAAAACTTGGAAAGCCCAAGTGACAGGCGCACCTACGGGCGCGCTCATCCTTGTAGACTTTTGGGCCCCATGGTGCGCGCCCTGCAAAAGCATGGGCAAAGTTCTAGACGCGTTGCTAGCAACGCCACCCTATGCCGCGATTGCTTGTCTTAAATACAATCTCGACGATGGCGAAAAGCAAGTTGCAAAGTGCAACGTACAGGCGATCCCTACTTTGTTGCTGTACAAGAATGGCAAACAGCTTGCGCGTAGCGAAGGCGCGCTGTCGCGTGCTGGCCTGGCGGCCTTCTTGAAGCCTTTCATCGCTGTTTGACACCGATAGCCGGTTGCCGTCAAGCTCAGAGGATGGACGCGGCGGAAAAACAGCAGGCAGGGCAGATTGCACTTTTGGTTGGTGCTGGGGTTGCGGGCTTGGGCGGACTGTTACTGGCATTGCGCAAAAGCGCCGCCATGCAGATCCAGCCCTACACCCTACCAAGCAACCTAGGTGACGCGTTCGGCACGCTCGGTGCGCCTATGTTGCCCGAAACCCGGCAACGTCTTGCTGAATTACGCAAGGCGTTGGCCGCCGTCAAAGCTGGGCGGTACTGCAAGCCGCTTTACTGCCGAGTCACGCGGCGCGATGGGCGGAAGGGCAAATGCCCTCAAGGGTTTCGTACCAAAACCGATGCTGTGAAAGAGTTGTTGGACGAAAACCCCCGCCTGTCGGCGTGGCTGCAAAGCTTGGGTGAACCCAATTACCGGGCCTGGGTGCGCAATGGCCGCGTAGGGCCTAAGCCAATGCCGGGGCAACGCGAGGTTGGCCTAGATGCCTTCGACATTCGGTGGGATCTGCGCGGACGCAATCAAGTTGGTACCTGGGTCGAAGCCTTGTACCGCACCCTACCAAGTTCTCGACGTTGGCGGGACCTCCCCGAACGACTGGCTTTCTTTGAAGAACAGGTAACAGCTGCAGGCTTGCGGGCTGATGTGGTTGCGCCCGAAGCTTTGGCCAGGTTGCTACTCACCGATCAAGCTGTTGAATCCTGTAAAAAGCATACGCCAAAAGCTAAAGCTTTGGCCGCACGGTTGACCCGCGCCAAAGCCAGCGCCAAACGCGATGCCAAGAAAGCCCGTGCGAACGCCGATTTGCCGTTTTAGCCTATTTGGGCGAAAGTCAGTACATGGCTCGAAAACTTTTGCACACAACTAAGTACGGCACTTGCAAAGTCCAAATTTACAAGGACAACTACGCAGGTGAGTTTGTGGTCACAACCACAGTCAAAGGCAAAGTGGTTGGTGGCAAAAGCGGTGGCGGCGACTTCACCGAAAGCAAGCAAGACGCGCGAAACTCTGCAGCGCATCAGCTTCGTTGGCTCCGCAAGCATCGCGCACGCATCTGTAAGGCGTAAGCCGCCTCACGCGTTAGGCTGTTATATAGCTCAAATTGACAGCTATAGTGTGCCGTTGCAGGCTTGTACATGGCCTTTCGTTTACCACCCGACCCCGATGACACGGGGGACACCGACCCTGAAGGGGTGATCCCTACTCGGATGGAAATCCCCGTTACAGCGCAATTAGACGCGTTGGTTGCGGCGAAATACCGGGGCGTCATAGAAACCGACCGGCGTTGTGAAGAACGGTTGGTTGACGCTCGTGGCTATGGGCATGCTGTAAGCGTTGCTGTAGGCGCAATTGTCGCTGTTAGTGCTCTGGGCCTTGGCATTACGCTGGCTTGGCTTTTTCGCTAGGCCGCACGTTGCGTGATAGCTTGAAAGCATGAGCAGCAGCAGCAACCCCGTGAAAAAGCCTCGCGCATCTCGTGCTAGTGCCGGTGGCAGCATTTGCACCCCGGAACGTGACGACCAGGCGATCACATTGTGCATGCGCAAGACGGGGCGTCGCCCAAGCCAACCAGTCACAAGCGGGCAAGACGCCTGCAATTACGTGCGTGGAATAGCGACTTCAGATCGCGAAAACATGCATGTGCTGCATTTAGATGTGCGCAACCGGGTGATTGGTTCTGAACGGGTCGCCATTGGCACACTTGACAGCGTTGAAGTCCACCCCCGTGAGGTGTTCAAAGGCGCCATCTTGAACAACGCTAGCCGGATCATCCTGGCACACAACCATCCATCGGGCTTGGTCACGCCTTCAAAAGCCGACATAGACCTGACAAAGCGCCTTGGGGAAATCGGAAAGATGATGGGCATTCCCGTGCTTGACCACGTTATTGTGGGCACCGAGCAAAACGCGCCACAATGTCATAGTCTGCGCCAAGTGGGCGATGTTATGGATGCCGTTTTTGGCGCGGATTTCGCCACCAGCGCAAAACGGGGCCGCAAGCGCGCCAGGCTGTAAATTGAGCCTCTGCGCCGGGTGGCGTACCATCGGTAGGTGGCCTACCCAAAACTAAAGCGTGTGAAAACCCTTGGCAGGGGCCCTGCGGCGCCACCCGGCGCTGAAGTGTGCTTACGGCAAGGCGTATCACGCGCATGGTTGCCCACTAGCGGCAAGTACTCTGTGTGCCTCTCACCGACCCAGCAAGCGCGCTTATTCCCCGAAGGGCCCCCCGTGGTTATCGGTTGTGGTGCGTTTGCCTGCGCTTACGATGGGCCCACGGCCAAGACCGTCGTCAAGCTGACAACCGATGTGTCAGACATTGCCAGTTTGCAACAGGGTCAAAGCTATGACGTGATCCCCGAGATGATTGACGTTTACGAATTGCAACCGGCGCGAACGCGCTGGTTAGGGCGTCCGAAAGGCGCAACAGGGTATGCACCTCCTACTGTGTACGCTGTTGAAGTTGAACGCCTTGCACCATTGGCCGCACGTTGGAAAAAACCCTTAGCTTGTTTGGTCGCCACCGGTTTTGACCGTAAAGCATGGGGGCGTTTTCAACGCGGTGACCTCACAGCACCTGAAACATGCTGTACGAATAAGAAAGGCGTTGGCGATAACGCTTGCCGCGAAGCGCTTGAAGTGTTTCGTGACAACATTGAAACGGTACAATCCGACACGGGCCTTGTGCCCACGAACGATTTGCATATCAAGAATGTCGGCGTTGCAGACGACGGCACTTGGAAAATTTTAGACTTGGGCTTTTCCGCAGGAGTTGACAACGTGTACAAATATCCCATGAGACTCGAAGGCGCTCGCGCTCGCGCCACACGCAGCAAACTTGGTATGCCAGTGTCACCAAAGAAAAAGGTCGCATTGAGCCTCGGCCTTGCCAGCCTTGCTGGGTTGGCGGCATTCTTCATTGCACGCAAAGCGCGCGCGGATGATTTTGCAATTGATAAATTGCGTAAAGATGCCGATGTTTCCGCAGGCGCAGCACGGGCCGCTGCGGCATCGGTAGATGCTGCCAACGCGCGCGCAGCTGCTGCAAGCGGTGCTGCCGCTGATGCGCAACGTCGGCAAATAGCAGCTGAAACGCTTGCGACCAATGCGGGATCGGCTGCTGCTGCTGCCATTGCAGCCGCTGAAGCTGCGGCTGCCCAAGCTACGGGCCTTGCAACCGCAGCCCGTGAAGAAGCCAATGCGACTCGACGCCGCGGCCTTGAACGCGAAGCTGCGTTACAAGCGCAACACGCCAAACAATTACAAGCGCGTGCCGCACAAGCGCAGCAAGTACAGCAAACAGCGACCACAGCAGCGGCAGCACAAGCTACCACCGTGCAAGCCGCAACAGAGGCTGTGACGCAAGCGGTGGCACAACGTGAAGAAGCGAAAGCGGCTGTCCAAAGCAATGTTGTAGCCGCAAACGAAGCGACAACGAAAGCCAACACGGCCACGGCCAGTATGGAAATGAAACGCCAATTGGTCGCAGGCGCATTTCAAGAAACGCTTGCACGCGTAAAAGCTGCAGAGCCCGGATTATCGCGACAAGCGGCAATCAACAAAGCTGCGGCGGTCTTGAAAGCCGCTGGCATTGTGCTTGATGCACCAAACCCCGCCGTGTCCTTTTGGCAGATGCCTGACGATGCCTTTCGCGAGAAAGTCACAACAGCCGTCAATTCGTACACACCACCTGCACCAAAGGCAAAGCCTGCGCCAAAATCAAAGTCTGCGCCAAAGGTGAAGGCCCCAAGTGTGCGAACCATTGTGCCCGCTGATAAGTTGGCACTAGCGCGCAATGCTTGGGAAGCAGCTATTGCGTATGCAATTGCGCGCGCCGCATCTGACCAAAAACAAACGTTAACGCGACAAGCTGCTTTCAATATTATCGCGCAACCGTTTATCAAGGGATCTTCGGCGTTCCCTGGTGCGCCTACAGTGCCGGTGTACACCGAATTAAGCTCCCCGGTGCCTTTCTGGGCGCAATCAACAGACACCATTCGCAAACTTATGGGGTGGGCACTTACTGCAGCAAAACGTGAAGTTGACAGCAAGTTGATGGTGTTGGCGCTAGACGCGCGCAATGCTTACACCACAGTGCCGATCAATGCACTTGCACGCAATGCAAAGGGGCAACCTTTGTTACGCAAAGATCCGAAGAGCGGCAAGCTGTTGCCTATTGTCGCAAGCGGTAAAGCGCTAAGCGGCACTTTCAGCATGTGGCGTTAAGCCCTGCGACCCACGTCGAAACGTGAACTACCCACGTCGAAACGTGAACTACTCACGTCGAAACGTGTGATTGTTCTGTGGGTTGCAGCTAGATGAGCTATCCACAGAATAATTTTTAGCAGGCACAACAAGCGCGTTCGCGCCGTTGCTTGCATGCCAACTGGTGGTAACTGCGTCGTAGCGTAACCGACCCGTCAAAGACAGATACGCAATTTGATGCTGTAGAAACTCTGCCGGGTAGTTCGGCCACGTAGCCACGTACCACACAGTGAGCACTTCCCACACAATCGGCTTTTTGGCATTTGTACAAAAAGCCAACAGCGGCGCGGTCCACTCTAGCCAACGTGGATCTTCGCAAGTTGCGTTTCGCCATGTGGTTGCAATGCCGCGAAGATATTGCACAACCTTTGGGCGGTGCGTGGGTGCGGGTAAATGCCTTGCGAAATGCTTGACCGCTTTAGGGCTACTGCCGTTGGCGCTAGATGGTGGCACGAGGAAAGGCCTTGCCGGGTTTCCAAAGTCTTGCACGTACATACGAAATGTTGTGCGTTTTATGCCAATCGCCAGGAAAGTACGTGCCTAACTCGCTAACTTGAAAGCGCATGTCGGTGTTGTCGATAAAGTGCGCTTGTTCGTCACGAATCCAATACCAAAAAGCAGGCTCATTCCAGTAGCTGACATGTGTCGGATCCATGAAAGCGCCGCGACCATCAGTGCTAGGTGTTTCAGCCAAAAGCCAACCGCCAGGCGCGAGACAACGCCAAATCTCTTTCATTGTCGCTTGCTTGTCAGGCAAGTGTTCGAGCAGGTCATTCGCACGAAACGCTTGCACGCTGTTGTCGGCCCAGGGCCACGGTGTAACGCGCAAGTCATGCACGATGGCGGCATCATCACGAATATCGCACGAAACCCAACCTAGGCGAGGGCTCTTGGAAGCTCCAAGATCAATAGCAGGTAAGCCGGTCAAGCTTGCTTCGCGTAAGACAAGCGATTCAATATGGCGTGCACCGATGTCTGCCGATAGCTTTGCAATTTCAGCCGCGCGCGGAGTCCATGTATTTGCTGCATGCACCCGATATTTGTAAAGCACTTGCGGAATGTGATGCATGCGCGTTTCGAGATATGTACGTATTAGCAATTCATGATCGTCGCAAACGCTAAGCGCTGCATCGTGGCCGTCAAGCGCGTGATACGTCTCTGTACGCCACACGCGAACATGGTTCGGTGCCCATAAAATGCGTGACAAGCTTGCAGCGCTTGGAGGAAACATACACGGCACCACTTCACCAACGTCAATAACCGTTGCATCAAGGGTGCCTTCCACAGCAAAGCGAAAGCGCCAGCCCGAAGCAATCCATGCACTCAAATTATTGCCGTAGGTTTGCCCCTCAAAATCAACAAAGTCTGAAAAGAAAAAACCTGCATCAGGCTCCGCTTCAGCAGCATCAGCAAGCGCCTGCAGCGCATGCGGTACGAGCAAATCATCGTGGTCAAATTCGACCAAGAAATCCCCAATGCCGCGCATAAAGCCAAAGCGCTTTAGGGCGCCAATGGTCCCCACAGGAATTTCAGATTCAGGAGCGGTCCAAAGCTTGACCCGGGGATCTTCATTTACAAGCGCTACGACCTGCGTGCGAACTGCCGCCGCCTCGGGGCCGTTGCAGACAACCACCCATTCCCATTGTGTGTACGTTTGCGCTTGCAGGCTTGCGTAAGCTTCAGCCAAGTATTTGGTGTTATGCGTGGGTGTGATGATCGAAAAAATCGGCAACGTAGAGCCCATGCCGCGCATCGTAGCGATATGGGCCCCGTCGTGTCAATGGTAATGCCAATGCCAATGCCAATGGCAATGCCGCGCTTGCCCCAGTATAGAAGGGCAGCGCATCCCCTACAATTTAGGGGTATCGGCGGCGCTTAAGGCTACGTATCAGGTCCGAGCCGCTGCAAGGGATCCCATAATTTGACCGTTACTGGTATTCACGTTTACGCTTGTACTCACCATGGCAAAACGCAAACGAAGTCTTAAAGGCGCGGCAAAATCTTCAGCGAAAGCTCCGAAAAAATGCCGCATTCAGTTGTCCAAATGCATGACTGGCAAAGGTTCCCGGGCCAAGTCGTCTGCGTGCATGAAGCAGTTCCATCGCTGCAAAGCCTAAACGGCGGCAGCCTACGCTGCATGGTTTCACGGTTACGGTTTCACGGTTACGGCTAATGTGCACAGTGTTGTACATTAGCCGTTTCGCGTTTCGGTTTAGGCCTTAATAAGCATTACTGACGATTGGTACACGCCAACATACGAGGCGACGGGTGCATTGCCTACCAAACGAATTTCATGTGCAAGTGTCGAATCGAAAGGGAACCCAAAAGGTGAAGTTTCCACAAACGTCTCTGTAAAACTAAAGGCAGTGTCCACTTGATTTGGTGAATTTTGCACACCCAATACAAAGCGCACACTTGTTGCAGAGATACGTATGATGTCCAACGTAACAAGCAACGTGCCTACAGCACGTGGCCAATGCAGGGTTGTGTTGCCTTCGGGGGTTCGTGGCAATGATGAATCCCACCCGAATATGCTTATTGCAGATTCAAAGACAAGCAGTTTGAACAGCGATTGTGTATCGTCGCCAACAGTGATGAATTTCACTGCTTGTTGAATGCGAATCACGTCACCATTCGTTGTAAATGTATTCGCGGGAACAGTGTACGTACGTAACGTTTCGTCTGCGCTGGTTGTTGCGTTTACAACGCGTACGCCTGTGCTGCTAAGAACAGCGATCCCGCCGCTGCCTTGTGCGCCTTGACTTCCCGCCGTACCTTGTGCACCTGTTATGCCTTGTGCACCTGTTATGCCTTGTGCACCTGTTGCGCCTTGCGCACCAACAACGCCTTGCGCCCCTACAACGCCTTGCGCACCGGTTGTGCCTTGTACACCGACACTACCCTGTGTACCTGTTGCGCCTTGTGCACCGACAACACCCTGTGCACCAACAACACCCTGTGCACCTGTAGTGCCTTGCGTGCCCGTTGTGCCTTGCGCACCAACAACGCCTTGCGAGCCCTGTGAGCCGTTAATGCCGTTAGTGCCATTTACGCCATTGCTGCCTTGTGTACCTTGCGAACCCTGTAAACCCTGAACGCCAATTGTGCCTGTAGCACCTTGAAAACCCTGAGCGCCGCCGCCTAAGCCCTGAAAACCCTGTGGACCTGTAGCACCTTGAAAACCCTGAGCGCCGCCGCCTAAGCCCTGTAAACCCTGTGCGCCCTGCGAGCCTGTACCGGTTGTGCCTTGCGCACCGGTTGCGCCTTGTGTGCCCGTTGTGCCTTGCGAACCTTGCGAGCCGTTAATGCCGTTAGTGCCGTTTATGCCGCCAACGCCTTGATTACCTTGCGATCCCTGATTGCCCTGATTGCCCTGTGAACCCTGCGAGCCTTGCGAACCCTGTGCGCCACCGCCACCCCCACCGAAACCTGTAACAGTTGCGAGCACAAGCGACCGCGTTGCATACAGCGCAACCGAACGCACAACGCCGATTTTGACAGCCGTGACTGTTGTTGTTGCGCGGCCCGCAGTGATCGCTGACAAATACAAATCATCGCCAGGCGCGGGAGCCAGGCTTGCATCAAGCAAAACTTCGGTCAAACCCGCGTTGACAACGTTAACGGCACCACCGGCAGCGATTGCATTTGTCGCACGCGCAACGCCTACCAAGCCTTTGTAATTGGGGGCGGCATTTGATTGCGCAACAACGACGGTGCCTGCGCTGGACACGCGAACAACCGCACCATGGGGAAGCTCTACAGCGCCATTGCGCAATGAATCGACAATAATGTTGGCAAGACTCATGTGTTACAGCCTATCCGGCCTTACAACACCTGTAAAATAAGGGACGCCTGCCCGGCCCACGGCCAAATTGCCCTTCCGCGCCACTTGCGCGATCATGGCCCCATGACGAAACTTTCCCGGATCCTACAAATTGTGAGTTTTGCACTGTTGCTAAGCCCTGTGGCTGTTGGCTGCGGTGCCATTGTCGCGACACTGCCCGCTATCATCGCCGCTGTTACAGACGGTTTGATGGTTGTCGATGCCATCAAAGAATTCACTGACACTTATTTCAAAGTCCAGCCCAACACGGTTTTGCAAGACAAAGTGATCGCTGCGCTTACGCGCGCCAAGCAAGCGTTGAACACGGCGTTGCACATTACACAAGGCACCGAGAAGCTCACGCAAGAGCAAGTCAATGCCGCTTTTGCCGACTTTCGCCAAGCCTATGCGGATTTGCTTGTCCTTGTGACCCCTTTGGGCGTGACAACGGGCGATAGTTTGCGCGCCACACCTGGCGGGCTCTATGTGCCCGAACCAATGGCGTTGACGCTCAGTTCACGTAAGTAAGCGTAAGCGAAAACAAAAAGCCCGCGCAATTAAGCACGGGCTTTTTGGTGAGGGGTGAGGGGTGAGGGGTGAAGGCTTCCGCTAATGGGCGCCGTGTTATCGGTGTTATCGGTCGTCGCTTTGGATAAAGCGAAGCGTCACTGCTGCATCGCCTACAACAGCACCGCTGTAAGCCGTGAGGCTGCCGGACACAACGCCAAATGCTACGCCAAATGGGCCAGCGGGCACGTTTGCCGTGGCTGTAATGCTCACTACGCTAACTTGCAAAGGCGTGCCAACCGTACCCGCGCCTAGCAAGTTAAAGTTTGCGGTTGTAAGCCCTTGCAGGAACTGCTTCAAAGGCCCTGCGGCGCAAGATGCAACAACCTGTGCTTGTGTGCGAGCGGCGTTAGATGGTGTGCCGTCACCCCTAACCAGGTAACGCAGCGTATTCGGGGTTGCGACAGATGACTCAAATGTTGTAGCCATTACAAAAAATCCTTTATGAGAGATGCAAAATCAAATTTGGAAGTCAACAACCAGTTTGCCGCAAGCTGCCCGAATTCGTCAAATTACGAGACAAGCTCTTGCGACTTGCGTTAAGCTGGGCCCATGCCTACAACTTCCGCACGCGTCTACCACCTTGGGTGGCACCCTGACCCCGTAAAAGCCATCGGCGACAAACCCGACTACGATGCCGAACCCTTGTTAGGCGCTTCAATACCCCCCGTGGCGGCTAGCGCAAGCCACTTGGTTGCAGGCATTTTCAATCAAGGCGCGCTTTCATCATGCGTTGCGAATGCAGGCTTTCAAGCGATACGTGCCGCCCAAATCCGCGCGGGCGCTACCGCCGCCACAGCTAGCCGCCTGTTCGGCTACTTCTTTGCCCGCGCCATCCACGCGGCAACAAAAGAAGACCAAGGCACTTACATTCGTTTGTTCTTCCAGGCCATGAACACGTTCGGCTTTCCGCAAGAACAATTCTGGCCTTATAACGAAGCCTTGGTGAACAAAATGCCGAGCAAAAATGCCATTCGCATGGCATTTGACCAGCTAGCGCCGACAAAATATTACCGCATCACTTCGACAGGCAGTGAGAGGATCCGCGATATCAAACGCGCCATAGCGGAAAAGCATTTAGTTGTTTTCGGCACAACAGTAGGCCAAGCCTTCGGATCCTCGCATATCAAGCCTAATGTGCCACTAGGGCCCCCGGACGCGGGCACTTGGATGGGCGGCCATGCCATGTGCATTGACGCCTACAATGGTGACAATTTCAGCATCGTTAACAGCTGGGGCACAGATTGGGGCGATAGCGGGCGCTGTCTGTTTTCCGCAGACTATTTAGAATGGTACAGATCCAACGACTTCTGGGTTGTCGATGTTGCACCCAACTTCAGTGAAAACGAGACAACGAAAGTGGACAAATGATTAAGCGCATCGTTCTTGGTTTTGTGGTGTGCGCCTTCACGGCATGCCCCAAGCCCATACCAACACCCCCAAGCCCAACGCCTATCGACGGGCCTGCCACATGCGGCACAGCCTGTGAACGCCTCCGCATCATGCGTTGCCCAGGCGGCGAGCCCACACCAGCAGGCGCAACATGCGAAACTGTGTGCGGTAACATGCAAACCAGCGGGATTGTCGCGTGGGATTTGACTTGCGTGACCATGGCCGCCAATTGCACTGCCGCTGACAATTGTGATTAGACGTACGCGGCCCTTTACAGGGTCGCGTATTGATTACGAACGGCTAAAGCCTTCGCAACGTACGCGTACCCTGCAGGTTGCATCATAGGGTCAACAGGCATTTCCCCCGCAGACATGCGCCGCCGCACCGCCGCCTCCCCTTGATGGTACGCGGCCATAACCGTGCTGAAATCGTTGCCAAATACCCGGCGTAGTCGCGCAAACTGCCAGGCGGCCAGCATAACGTTTAAGTCAAGATTTAGCAGGTTCGAAGGGCTGCCACGCCAATGCGCGAGTGCCGCTTTGATCGCCGCATGTCGCGCTGTGGTTCCCTTCCAAAACGCCGCTGCAGCTTTGTTAGGCTTACTGTAAAACTTACGAATCAAGTTCGTTTTGTAATCAGCTTCGTCCGCCATCTGCTGCAGTAAACCCCAAGCGCCACCCTTGCGCGCTGCCGCTGGTGTACGGTTGACTTTGCTTGGGGTGTGCGTGGATTCGATGAAGCTCGCAACAGCAAGCCACGACCACGGAACATCAAAAACCGTACCCCATTTTTTCAGCGCCGCGACTATTCGCTTAGGTGGCGGCGGGAAGCTTTCAGGTATTTTAGGCGCTGCAGAAAGCATGATGCTAGCGCCGCGAAGGCTTGGCGCTGATAACGGCGTGAGGCAAAGCTGCAAAGAACTTTCCCCGAGCTTTGACGACAACAACAACGCTACCATCAATACGACGCGAGCCCATTTGCTTGCCGCACATGGTTTTCGCCATAACGGTTTCCCAAGCATCAGATTTAGAAGATCGCCAATTGCGTGTGCCTTCAAATTCATACTTGTATCCCGACCGTAAACAAACTCGTTTTGCCATTGGATTACCGCTTTCGTTTCTTTACTGACTTTTTTACGCCGCCAAGATTGGCAGTCTGCCGTAGATCCGCAGACAAAACTTCCGTAACGCGGCCAGCCGCGAAATGACAACCGCGTTCATCGGTAAAGGCGATTGCAGCGGTGTTGTGTCGTTTATCAATCGCGAATGCGCGAATGCGACGATCCGCGCAGCGCGAACGCATGCACATTTCGGATGCCGGTGCATGCTTCATGAAGCTTGGCACTTTGACGCTTACCATGTCTTTTACGGATGCTTTGCGTTCATTGGCCCAACGCTTAAGTAACAGAAGACAGCCTTGTTTTCGTGCCATACTTACCGCTTCGCTTTCGTTTTTGCTTTCGTTTTTGCTTTCACACGTTTAAGCCCGTGTGTGAGATCTTTTTGCGTCCCGCGTGCACAACCTGGAATCACTTTGATAACCCAGTCGCCGATATAATGATCTGCCTCATCAAGGGCCTGCGCTTTGGCAACAAGACATGCGGTTTCGCGGTCCAGCCCCCGCGCCGACCAACCACTGTCATGAGGTGTTCCGTTGAACCACACAACAGGTGAAAAGCCGTCATGCGGGCCACGCATCTTGTTTGTGTTAGGCACAGCCCCGTAGGCAATCTTGAGGATCTGATGCCCACGCTTATCAAACTGTAGAGGATTGGTGTACCGATCCACTCCGTAGCGTTGGCGTGCCATGTGAATGCCTACTTTGCTTTCGTGAGTTTACGCGCGTGGCGTAGCTCTTGGCCTGCGCGTTGGCAATAACCGTGTTTTACACTGTCAATAGACAGCTTCAGAACGTGGTTAAACAAAGGCCGTAAATCTTTGGGCACGCTGCTGCGAAGCGCGCGAAGCGCTTGCACTTTCTTAGCGTGAACTGTTCGGTTGCACTTTTGCATAAACTTACCAAAGCTTTCGCGGTGCTTTGCCCCCGCCAAACCCACAAACCGCTTGCAGCCGCATCTCTGCGTTGATACGACCGCTTAGCAATGTTGCAGACTGCCCTGTACGCGCACACACACGTTTGAAAACTTGCTTTGCAATTTTACGACTTTTGGTTTCGTAAATTTCAGAATGTGAGCCTTCGTACACATAAACTTGATAAAGGCGTTTTACAGGCATAGTCCTAGCGCTTTCCTTTGAACGTGAAATGGCGCAACAGTTGTGCGTCTTGGCGTGCAACTTTGCGTTTCGCTGTTGTTATATCGCGGGCACAAACAGCGTAAACCTCGACGGTTGCGCCTTTGGCGGGACGTGCAAAATCCATAGCAGTCTCAAAGCTGGCAGCTGCAAAGGTCTTGCGATTGGTCCCCAAGCGCACAGCGGTGTAACGCTGTTCATGAGCGCCGCACTTAATAACGCGCTTTCGCTGCTTTTTGCTGACCTTGCTCATTTTGCCCTATTGCCCCTGCATCCAGGATGCCCTTAGGGACACATTTACGCAAGAATTGCCCCGGCGGACCTTAGCGCGCGCTGTGGTACCCGCCGGGGCCCCAAGCAACAGCCTTGTTGTACCGTAGCGGCTTGCATTTGTGCAAGGTGTATTTCTAAGGGTAGGATGGGGCATGTTCGCCGACAACGAAAACCCCGCAGCCTTGCCGCAAAACCTCGAAGCTGTCATTCGGAACTACGCCCCCGAATCGCAAATGCTGGCACGCAATTTGTTTCGCGTTTACGGCATGCCGGACGAAGCCACGGCTTCCCGCATGACATGGTTTAACAAAGGCGGCGTGTTCCATGAAAGCACAATTTCTGCGGAGGCAACACCGCACAACTTTCCGGTGCCACATTTTGATGTGCTGGAACAGTCGGTTTACTACCCCATGGGCAACGTCGTTGGCAAATATGACCAACTGGCAGCTTTCGACGGATCGCTGACGTTACGCCGCACCCAAGGCGTTATAGCCGCCCGGCACAATTCCCCCGCAATGAACTTGCTTGCAATCAACCTAGCGCACGAGATCATCACGGGCCGCCGTGATTGGCAGCAAGCGCGATTATACTTTGGGCAAGCGATGCGCGCCTTGCAACAAGGCGCCAAGGTGCCGTATGCGCAAGGGCTTGTGTTTCGACCTACGCAAACCCAAGACGTTGACGTAAGCGTCTAAAAAAGACGTAAGCGCCTAAAAAAGGAAACGCCTTTTGCAAGGGTTTAACAGACCATCGCAAAAGGCGTCAGAACAGAAACCTAAGGCAATCTCTTAGGCTTCAAAAGCTACGGGAATATTGCACGCGAACATGGCATTGCAATAGTGAATTCATCACAGTCGAGCCTTCGCGACCCCATTGATGCCAGCAATGCCATTGGTTCCGGTTATGCCTTGAAAGCCGTGCGGGCCCACAGCGCCAGTTTCACCTATTGCACCTTGTGCGCCTGCAGGGCCACCGAATGCGCCAGCTTCGCCTTGGAGCCCTTGAGGGCCTTGCCGAAACGAACCACCCGCTTGATGTGTAGGCATCGAATTACCGCCCGCACTTGCAAGGCTTGGCTTTTACGCCAGGACGCCCAAGACCCGGTTTTTTAGCGCCGCCGCTAAAAGCCGCGGCTAACCCGCCGAAAAGCGCAGCCATACCCGCACCTGCGAGAAGCGCACCCGCCCCGTTTCCCGTAGACGCACCATTTACGGGCTGTTTTGGCCTTTTTAGATCGTAGGACATTCGTCTAGCGTATCAGAAGCGGCAACGTCCCCAAAATCGGACATCGACAATTCTCCGCCGGGCACTGTGTAATCCTCTGCGGCCACACTGCCTTTGCGCTTACGCTTGGCTTTTGGTGGCGTTGCATCGGCAACAGCAGAGGCAACGTCGTTGGCAACATCTTCGTCTTCGTCAGTTGCAGCAGCTTGCGGCGCAGCGCGCCCAAGGCGTTTTTGCTTTTTACGCGGCGCGATATATTCCTCGTCGGCGTCATCGTCAGCGTCAGCGTCATCGTCAGCGTCAGCGTCAGCGTCGTCAATCATGCCGCCACCCCCGCCACCGCGCCGCTTAAACCACCAATACAAACCCGCGCCAGCGCCCAACGTCACAACGCCTAAACCAATCCAACCAAAAATACCAAGGGCATTGCCTGCGGTTTTAGCATTGCAATCATTACCCGCTTTTTCAGGAGAGATCCCTGCAGCGATTGCAACTTCAATGCACTTTGTGTACGCGGTAGGCAACGCGGCAGGATCGTAGCCAACAACCGTATCGCGAACGATTGTCAAAGGGCCCACCGTCGCTTTAACAGCTTCACCAGTGAAATACAGCAAGACCGCTGCGCCACCTGTGCGCATTAACCAAGGCCCAATAGCGCGCCCGGCAGCAAGGCTAGCTTCGATAACTCCGACAACCAAAGGTGCTATGCCTAAAGGCGCTTCGTCTTGACCTGCAAAACGCACAGCAGCAGGACATTCAGGTCCTGGAACGAAGATCGCTGGGCGTAAAGGGCTGACAAGCGTTTGCACCAAGATTTTAGAAGCATCGTCAGGCGCTTGCGCGGGCTTGCCATCACGGTAGACAATTTGATCTACAACGATGCCCTTTGCTGCCAATTGATCGAAAACTTGCTTGCCCGCACTCAAGTACTCTTTGACAGCCTGGTTGTAGTTACTGATAACTTTGCAGGGCAAAGGCCGCTTAGTGGTATTGACACTTTCGACAAGCTTTGCTGCCAGAATTTGCAAATCAGCGTAACGCTTTTGCAAGAACTGTGCGGCTGTCACAACGTCGATAGTTGTAGAGGATTTGGTTGCCATGGAAAGTGCCGCCTATGTTTTGCGCAAGATTGTCGCGAGTTTTGCTGTACGGCCTGCGACGCCGGTAACCAAGAGTCCTGCGCCTGCACCGAGTAAGCCTGCAACGCCTGCGCGTTTCCAGAGGTTTTCATTACTCTTGCCGGTTCCTGCGCCGATTATGACGCCAAACACAGTAAACCCAAGCGTAGCGAATATCGCCAAACTTTGAGCAGCGCTTTCAGCCTCTTCTGTCAGTTCTACCCCGTGCATTGAGACAAGTCGGCCATCAGGCAAAAACTTGTCTTGCCACACGGGAGGATTGTTGTAAACCGCGCCGCTTTCAGCATCGGGCACAACGGCATGTGGCGACCTGTAGACCATGCGTGGTGGATCGGTAATACGTACGAGCGCGCCTGATGCCCTGCGAACAGGTCCGCTTTCTGCAGAAGGATCGTTTTCGGGCTCTTGATACACGCGTGCGCCATAACCGAGATACCCGAAACCACTGTTCGTTTGCATTAGCCCACTCCGTTACGCGCATCTTCAATTTGTGTGGGAACCAGCAAACTCACACGGAAGGTCAAGCCTTGCACGGCTGCCGTGTTCAATAACCGAATCGTGGGCGCACCCGAAGGGTCTTGGAAGGTCCCGTCACCCGGCGTTGTCGTGCCCGCAGCGTTTGAAATCACGTTGCCAACAAGCGACCGTGAAAGGCGCACAGCTAACAAATTAGCTGCCCCGATGCCACCAACTTGAGAAACTGCCAAACTGTAACCAAGCCTAAAGCGCGGTACGAAGCCAGCTGCAGGCGTTGCGGCAGCACCTGCCTTAACAGGCACTCGAATCGGCAAGTTGCGCCATTCCGAGTAGAACCCGTCTACACCGACAACCACAGGAGCCACAGCTGCCGTGGGGTTGAAGTTTTCGACAGGAATATCGACCGTGGGGTAAGTCCCTGCGTCCGAAGGCATCAGAACAGTGTAAGTACGGCTCAGCATTGCCCTATATTGGCACAATCAAAGCCGGGCTGAAAGTTCGACGTTTAAGCCAAGCCCTGAGCACGTGTCAATGCACGGTTCCATGTGGCCATAAGCGCATCGCTGTTTTTGTAAACATCTGCGGGATCAACGCCCCGTTTGATAGCCGAGACTGCAAGGGCAGGCCCTGTGTAAGCGTAACGAACGAGCATATCCAGAGGCACTGAAGATGCGCGAACGGCCAAAGCGCTCTTCACGGCGTTGTATGCCTCGCGCAAAAAGAGCGTTCCAGCTTCGATATTGGCTGCAGGGCTAAAAAGCGCATCCCGAGACGCTGCGATGCCTAATTGTTGCAACCGCGGTCCGTGCACCGCCCAGTTGACTTGCATTAAGCCAACTGAACGGCACTCGGACAACCGTACGCCATCTTTCGTGCAATCACCTTCAGCCTGTGTACTCCCACTAGATTCTGCCAAAATTGTCGCTAGCACCCAAGACGCCGGTAATCCGCGCGCCTGTGCCCATTTCAAAGCTAAGCTATAAATTGCAGGGGTGATTTCCCCTGGACGCCGCACCCTAGTATTGGTGCTGGCCAAAGCTGCTACGAAAGCGCCCAACGCTAATACGCTAAGCCCTGCAGGTGCAACCCAAGGCGGTAAGCGGCGCAGCCACGCGGCAATGCGCCGCTTGCCTTTGCGTTTAGGCACGACGCTCTGTGCCGCCCATTAGCAACGCTGCGTTTTGGACTTGCACTGGCAAATAACTTGGCGCATCGGTTACCGCGTACAAAATCTGACCGCCAGGAATAATCACGTCATACGCTAATCCTGGTGGCAGCTGGAACGCAAACCCCGGACGCACGCCGGAATCTCCGACGTAAACCGCAAACCCGACAGCTGGCGCTGTGCAAACAATCACACGGTTTTGGCGCTGCGCAGGGGCAAGTACAGTTGCTTGCCGCCCGGCGGTACCAACAGCGGTGTAGGGGATCACTTGAATACGCTCAAGGCGGGCCCATGGAGGTGCCCCGGTAAGGCTACCTAGCGGCTCTGAATTGACTTGCCCTGAAACCCCAGACGACGACAATGCTGCAAGGGCAATGCCTGCGCTGGGCCCATCGAAGGATCCAGATCCGCCAAGTATGTCTTCCATCGTTCGCATTGTGCCAGTTTACACGAAACGTACGGTTTTTTAGCGGGAACGTGGAATCATCAGGTACCCAATGAAGTTGATGTCAACTTGAATTGGGTTGCTAGTGTCCAAATTGTCAGCGGTTACCTTGATGCCGCCGCCCTTTGGTCGCGCAATCCAGGGGTAATTGCTGATATCCCAAGAACCCGTGTTGTTGTCGATCAAATCGGCAACAAGTGTCGAATTCTTCATGAAGTTCTGATTGAACGTCTGGTCTTGAATCGTCACACGCCAATCGCGTGCCGTGTGCGATGCATCCTGAGAAAACTTGATCTTGTGAATCTCGAACGGCCATTCGAGAGCGTTCAAGAAATCCGTTTCGGCCAATGGCACGCCCGTTTGCCCCGCAGAAAGCGTCGCGGTGTTGGCCAATGGGAAGTTGTACGGCATCCGAATGATCGGCTGGTCCAACAGGGGTTGAATCCGCGCCAATGTCTTAGCAATGATTGGGGCGATCTGCATTAGCATGGCATTGGTGCCAGCATTGTTACGGGCCATTGCGGCAAGTTCGTCAGCGGTGGGCATTTTTTTGTGAAACCTCGCTTTTCAGCATTGCGCCTATTGGCAATGGGGCGCAAGAAGGTCTACTTAAACAATGACGCCATTTTCAACAATTGTTCGCGCCGAAGGCAGTAAAGGCAATTTACGCATCACAATCCCCGCGGCCATTGTCGCGCAATTGCGGGCCACGGGCTTTACGCCGCCTGATTGGGTGCGTTTATCCATTGCGGGCTTTGCGCCGATCTTTGTAATTGCGCGTTACCCATTGTCGCGCCCTTCTGTGACATGCACATTGCCGTCGTGGGCGTTTCCTGCCCTAGGCCCTGGCAGCGCAATCACAGCCCGTGTGGAAGACACCGTACCGTATCGAGCAACCGCAAGCGATGCGCCTTTTGATTGGTTACGCTTTGCGGATTCCCAAGCCTATTTGGTAACCGCAGATGCGCCTACGCTGACGCTATGGTCAAGGCACGAAGAGCCTTTCACACTCAATCGCTACGGCGGCGAAGGGCTTGAATGGCTGTTGGACCTGTATCGCGCCAAAGGCTCCCAAACAGACACCGCAACAGGCTGGAATTTGGCTAGCGCAGCGCCCGCTATGATAGAGGCAATCGCCGTCGCGCTTACAAACCTAGGGATCTCACGTGACCGGCAATACGTAGAAAACAGGCTTACAGTAGGCGTCTTGCACGTTTTGAAATCACAACCTTTGTTGCGCTTGTTCAAAGTTGCCAACACACAAAAAATAAAGGGTCGCTACGTTTCCGCAGCGACCCTTTTAAGCGTTTAACTTTGGAGGTGAAACGTTATACGACTGGGCGTTTCAGCAAGCCTTCAAGCGTCACGCGCACGTCGAACGTGCTCGAACCGGTATCAGCAAAGCCAGACCAGTTGGTGTAGCCCTGAAGGAAACCAGCGCCAGGAGAACCTTGCAAGCCGAGAGCGGCAGCGGGCTTCAGCACCGAGGTGTACGCGATGTTTGGGCGCAGCCAAATTGGCAACACGAAAGCGCTTTGGTCACGAGGCGAAGGGTTGCCGTTGTTGGCAACTTCCAAGCTGGTCGTGGTACCGAACACCGAAATGCCCGATCCCTGTGGGTACTCTTCCACAGGTCCTTCGCTCTGAACCTTTTGGTTCACTGCGAAGCGGTGGAAGGTCTTGCGAAGGAAGTCGAACATGACGCCACCAGCGGTGTACGCTGGATCGTAACCACCAACGTGAGCAGGTCGCGAAACTGCCGTGCCTGCGGTGTCCTGCAACGAAACAGCGTTACCAGTGGTGGTAATCGTCTCGCGGGTGATGCCGACCTGAATGCTGTAGATCAGCATTTCCCAACCGTCCTGCAGACCGGTGTCACCGGAACGAGGAATGTTGGTGTCAACTTCAGTCAAGGTGCGGGATCCGCCAGGAATGGCAGAACCAACACCGCCCACGAAGGCGCGAATTTCGGTGCTGTCCAGGCCTTGAAGCTCTACCGTGTGGTAAAGGCGATCATGGGTCCAGTCAGCGAACTCGATTGGAAAGGGCACGCCACGAACTCGAACGGTCAGTGTTCCACGAGACATTTTTACTTTGCTTTCATCCAGGGTCGGCGTCGCCGGTATGGTCCTGGTACCAGGCCTTAACAGTATGGAAAAAACAACCCGTGTGTCGCTGTTTGTCGCACCAAACACACGGGCCGGAACTCAGAACACTTGCTGTTTATTGCGACAAGAAGTTGCTGCCGAAACCAAGCAACTCAACGTCGTTGTTCGCGCCGAAACCACCAGCGCCAAACGCGCCGCTCATTCCGTCCATCTCACGCTCAGGCGTAACAACGCCCAACACGCCAGTGGAACCCGAACCACCGTCAAGCAACTGAATGTCTTGCGACATGTCAGCGCCAAACGCGTCGTTCATCCCGTCATCTGAGTAACCGCCGTCTTCGTAACCGAAGGCGCCAGCCATCTCTTGTTCAGGTGTGATAACGCCCAAATACCCTGCGGTCCGCGCAGGCATATTCAAAGCGCTTTCCAGCTGGGCTGGAATTGCAATGAGAGCCGAAGTGATCAAACCAGCCAAGCCGGTCTGCTTGTGGCGAGTGAAAAGCAATGCAGCGCTAGCGCCGCCGCCAACCAACAAACCAATGACAGGCGACCACTTGACCATGGATGGCTTTTTCTTGAAAAGCATCCGCGTGGCCATAGAAGCTGCCTGCGTCAAACCGCCACCCAGAAGGGGGCCTGCAACAGAAGGATCGCTAAAAGCGCCTTCCAAACCATCATTACCAAGCCGATGCCGACGACGACGTGCCATGTGAATTCTCCGTTTTTTCTTTAAGGTTTGTGCGAAAGGTTGTGCCGCTTGCGCGACTACTTGCGAGCCCTGCGGCGCTTCTTGGTCGCCTTCTTACCCTTGACCAACGTGCCGCAAGTGACGCGGCCTTTGCGACGCACGCATACCTTGCGGGCCTTCTTTGCTTTCTTCTTTGCCATGTTCAATTCTCCCTGTGACCCAAAGGCCCTTTGGTGGTTACAGCGCTGCCGTTAGGGCAACACCGTTGGGCCAGCGCAGAACGATTGCTTCGCCCCGCGCAAGCGCCGCAAGCGGCCCACTCACCAGAGGGGGCGCCAGATTCGTTACATTGTTGGACCGCAGAACTTCCGCCATTTGGCGCAAAGCCGAAACAGCGCGTGATGCTTCAGGCACTGAAGGCGCCCCGGCAGCTGCAAAATGACGTATGGGACGGCCACTAGCATCCGCACCAAGGACACGACCAAGGCTGCCATTCATCATATCGGAAGCGTCAGCCACCGAAGGCGCAGCCGCTGCGGCGGGGAAGGGCCCCTGTGAAGCCATGCCAGGCCGCATTCCAACAGGAATCCGCGTACGCGCTTGTAGGCTTGATTGCTGAATGTCCCGACGCGCATTCAATGGCGAGAACGGCGCTATCGCCCCAGTGGCCATTACATTGTAAGGCACGGATCCGCCGCCGGGGCCGTCTTCGCCGTATTGCCATTGGTTGTAATTGCTTTTAATCGTCATTGTGGTTTTCCCCGAAAACAGCGGTAAAACGCAAAAACGGCACTCAAAACGCATAATGCCTTGTGAGCGAAATGCATACAGAGCGCCGTTTCGTACGGTCACATTGCAATGGCCCCGTTGCCAATGCACCAACCCCTTCACAATTACTATTTGTGCATGATGTTTTTCTTCTGTCAAATTCCCGCTTAAGATTGCACAAATGCCAACGCCTGCCGCAATGACCCCTTCGCCTGGACGCTGCCCTGTTACGTTTTGGCGGTTTGCCGTTCCATTGGCATTGGGCAACATAACAGGCATTGGCGCCGGGTATTTAGCCCGCAAGCTGGCGAAGGCGGAACACCCAACAACTTCCAAAACGATTGGAATTGTCGCAGGAACCATTGCATTTTGGGCTGTGGCGGGCGGCCTTTGGGTCGTGTTGCACCGTAAAGAGCACATTCCCGTACCAATGCGCTAACGTCGAAATGCCGCTTTGCGCTTGAATGCGCAATGGCCATTGATGTAAGAAGGTTGGCAATGCTCACCATTGATGTTGCCAATGTCCCCCCGCCCCCACCCCATTGGCGCATTGCCGTCTTTGACAGCACAGCCATTGCGGAAGATGGCGTAGGCGGGCGGGCCCAGTTCTCAAAGCCAACCGTAAATGCATTACGCAGCCAAGGTCACGAGGTGACATTGCACGGTGCCTTTGATCCCTATGCCGCTACCCAAGCCGATGTTGTTTGGACTGAATGGTGCAATGAAGACGCTTTCGCTGCCGCCGCCAGCAAGCTTTGCAACCGCCTTGTGATCCGTATGCGGGGTTTCGATGTTTGGGGTCCATTGGAAAACTTTGCATGGGAAAACGTGCATGCCCTTGTGTTTGAAAGCCCTTTCCTGGCAGACCTATTTCGGGACCATTTCAAACGGCTGAACCTGCCATACCCGCAAATCGCAACACACATCATTCCTGCAGGCGTTTGCTTAGACGCGCTTGCAATGCAGGTGTGGACGCCCCCCGCAGATAACCAACGTGTCTCGGTCGCGCTTGTCGCGCGCGTAATCAGCGACAAAGGCTATCAGCTAGCGTTTGAATGGGCGCGTTCACAGCCCAACGTAATGTTGCACGTAGCGACAGCAATGGAAGAGCACAATCCACGCTTGATACGCTACCTAGAACATACGGCACCTGACAACGTATGCATGTACGGCGCTGTCAATACACCCGTGTGGTTGCGTGAGGTTGACGCTAAGTTTCTACTCTCGGCATCGGTTTGGGAAACCCTGGGTTACACGCTCATTGAAGCATGCGCACTGGGCATCATACCGCTGTTGCACGACGCCCCGGGGGGAGATACCAATTGGCCGCATTTACCTAAATGGCGATCATTTGCAGATTTAAAAGTACTCCTACACCGCGGGCTTACAACACCCGCACAAACAGCATTCGATGCTATGGCGAATCGCGGATTCGTTGAACTCAATTACGATTCTGTTGCGCAAACCAAGGCGTTTGCAGCCGTACTTTTCACAGACCTTGTGAACAACGCACCCGAGATGATTCCTATACAAGGCCATGAAGCAGCCGCATTCAATGACGCGTTTGCCGCCGACAATTTGCCTAGTTGTATTGATGTCATCAGTAGCTGGCGCACTACTGCACAAAATGATGCTGCACAAGTTCCCGCTTTCGTTACTGCGGCAACAACACTTGCCCGTAGCTTCTTGCGTGAAAGTGACACGCAAACAGCAACAGGCCTAGTATACCTCGCACTTGCGCATGGGCCTTGCGGTGTTGCATTTACGATCCTTGGACAAATCGCAGAGCAGAATAGCCACACTGCAAACGCGCTTGCATGGTTCAGGCTCGCAGACAGCCTTTCGCAAGGAACGCTTTAACATGACAAACCTGACAACAGCGCAAACAAACCTGCATCAACAATTCTGTGAAAGCCTAGCTAACGTACAACTAGAACGCGCCGATGATTGCGCTACAAAGCTTCGAGCAAACATTTTACCCGAAACCAGCACAGCCGTTGCCTTTCGCGGTGAGGTTGCCGCGCAACTGGCAACAACGTATTTCGCACAAGGCGAGTACACTCGCGCTGAAGCATGGGCCCTACGCGCAATGCAAACGCAACCACGCGTGGACGCGCTTTGCTTGCTTGGGGAGTTAGCGCTGCTAAGCGACAACGTTGAAGGCGCTTTAGCGTGGTACGCGGCAGGCGAGATCCTCGCGCATTGCACCGGAGGGCTTATCTGGGAAACCATTGCAAGACGCCATAAGCAATTGCAAACCCGGTTTTTCACACTGTACCCGCAACAGCGGCCAATTCGTGCACAAACAACGCACGGGCTTGTGCTAATGACCGTACAAGATCGCGAAACGTTCGCAGCAACAGCCGAAAGCATTGCCGCCAATGGCATTTGGCAGGGCCCAACGACTGTCATTATCGACGGGGACGGCCCACAGCCTACATGTTTACGCGATTGGACATGGTTGCCGACAGCAACACCGAAACGCGAGGGGCAGGCCCGCACGTTCTTTCGCGCACTCGAACATGCGCACATGCTTAAATGGGATTTTCTGACCGTACTCGAAGACGACATTGTGTTAGCGCCCAATGCATTAGAGGCATTACAACACATTGAAATCCCTGCAAATGCAGCGGTTTTAGCGTGGTACTCCAATGCACCACAACCATTTCATTCCATTGGCAATCAATCGCGCATTGTAATGCAGCAAATGCCTTGCGCTGCTACCGGCGTAGCATTGACAATGACCCGGCGGACCATTGACCAATTACTAACATCTGAAGTCTACAATGCGTGGACGGATACCCACGGGGGTGATGGGATTTTCAACTTGGCAATGCCTGGCAAATTTTGGGCGACAATGTACCCTAACCCAGTGCAGCATATAGGCGCTGTGTCATTGACAGGCAACAGCGGTGCTCGGCAATCGCCGTCGTACCCGCATTGCACCGACGCTAGAACGCTTTTCACGAAATAAGGCCGTATTTCGCAAGGCGTTTGCCCTATTTTGATTTATTAACGAATTACCGGTCTAATTGAGGCTCCCATATCAAGGAGCTTGAGCAATGCCCGCAATTCGCAAAAAGAAACTTTATTTCGATGTAGCCCTTATAGGTGCGACACGCGGCCTCGCGTTTCCTTGCACGCAATTTCGCCAATCCTACAACGGTGATCTTTACGGCGGGGTGCTCGACGACCTGCCCGCACTCGTAGCGGGATCCCCTGCGGCCCGCAAACGGCTTCACAGTGTTGCGGCTTGGTTTAGTCCGCTAAGTGGGCAGGTAGCCATAAACGCTGCAACTGCCGCATTCCCCGGCAACACAGGCATTAACCAACGGGTTTACGTTAAGTTTATCGCGGCAACAACCGGTTTCGTTAACGGCACAGAAAACCCTGCGTCAATTCCATTAGCAATCACTGATGGCTTGGTCTTTGCGCCACAGCTGCAAGGCTCAACCCCTATTGGAACTCGACACTTCAGCGTTCTCGTTATTCGAGATCGTACCGCAAATCTCGTAACCAGCGCCACCGTACGCGGCGTGCTGTACGTGCAGCGCCAACACTCAATCGAAATCTAAAGCCTTTCAGCCCTTGGTGTAGGCGCAATGCGCGCCGCCAAGGGCTTTTGTGCATCTAACGCCGTGCGATATTTGACCGATCACGCTTTATTGACGACGCTGAAGCAATGGCAACCCGTCGAAAAAAACTGTATTTCAACATCAACCTGACAACAGTCAACAATGGCCTGGGTGCCACACTTGTGTTTGGCCAAGTCGTTGCCTGTACGCAATTCAGGGTAGGCTACACCGGAGACGTTTACGGCTCTGTGTTAGAAGACCTTGCAGCGTTGACCCTCGGATCTTCTGATGAGCTTAAACGCCGCAATGAGGTGACGGCCTGGTTTCAGCCAATTACGGGCCAAGTTGTAACCAGCATTGGAACACCTTTTCGCAATCAACGCGTTTACGTACGATTTACCGTTGCAACTGTCAGGGACAATGGCACCGCAGAAATTCTAATATTCGCAGGCCAACCTTCTGGCACCACGCCAATAGGCACACGGCACTTTGGTATTCTTGTCGCTCGTGATGGCGCGGGTTCCGCCACCGATGTCAGCCCCACCGTACGTGGGCGCTTGTTCGTCCAACGGCAACACAATATCGAAATCTAAGCACGCAGCCCCGTAACCGCCTAGACAGCGGCAGACGCAATGCTGTAAATTGCGCGCATGACCCCTTACGCAAGCTACAGACCCGAAACGCTCGAAGAGCTTTCGGGTTTTGTTTTTGAAGCACCCGCACGTTTCACTTTTACGCATCCTTTGCGCGGCGGGCCTGCGCTTCGCGACTTACGCGCACGCTTCACGCCACATGGCAAAGTGCGCTTTTCTTGCACACACGCAAGTGTCTTTGTGGACATCGTACCGGGCCCACCAGAAACGCCAATAGTCACATTGGACATGATTGTCAGGTCTGATGCTGCAGGCCTAGAACGCGCCATTCATTCGGCAATGGTGCACGTCGATTACATCATCGTTGGCATTGATGGACGCTCGGATGCTGCAACGCATACAGCCGCAGCGGCTTTTGCGGATGAAGTACATGTATTTGATGCGCAAGCCATTGGCCTAAGCGCGGAAGACTGGGCCGCTGACAAAATGCACTTTTCCAATGCACGCAACATTGGGCGCGCCAAAGTGCAAACACCATGGGCTTTGATTTTAGACACTGACGAGTACTTCAGCAAAGTGCCCGTCGATTTGCGCATTGCCTTGCAACCGCAGTACACGGCCATAGAGATCAACGTAAACTTGGGCACTGTTGTTATGCGCGATACATTGCGACTTGCGCGCACGCGTTATCGCTGGTTTCGAGCGACACATAACCAATTGAATTTTTCGTATGCTGCAGACGAAGTTGTTGCGATCACTGATGATATCTGCGTCATGCATGACACTTCATTGCGAACGCGCCTAGAACGTGCGCGCAGAGACGCACAACGCGCAGAAGGGCATGCCGCCCTTGTGGCGGATTCGGATCAAGGTGACTTGAACGCAACGTTTCACGTCGCTAAGCACTTCATAGGCGAAGGCAATCTTGCAGAAGCCCTAAAAGCCACAGAAAAGTTTCGCAGCTTTGCCGAAGTACGCGGCCCCGCTACAGGCGAACGCGCTGTCTTGGCTTGCGGCCTTGCAGAACTGTACTACCGTGACGATAACTTCGATCAAGCTGAGCTTTGGGCGTTTCGCGCATTACTTGATGGGCCTATCTTAGAAGCCTTCTACCGCTTAGGCGACATTGCAGAAGATCGCGGCGACTTACCTGCAGCGCTATTTTGGTTCGATTGCGCATGCCGCGCACCTATGATCGATAGTTTCGGATGGCTCGAAGGCGGTGAACTTCGCTGGGCGCGACGCACGCAAATTCGAGAAGCTATCGGCGCACTCGAAGGCATTGCACCTGAACTTGTTACAGCAACAGCCTCAATGGCACATCGCAATGTTCGTTGAAACCTTACAAGACCCAAGTAGCAGCCTTGCAACCATTGTGAATGCACGTAAAAACCGCATTGTGTCGCATGGCGCTTACGCCGACGAGCACCACAGGTTGGCGCTCAATGCGGCACATCAAGCATACGCGCAAGGCGCATTTGATACGGCAGAGACATGGGCATTACGCGCATTGCATGATGGCGCGTCTTACGAAGCGTTTTGCTTGCTTGGCGATATTTGCGAACAACTGGATTTTCTCACAGATGCGCTACGCTGGTATCGCGCGGCTGCGGGATACTGGAAAGCGCAACCTGTGCGCCAATACGAAACGCCGCTAACAGCAGCAGCACACGAATACCGGATCCGTACGTTATTGCGCAAACAGCGAGAACACTGGCAATCTCGTGACTTGTGGCAAGCGCTGCCATTGGCACAAGCTGCGAGCTTCGCACACTTTGCAACGCTGCCTGAAACACTACAGGCTGCGCGCGACACAGCCAAATGCACTGTGTGGGGCCCACCGTTGCACGATATCGCGCCTGTACCTGCAAACATGGCGTTAATCAGCACACAACACCCAAGTTTGCATGTACCTGCGTATGGTTCACCGCATCTTGAACCACATGTGCATGTGTTTAAGATGCCCATGCGGACACCGCTGTTCGGCGCAACAGTTATTGTCTCACCTGCAACAGCGCACGCTGTGCCTGTAACATGCACAACAAACTTTGAACTTGCGCAAGCCTTACAAGCAACGAACCACCCCGCGCATCAGCTTTGGGGTATTGTTCACGAGCCTGCGTAACCGTCAGATGCGCAGAATAACGCCCGCCAGGACCACAGCGTTATATCAGGGTGCAAGGCTGTCATGTTCGGCAAATTATCAAGTAACGCTTGCCGCGCGCCATCGTCTTCGAGCAATGCCGCACAACGCGTAACCATCGCGGACACACACGCGGCGGCGGTCGCTGGCGTTTTGTAAAAGAACCCAAACTTAATGTATTCAGGTATCGCGCCAACGCCAACGCAGACAGGAATAATGCCGTTGACTTGGGCTTCAAGTAACCGCAACGGTGTCCACGCTGCAGGCGCGCATTCATTTAATTGTGCGTCAATGTAGAGCACACAGCTTCCAAGCTGCGCGGGCTCCGTTACAAACACAATCTGCGGCAAGCGAACGCGCAAAGCTTCGCATAGCTGCAAATTTGTACCTGCTTCAATGAACACATGAAATGGCAACTTTGTTACAGGCGTTACGTAAGGCGTTGCGGACAAACGGACAACGTGAACCTTATCAAACAAAGAAAACACACGTAAAAATGCTATGCGTTGTGCTTCCGAGAAAACCACAATACACCGCGCGCATAAAATAGCAGTGACAGCGTGGAAGTCGCCGCGCGCAGGTATTGTATCAAACACCAAAATTGTCGAATGCCGTGGGTCGTGTGTCTTGGCATCCGCAATCACATGTGTAGGCGCCTGCTGGTCTATAGGTGTGAAAGTAAACGCCCCACAAGCGATCAACGCTGCGCTTGCCTGCTGTGCAATCGCAGGGGCAGTAAGCGCAACCGCCGCTGTAACTTCCGTCAATGCTTGCGCCGCCGCACCGTCGTGCAATTCAATGTCGAACCCCAATTGGTTTGCAAACAATTGAAAAGCGCGTTGAGCGCAGAACCCCGTGTATTTTGATTGTGCGGACACCAAACGCTTGGCAAACCAAACGGGATCCCACGCAAAAAAGCGCATATAGCGTTGATGCGCTTCGAGTACCGTAATGCCATCGCGCTTTACCACTTCTTCCGCTTTTAAAATAATTTCTGGCGCTGAGCACATGCTTTGCGCCGTTGTAACCATCATTGCTTTGTATGCGATGGATACCGCAGTTTGCGCAGCCGCGAAATCCACAAGCGTATGCGCCACACGATCTGATAGCGTCGCAGGCACACGCGTAAACATCGAATCTGCAACGTTGTCCCACGTCACACGATCACTGCGAGGCAATGTATCGTAAGTCTCCACGTTTTCGACCAGTAAACCACGATATGCCAATGCCCCCTGCAGCAATGAAGCATCACGCCCGGGACCAACGAACCACAACAAGCATTGCGGCACTTCACGAACGAACATGCGTAAGCGATACGTACGGCACGTACGTATTATTGCAGGAAGGGTTACATCGGGCACAGTCGCGTGCTCTGTATGCGGCATAAATACCGCTGTACGGTTTTCATCCAATGCCCGCTGTGCAATAGCGCGCCATGCAGGCGCTTCAGCCACACTGTGGCCAAGCTCGCCAATATCTAAAAAGCAAACAACATTGGCGCCGTTTGCAAACGCACGTTGCGCAGCTGCATACCAGCTATCAAGTGGTTCAACATAAATGTTATCGAACGTTGCCGCGAGCCATTGTAGATCATCTACGTCGTGCCAATTTGGTGCGTTGTACTCCACCAAACGTTGAATCAAAACGAAATTAAGTTGCATGGCAGTACCCGCACCTATCGCGCACGTAAAGGCCCCAGATGCCGCACAATTGCAACTTCAATATTTGTTTCAATGGGCACAGGCGGCGTTCGTGTAATGAGTGTCCGAATGGTGCATACATTCGCCTGCAAGAAAGTTGTCTCTGCTATGCGAAAACTCGCCGCGTAAGGCTGTACGATCACTTGGGCCTGTGCGGTATCAAGCGCGGTATCAAATCGCACAACGGTTGTGCCGGGAGCCGTTCCTTGTTGCAGTGTGCAATTTAGTGTCGTGCCTGTCACTGTGCTTACCATTGCAAGAAGATCCGGATCATCGAGCGTGTAAACGCGCACACGCAAATCAGCACCAGGGTAGTAGCCGTCTCGTAGATTGTACGTATGCAAATGCGCGTGCTGGCTGTCAGCTTGCCGTTCAAGGACCACTAAGCGATTGGGCGTCAACGCTGTTGCATGAACAAACACCGGCTCGGGGGGTAGCGTTATTGCGTATGTTTGTGTACGCACAAAACGCAATGCAAGTAGCGAATCACCAGTAACGCGATCCCCGTATGCACTGATAAAAGCCTCACGCATCACAGGGCACCTTCTAACACTTGGGCCTGCAGCTGCATAGCCGCAATGATCTTTGGCAAATTGGCTAGGTCCTGCGGGCTGTCAATGTCATCCGTGTAGTCATCGACAGCTACGTCATGCACATGCGCAAAATTCAAGTCTTCCAACACATGCATGAAGTACCACAAATAACAGTTACGCTCGCGAACGGCACCGATGATTTCAGGATCCGTTGTCACTTGCGATAGCTCTTGGGTTAGGCGTTTGAGCCGTTCCAGACATTCGCGTACGTAGTAGACCACTTGCCCATAGCTCGCAGCTTCAAACGAAAACCCATACAACTCACCACTGTCTCGCCCCGTGAACATGTGGGGCACGTAGCGCGCACAGAATGTTAACGCTTGCGTGTTGTTGGGCTGTACAAGTGCGCGAAGCGCATCATGCGAAAAAACGGTATCACCGCAAAGGACTAAATAGCGATCAACAACATGCAACGGAAAACGCGGCAAAGCTGCAAACGCAGATTCAAGAAATAGCGGCGTTGTCGGCTCTTTGAGTATTGCATGCGCATCACGCGCAATGCTTTCCCACAAGCTTGTCTTTGGCGCTGCAATGGTCACAAGCGCCCGACTTGTCAACTCGTGCAACATGCGAACCGTGCGCAACACATTGGGCTCGCCTGCAACATCTACAAGTTGTTTAGGCGTTGTAAGCACACTGTTCATGCGCGTTTGTTGTCCACCACACATAAGCAAAACACAAACACTTGGCGCAGGCATTTTTTAACGAGGCTCCCAAATAAAAGTCGGTGTGGCATTGTACTGACCCACAATCTTGTAGTCACGCGCTAACAGCCATTCACTTTGTGCAATGTGCGCGCGTGGTGTTGCGGCTTCAATAACAATCAAAGGTCTATCAGCTTCAATGGTCAACCGTGCGCCATGTAACACTGGCATCTCAAAGCCTTCGACATCAATTTTTAGAACTGCAACGCGGTCTTGGCCTTGTACAACTTCTGATAACGTATTGTCTAAGGCCCACGTATGGCGGGCTGTGGCTTTTTGTGATTGCAAAACACAATCCATGCCGGTATTTGTCGTCGAAAGCTCGCAGACCTCAACAGTGTCGAGCCCTGTGCCCATAGGTTGTGGCACCACAGTAATAGCGCCACGCAACGTTGCGCTTGTAGATTGCGCGACAACATTGCGCGACAACAACTGTAAATTGCGGGCAGATGCTTCGCATGCAATGACTTGTGTGGCCCGGCACATAGTTGCAAAAAACACAGCGTGATTGCCAACATGCGCGCCTACGTCAGCGTAGACGCCGGGCAAATCATAAGCATGAATTGCCTCTAACAATTGATGCTCGTAAAACTTGCCAGTATTACGCCAAATCCGCGTAATGTGATCGTGCGCATGGCCTACGAGTGTTATGGCTTGCTGCTTGTAAAAAACTGTGTGCGCTTCTGCTAAGACCGCTGCTGCTGTCATAAAATTACCCGTGTAAGATCGCCGCCCCAGGCCCGTGTCCAAGTGTCAGCGCAAGCGTATTACCAAGTGTGAGCGTTTCTTCTCGCGCACATTCAGCTGCAAGCTCCGCATCGTTTGCAAGATACACTGTTGTGTTTGGTGCCGCTTTAGCAATGCGAAGAATCTCTGTAACGAACGGCAAACCCTGCCCTTCAAACCCATACGTGTTTGCTCCAAAACGAAAAGAGCTATCAATCGGGCAGGGCAACGCAAGCAACAACGGCGCGCCTGGCCGTGCTGTTAACAACAATTCTGCAAGTGCACTGCCTACGAATTGCGCGGTCAAGCTTGCTTTGTCGGAGCATGCCCCATACGGAACGAGAACGGGATCCCGCGTACAAATGACACGTGTGTTTTGGGGCGTGTAGAGCTTTAGGCTTGTTTGCCCCACGTCACACACATGCATCGTGCAATCTTTGCCAAAAATTGCACGCTTGGCATACGCCGCATAATCCCGCCCCTGCTTTGAGACGTGAAAATGCCAACCAAATTGTTTACGCTGGTGTACAAGCGCTTCACGAAAAAAAGGCAGCAATGCAAGACCCCCGTAAACGCAAACGCTCTTGAAGCCTTGCCGCAAATACGTAGGCACTTGCTGAATCCCGAATGTCTCGTGAATGCACTCAACGGCGCGAAAAACGCGTTGTGCAAGCGCATTTGCAATTTCATGCGGCGTCTGCCCCATAGCTTGCGCTTGGCGCAAGTGGCTTGCGCCCAACGCGCTCCAAAGCGGATTGCCATCGGGTAGCCGCAAATCCCAGACTTGCAACGGTGTTACATCTGGCCGTGAAAGCCGCACAAATCGGTAGGGCACGAAGCTATCCCCAAACCGGCAAAAGTGACGCGTCAAAGTCTTCGCCTAAAAAGCTTGTCGCCTTACGATTGACCTTCGGCATCCATGTCCAGATCGCCGACACATCACCTACATGCTCCACTAAGTTAGGTACGTGAAGCGCATAATGCGGCGTCGCGCTGAAAAGCAAATGCGAGCCAAACAAACAATCTGAACTGTGAGCGCTGCCGCCTTCAAGCATTGCAGGCCCACGTGCTACCAAATACTCCATTGTGCGCCGGGGCCACAGGATCGCTTGACTACCCCAATAACCACGACCATCAGCGCCCATGGTGCTGACCTTGTGCAATTGTGGCGGCATTCCATAAGGACATTCCTTCATATCGAAGAAGCTTGTAAACGCGCAATCGTGCGGCACACCTGTTTGCAGCATGCGCGCAATTGCACCTTTACAGGCCACAACGTCATCCTCGAAGAACAATAAGTGATCACAGGTTACATCGCGTAACGCGAAAGCGAACACCGCGAGAAAGGCCCGCAGATTGCCTCGGGGGTCGCCGCCTAACCGGTGTAGCTGCCAATCGGCATCAAGTACGCGCTGCCCATCAATTGCGTCACCATCGGAAAGCACCCAACGGTGCTGCGGGGCGAAAGCTTCACAGGCCCCAGCCCGATTCAAGGATGCAAGCGTATCCCACAGGTAGGCCTTACTACGGGGACACGTCAAAACAACGACGGTACTGTGCATGGACGGTAACAGTAACCGCCATTACAGGGCCGTGTCTAGGCGCAATTTGCTATTTACGCAGGATGGTATAAGTGCTGTAACCGATAGCCAACCCTGCAAGACTGAAGAACACCACGGTGCCTGCCACGGTGGGCGTCCTGCCGAAAATCTCATCACCAGGAAGCCCCAGCGCGTCGGCGATCTCACTATCCGCCATGCTTGCAATCTCGTTGGCAATCTCGGCTTCGCTCCAATTGCCCAAATACGTATCATCGGCGTGCCCAAGTGAAGCCGCCAAAGGCGCGCCTGCAAACTTAGACAACCCCGGCACAAACTTCATGGTTGCCAACACAGGGCCTAAACCAGGAACCGCCGACGAGGCTGTCAGCTTCAAAGCCAACTTGATGATCGCTGGCAGGTTTGCGCGAATCGTAGCGATGTTGCGAACCCGCAATGCTTGGCAGAAAAGCGGCACAATATCAAAATTCACACCTGCGGAGGCAGCTCCGATGCGCAAAACGCCTTCAGGCGTCGCACAGATAACCTTCCCAAGCCGAATTGCAAACGCAAGCGCCAACTTAAGCGCCAGCTTATGCAGCTGCACCGCAGTTTTTCCAGCTTTCACCACGACCCGTGTACCCGA